TCAGCGCCCGGCCCGGTGCCCGCCCTGGCCGCCCACGCGCCCGCCCCGCCGGCTACCGGCCTGGCCGGCGCGGCGGCAGCCCAGCTCACCGTGACCGCCGCCGCGGCTGCCGGGTCCGCGGCGGCGCCCGCCCCGGTGGTGTCGGCCGCCGCGGCGGTCACCGCCGGCGCCGGCGCCGCGACCGCGACCGGATCGGCGCCGCAGCCCACCGGGCAGACCGCCGTCACCGCCCGGCCCGCCACCGCGCCGGCGGCCGGGCTGGCAGCCGCGCCCCAGACCACCGTCACCGCCACGGCCGGGACCGCTGCCGCCACCGCGAGCGCCCAGCCACCAGGACTGGCTGTCTCCGCCTCCGCCGGGGCGGCGGAGGCAGCCGCTTCGGCCGGCGGCCTGGCCGCCGCGATAACGCTGGCGGCCGGGCCCGCCCAGGCCACCGCCGCCGCGCCGGCCCCGGCAGTGGTCACGGTCACGGCCGGGACCGCCGACCCCGGCCTGGCAGCGGCGGCCGGCACGGCACCGGCGGCCACGGCCGGCGCGTCGCCGGCAGCCGGGCTCGCGACGGCTGCCGGGTCAGCGCCCGGGCCGCTGCCCGCCCGCACCCCGCCCGCCGCGGCCGCCGCCGCGTCAGCGCCGGCACCCGCCCCGGCGATCACCGCCACGCCCGGGCCCGCGACCGCATCAGGGTCCGCGCCGGCCCCGTCCGCCAGCCCCGTCAAGGCCGTCACCCCCGGCCTGGCCGCCGCCGCCGGGTCCGCCGCGCCGCCGCACCCGGCGCTCGCCGCCCGCCCGGCCCCGGCCGCCGCCGAGGCGACCGCGCCGCCGCCGCAGGTCCACATCCTGGCCGCCGGGCAGCTGACCGGGATCACCGCCGGCGCGCCGCACGCCCGCTGGGCCGCCGGCCCGCCGCACCCCGCCGGGCAGCCCGCCGCCGGCGCGCCGCACGCCCGCTGGGCGGCGGGGCAGCCGCACGCGCAGGCGCCCGCCGCGCGGCCGCCGCACCTGCGCTGGGCCGCCGCGGCGCCGCACGCGGAGGCTCCCGCCGCCGGGCCCGCCCGGACCGCGGCCGCCGCCGCGCCGCCCGGCCAGGACCAGCCCGCCGCCGGGCCGCCGCGCGGCCGGTGGGCAGCGGGAGCGCCCCGCGGCCGGTGGGCCGCCCGCGCCCCGCACGGGCAGTGGGCCGCCGCCGAGCCGGCGCCCGCGCCCCGCTTAGTCGTCCGGGTTTCCCTGATGGGGGGCTTAGGGCGGTTCGCCGGCCGGAACGGCGGCGTGCGCGGACGCTGTCCGGCCGGCGAACTTAACCATCGTGACCCGGGAGGGGGGGACCGCGTGTACATCCCGGTCAGCTCGCGGCCCTACATGCTGATCCCGATCGACTCCCCGCCCGGCGTCGACCCGACCACGACGGTGCCCGAGGCGTGCCTGGTGCCCGACGACGGCAGCGAGCCCGACGACGACGACTACGTGACCGGCGCGTGGATCGACGGCGAGGTCGGCCTGCTGGTCGGCACCGGCGGCGACGTGGCCTACCCGGCGGGCGCCTACTTCGCGTGGGCGCGGATCACCATCGGCGCCGAGCGGGTGGTGCTGCCGTCCGGCCGCGTCCGGATCGGCGACACCCGCCCGTGACCCTGGCCGAGGCCGACTGGCGCGAGCACGCCGCCCGGCACTTCGAGCCGCGGCCGCGCCGGTGGGCGTCGCCCGGCGCGCTCGCGGCGGCGCTGGACCCCAACACCGGGACCAGCCCGGCGCTGGCCGCGATCGACCGGGAGCTCGTCGCGCTCGCCGACCATAAGGTGCCCGCCGAGGCGCTGGCCGTGTTCATGCCGCCGCAGGAGGGCAAGAGCCAGCGCTGTTCGCGGTGGCTGCCCATCTGGCTGCTGTCCCACGACCCCAGCCTGCGGATCGCCGTCGTGAGCTATGAGGCGGAGATGGCGGTGCGGTGGGGCCGGCAGATCAAGCGGGACCTGGCGCACGCCGACCGGCGGATCCTCGACGTGCGGATCCAGCCCGACTCGAGCGCGGCCGGGCGGTGGGACACCCCCGAGGGCGGCGGCGTGTACTGCGTCGGCGTCGGCGGCGCGCTGGCCGGCCGGCCCGTGGAGGTGCTGGTCATCGACGACCCGGTCAAGGACCGGGAGGCGGCAGAGTCGGCGCGGCTGCGCGAGGCGAACTGGCAGTGGTGGGAGTCGGTCGCCATCCCGCGGCTGGCGCCGGGCGGGATCGTGGTGCTGGTCCAGACCCGCTGGCACGAGGACGACCTGGCGGGCCGGATCCTGGCCCGGCCGTCGCCGCTGCGCTGGCGGGTGCTGGTGATACCGGCGATCGCCGGGGACCGCGACCCGATCGGCCGCCGCCCCGGGCAGGAGTTCCCGTCGGTGCGCAAGCGGGAGCCCGGCTACTTCGCGCGGCTGCGGGCCGGGATGAGCGCGTACGTGTTTTCCGGCCTGTACCAGCAGAACCCGGTGGCGGTTGAGGGTAACCTGTTCCGCCGGGCCGCGTTCCGCTACTGGCGGGCGCTGCCCGAGATCGGGGATCCCGCCGCGCGGCTGGGGTCGATGGCCGGCGCGTGGATCACCTTGGAGGGCCGGCGCCTCGACCTGGCCGACCCCGCCGTGTGGCGGTTCGCCACCATCGACGTCGCCGCGTCGGAGAAGACGTCGGCGGACTGGACGGTGGTCGCGGTGTGGGCGATCGACCGGGAGGGCAACCTGATCCTGCTGGACCGGCGGCGGGCCCGCATCGAGATGGGCGACCACTTCTCGATGGTCGCCCCGCTGCGGGCGCGGTGGCGGTTCGACGTGTGTTTCGTGGAACGCCAGTTCTACTCCAAGACCCTCGTCGCCGACGCCCGCGCCGCCGGGGTGCCGGTCGCCGAGGTCACCGCCGACACCGACAAGGTCACCCGCGCGATCCCGGCCGCCGGGCGGCTGCACGCGGGCAAGGCGTGGTTCCCGGCCGAGACGTCCGGCTGCACCTGCGGCAACTGCGGCCCGACCGGGGCGTGGCTGGCGGAGTGGTGCGACGAGCTCGCCGCGTTCGACCGCGGCGCCCACGACGACCAGGTGGACACGTTCTCCTACGCGGCGCGGGTCGCGGCCGCGCACTGGTCGCCGGCGCCGCCGCCCGCCCCGGTCAGGCCGGCCAAGCCGGACCAGATCACCACGGCGTACGCGGCGGCCACCGGCGACGGGCACCGCGGCGACGACCTGCTGACGATGCCGCTGGGCTGACCTAGTTAGCGGCGGCGGGCCAGCACGATCACCGCCAGCACCAGGCACACGGCGGCGATCACGGCCAGGCCCGGGACGCCTTCCCGGTAGCCGATCACGAACGCGCCGCCGCCGGCGACCACGATCCAGATCAGCGCCGCGACCGCCGGGCGCAGGTCACGGTTCACCGGTTATCCCCACGACACGCCCCGGGAGGCGCCGGTGGCCACCACCACGACCGACCAGCTGTACGCCCTGCTGCAGGGCGTCAGCAGCCAGCTCGCCGCCGTGGCCGCGCAGGCGGCCGCCAACGGTTCCAAACTCGACACGCTGCTACCGGAAATGAGGCTCGTGATGGCTCTCCAGGATGACCTTGCCGCGGCGACCGTGACGCTGCAGGACGAGACCGCCAGCTTGCAGGACTCCAACACCAAGCTGGCGCAGGTCCTCGCCGACCTGCAGGCCGCCGTCGCCGCGAACGCGCCGGTGGACCCGGCGGTGGTGACCGCGTTCGAGGCGGCGCTGGGCCAGCACCAGACGTCGGTCGACGCGATCGCCGGGCTGGTGCCGCCGGCCGCGGCCCCGGCGGGCCAGCAGGCGGCCCCGGCAGGCCAGCAGCCGGCGGGCACGCCGAACCTGCTGGGCGGGCCCGCGCCGGGCCAGCAGGCGGCGGGCCAGCCGTTGCAGCCGCCCGGGCAGCCGCCGACGGCGTAGCGGGTCATCGCGCCGGGGCGGCCTGCCGGGCGGCGGCCTCGGCGAGCCGGTCGGCCAGCCGGGTGATCGAGAAGATCCGCAGGCCGGCGCCTTCATATCCGCGGTCCCACCGCCAGAACCCGGTCATGGGGTTGAACCAGAAGTAGGCGCGGAACTGGTAGGCGCCGCCCGGGTCGGTGGTGATGTCGAGTTCCAGCCGGCGCCGGTGACGGGGCGACCTCTCGTCGGCCGGGCGGTCGGTTTCGGTGACGGTGTACCCGGCGGCGGCGGCCGCGTCGGTGATGATCTTGACGGTCATCCGCGGGTCGGTGCGGACCCCGGGCCGCGGCGGCCGGGCGGCCGGCTCGGCGGGGGCGGTCAGGCAGTGGCCGGCGCGGGACATCGCTACCACCCGCTGCCGAGGAAGCCGCCGAGCCGCAGCGCGCCGCCGACGTGCAGGTGACCGGGCAGGCCGGTGCCGCTGGCGTGGCCGCTGCCCCGGGCGACGATGTCGGGCATCTGCCCGACCGCCGCGGCGATCTCCGCCGTGGTCGGCCCGCACTCCTCCAGCCAGTGGTCGAGGTCAAGGCCGACGCGGGGGCGCGGTTGCGTGGTGTCGGGCATGGCGGGGGTTCCCTTCCCTGGCGAGCTACCGGACGGGGCGCGCGGGGGACCGGGGCGGGCAGCATCCGCCGCCCCGGCCTGGCCGCGCGCTGCTGCCCGAACCTACCGGAGCCAACGCGCCGGGGTCAACCCGTCACTATCCGCTACGGGGCGGGGGCAGGTACCGGTACGGGAACGGGCAGGCCCGGCCGTGCCCGCACGCCTGCGCGGACAGCACGTACGCCGCCGGGGGGCGGCCGCCGGTCAGCTCCAGCATCAGCTCGGCGGGCGGCTCCTCGCCGGCCGGCAGGTCGAGGTACTGCCACAGCCCGTCGAGCGGCCCGCCGTCCAGCGCGCACACCACCGCCGGGACGCCGGTCCACGGCGGCCACCCCGGCGCGGCCGGCGCCAGCAGCCGGCCCGCCTCGTCGGCCAGCGTGACCAGGGCGCCGTCGGAACCGCGCAGCTCCCACCGCGGCGACCCGGCGCGGCGGATCCAGCCCAGGTCCATGCCCAAGAAGGTAGCCCACGCGGGCCGCCGCCGGAGGTGCGAAGCCCAGTTGCCGCCGTCGATGAACGGGATGCGCGTAGCGCCCGGCAGCGTGCCGACGTCACCCGTCGGCCACCCCGACGTGCTGTGGGGGCTGCCCGGCCAGGGCGGGCTGCTGACCGAGTGGGCCGAGACCGTCCCGGACCTGACCTGGCCCGAATCGGTGCGGACCTACGGGCGGATGCGCCGCGACGCCCGCATCACGTCGGTGCTGTCGGCGTTCTTCCTGCCGATCCTGCGGACCACCTGGGCGGTCGACCCGGAAGGCGTCGACCGGGCCGAGGCCGTCGACCTGGTCGCCACCGACCTGGGGCTGCCGGTGCTGGGCGAGAAGGCGCCGGTCACCGACAGTCCCGTGCGCGGCTTCACCTGGCATGACCACGTGCGGCTGGCGCTGCTCAACCTGGTCTACGGGCACATGCCGTTCGAGCAGTGGTTCGAGGTCCGCGCCGGGCTGACCCACCTGGCCGGGGTGCAGGAACGCCAGCCGCACACCATCGCCATCATCGACATCGCCGACGACGGCCAGGTCCGGCAGGTGTTCCAGAACACCCAGCAGGAGCCGGTCGCCGCGAACCGGCTGCTGTGGTACGCCCACGAGCGGGAGGGCGCCAACTGGGCGGGCGTGTCCATGCTGCGGTCCTGCTACACGCCGTGGATCCTCAAGCACGAGACGCTGCGGGTGCACGCGACGGCGATCCGCCGGTTCGGGATGGGCGTCCCGACCGTGCACGCGCCGCCCGGCGCCACCCCGGCGATGCTCATCGAGGCGCAGCGGCTCGCCGCCGGGATGCGCGTCGGCGACACCGCCGGCGCCGGGCTGCCCGACGGGTTCGACTTCCAGCTCACCGGCCTGACCGGATCGGCGCCCGACGCGATCGGGTTCCTGCAGTACCTCGACCAGCAGATCAGCGGGTCGGCGCTCGCGCAGATCGTCGAGCTGGCGCACGGCACCTACGGGTCGCGGGCGCTCGGCGAGTCGTTCCTCGACCTGTTCCTGCTCGGCCTGCAGGCCGCCGCCGACGCGGTCGGCGACACCGCCACCACCGGCTCCCCGTCGATGCCGGGGCTGGCCCGGTCGCTGGTCGAGTACAACTGGGGCGAGGGCGAGCCGGTGCCCAAGATCGTCGCGACCGACGTCGGCGACCGGCACGAGGTCACCGCCGAGGCGCTGAACCTGCTGGTGCTCGCCGGGGCGCTGACCCCGGACCCCAACCTGGAATCGTTCATCCGCAACGCCTGGGGGCTGCCCGAGCGGGCCGAGGTCAACCCGCCGCCGCCGGCGCCCGGCACCGGGCCCGGCACCACCCCGGCCGGGCCCGGTACCGTCCCCGGTGACGGGCAGCCTACCCCGGCCGCGCCCGGCGGAACAGAGCCCGCCCCACCATCCCCGGGCGGCACGCCCGCCCCGGGCGGCAGCGAGGTCCAGGCGCGCCCCCGCTGGTGGCGCCGGCGGGCCCGCGCGCAGGCGCCGGCCGGGCCGCCGCCGTTCGGGCTGCGCCGCCACCTGACCCCGGTCGAGGCCGCGTCCGGCGCCGACTTCCCCGGCATCCGCGACCAGTTCAACCTGGCCGTCGACCAGCTCGCCGGGCAGTGGGCGGCGGTGCTGCGCACCCAGCGGCAGGACCTGTCCGATCAGGTCAACGCCGCCGTGTCCGATTCGGACCTGGCCGCGCTCGCCGGCCTGGCCGCGCCCGACGGCGGCGGGGAGGCGCTGCTGCGCGAGGCGATGATCACCGCCGCGCACTCCGCGGTCCGCCGGGTCGCCGCCGAGGCCGCGCAGCAGGGGGTCACCATCGACCCGGCGCGCGCCTCGATCGACGAGGCCCGGCTGGTGCAGATCGCGAAAGCCCGCTCGGCGATCATGGGCCAGCGGCTCGCGTCGGCGGCCGCGTCCCGCGCGCTGCGGATCACCGACGCGACCACCACCGGCCCGCAGGCGGCCGGCGACGTGCTGGTCACCCTGCAGGGGCTGTCACCCACCCCGCTGATCGACCAGCTGTCGGCGGCGCTGATGGCCGCGCAGAACCAGGGGCGGCTGTCGGCGCTGGAGGCCGCGCCCGCCGAGGCGACCTACACCGCCAGCGAGATCCTCGACCAGAACACGTGCGAGCCGTGCGCCGCGATCGACGGCACCGACTTCGCCACCCTCGGCGAGGCGGAAGACAACTACGTCAACGGCGGCTACGTCGACTGCGAGGGCGAGCTGCGCTGCCGCGGCACCGTCATCGCCGTGTGGGACCCGTCGGTGACGGTCGACGACGGCAGCGGCCAGGACTACCCCGGTGAGGGCGACCCGGCCGACCTGACCGACCTGACCGGCGACGGGGGCGAGTGATGACCGGCACCGCGTACGCGCAGGGCGACGACGGCGCCGGCTACACCGCCGCCGAGGACCACCCCGACTGCCCGGCGTTCGCGCCGCACGCCACCGTCGACCCCGGCGGGCAGGTGGTGCAGTGCCACGCCGAGCTGGCCGACGCGATCGACCTGGCGTCGACGCTGTCGGCGATGGGCGAGCCCGAGCAGCCCGTCGGGTCAGCGCGCGCCGCGTCGACGGTGGTCCCCGGCGCCGGGCCGCACACGGTGGTGGAGAACCACCCGGACTGCCCGGCGGCCACGCCGCACGGCCTCGTCGACGGCGACGGGCACCTGCTGGCCTGCCACAAGACCAAGGAAGAAGCGCAGGACATCGCGCTGCACCTGGACATCGGCGACGCCTCCCCGGCGCCGGAGGTGCCCGGCGCGCTGCCCGACAGCCCCGCCGTCACCGCCGCCACGCCCGCCGCCACGCCCGTCTCCACCGGCGCGGCGACCGGGCACTGGGATGACGTCGAGCTGATCGCCGCCGGGGAGTGGGAGCTGTCCACCGGCCTGGCGTCGTTCACCACCGGCGACCTGCAGTCGGCGGTCGCCGCGGCGCAGTGCCCGTCGGTCGGCTGGCCGGTGATCAAGCTCGGCCACAGCGACCCCCGCTTCGACTTCGACGGCGAGCCCGCCATCGGGTCGGTGGTCAACCTGCGGCTGAACGACCCGCAGACCAAGATCCTCGGCGACTACGCCGGGATGCCCGACTGGCTCGGCGGCATCCTGCCGTCCGCCTACCCCAAGCGGTCGGTGGAGGGCTGCTGGAACTTCATCTGCCAGCAGGGCCACACCCACCCGTTCGTGATCACCGCCGTCGCCCTGCTCGGGGTGACCCCGCCCGGGGTCGGCACCATCGCCGGCCTCAACGACATCGCCGCCCTGTACGGCATCGCCCTGCCCGCCGCGCCCGAGCCGGCCGAGGCCGCCGCCCGGTTCACCCTCGACCTTCCCCCGGGAGGACTTATGCCATCGCCGCCGGGCAGCACGCCCCTGCTCCGCGCCGCCGGGACCGCCACCACCATCGACGACGTGCGCCGCGCGTTCTACGAGGCCGCGCCCTGGTCCCAGTGGATCATCGAACTGCAGCTGGACCCGCCGACGCTGATCGTGTCCGACGACGCCGACGGCACCCTGTACAAGGTCCCGGTCGTGCTCGACGCCAAGGCGCCCGGCACGGTCAGTTTCGGGCCGCAGACCGCCGTGCTGGTGCAGTACATCGACGCGCCGCCCGGGCAGGTCGAGCAGGCCAAGGGCGGCGCCGGGCGGCGGGTCGCCGCCGCGTGGGCCAGCCGGGCCGCGTCGGCCGCCGGGATCCGCGCCGCGTCCACCGGCGCGTGGGACGGGCAGCAGGCGCAGACCAACCTCGGCGAGGACCCGTCGACGTCGGCGATCAAGGCGCTGTACGCGCTGCCCGCCGACACCAAGACCGCCTCCAAGCTGCCGCACCACGAGGTCAGCAGCGACGGGAAGGTCGGCGAGGCGAACCTGGCCGCCTGCTCGGCGGCGATCGGCGCGCTCAACGGCGGCCGCGGCGGCCTGGCGGGCGTCTCCGCCGACGACAAGAAGATGGCCTACAACCACCTGGCCAAGCACATCACCGACGCCGGGAACGAGGCCCCCGAGTACACCGGGTCCGCGGCGGCGGCGGCGCGGCTGGACCGGCTGCTGGCGATCCGGGCGGCGGTCGGCGACACCGACGCCGACGACAACGTGAACATGCTCATCGCCAGCCTCGACGCGGTGCTCGACGAGGCGTCCGACCTGGGCGCCACCGTCGACCGCAAGGCGGTGCCCGAGGCGGCCGGGCAGGCGCTGGACATGATCACCGCCGCCGAGTCGATCGTCGACCAGCTGATGGACATGCTCGGCATCTACGACCCCGACGACGCCCCCGGCGAGGTGGCCGCCGCGGTCGCCAGCCGCGCGTATGCGGGCGCGCAGACCCACGGGCCGTTCGACGGCGAGCACACCCACCCGCACTCGGCGTTCGGCAGCCAGGGCGGCGACATGACCCACGCCCACGTGCACGCCCACACCAACGACGGGGTGCACAACCACGTGCACGACCCGATGTCAGCCGCCCCCACGGCGGCCAGTCAGAAGGGAGCCGAGGTGGACTTCACCACGGACCAGATGGCCGCGATCCGCTCGCGGCTGGGCAAGAAGGACGGCGAGGAGGTGACCGCGGCCGAGCTCGCGGCGGCGCTGGCCGCGCCGCCGGCGCCCGTGTTCGACCCGGCGCAGGCCGCCGCCGGCGACGGCGACGGCGGGCCGGTGACGCCGCCGATCAGCGAGGGCACCTACCTGGTCGACTCGGAGATCCTGCGGGACTACCAGCAGCGGGCCCTGGCCGGCGACGCGGCGGTCCGGCAGCTGCGCGTCGACGAGCGCGACCACGTGCTCGCCGCCGCGATCCGGGTCGGCAAGTTCCCGCAGGCCCGCCTCGACCACTACAAGCAGCTGTGGGACAAGGACCCGGAGGGCACCCGCGCGCACGTCGACGCGCTCGCCGCCGGGCTGGTCCCGGTCGGCACCGGCCCCCACGGTCAGCCCGGCTACGACCCCGACATGCCCGGCGACTTCGAGCAGCAGTCGGCCTACGCCACCCTGTACCCGGAGGACGTCCGCGGCGGCGTCTCGCACGCGCCGGGCGTGAGGGGCGGTGGCGGTCGTGCCTGACTTTGCCAGCACCTACGGGCGGCCGCAGAACGTCACCTTCACCGCCGGGGCGGTGATCACCGGCGGGCAGGCGGTCGGCCTGGCCGGCGGCGACATGACGGTGCAGCCCACCGCCGCCAACGCGGCCAACTTCATCGGGTTCGCCGGGCATGACGCCGCGCAGGGCGCCGCGCTGACCGTGCTGATGGGCAGCGGCTGCGTCTACGACGCGACCGCCAGCGGCGCGATCGTGGCCGGCGCCCCGGTCCAGGCCGGCGCCGCCGGCGTGGTCACGGCCGTCGCCACCGGGGTCCGCATGGGCATCGCGCTCAAGGCGGCGGCGAATAACGTCTGCCGGATCAAGACCGAGGTGTGACCGGTGCCCGACTACACCGCGACCTACCTGCCCGGCGGGCTGTTCCCCTCGCTGGCCGCCGGGCCGATCACCGGCGGCGACCCGCTCGAGGTGGCCGCCGCCGGGCAGGTCCAGAAGTGCGCGACGGGCAACAGCCCCAAGTTCGTCGGGATGGCCGCGCACGACTCGGCCGCCGGGCAGCGGATCAGCGTGATCGCCGCCCACGCGGTGCACGACGGGCCCGCCGACGGGCCCATCGCCGCCGGTGACCTGCTCGGCGCCTCCGCCGTGGCGGGCCGCGCCGTCCGCACCATCGCCGCCGCCGGGGTCCTCGGCAACCAGGACGTCGGCGCCGCCCCGACCCAGACCACGATCAACACCGCGGTGAACGCGGTCGTCGCGGCGGTCAACGCCGGCGGCGCCCGCCGGATCGGGCTGGCGCTGACCGGCGCCGCCGACGGGGCGACCGTCCGCTGGATGCAGCTGTAAGGCCGCCCGGTGCCCGACTACTCGCCGGTGTTCCTGCCGGGCCTGACCATGACGTCGGTGGCGGCCGGGGCGATCACCGGCGGCGATCCGGTCGAGGTCGCCGGGTCGGGCACGGTCCAGAAGTGCACCGCCGGGCCGTCCGGGCTCGGCTCCGCCCGCTACGTCGGCGTCGCGCTGATGGACACCGCGCCCGGCCTGCAGCTGACCGTGGTCATCGACCGGGTCGTGCACCAGGGCAACGCCGACGGGGCGATCACCGCCGGCGATCAGCTCATGGCGTCGGCGAAAGCCGGCTGCCAGGTCCGGACCGTGCCCGCCACCGCGACGGTCCCCGGCAAGACCGACGTCGACCAGGCCCGCGTGATCATCGGGCTCGCGTTGACCTCCGCCCCGGACGGCATCCCCGTCCGGTGGATGCAAACCTGACCCACCAAGCACCGGGGCCGCGCCGCGGCCGCGGGACCCGTAGCAGCCCCCCACCGCGCCGGGGGTCGGCACGCACCCCAGTGAAAGGACTGACGGGCCATGCCGCACATCTACCCTCCGGCACCGCCGACCCTGACCGGCGACATCCTGACCATCAGCAGGTTTCTCAACTCCCCTGCCCTGGTCCAGCGGCGCCTCCGCACCATCGCCGAGGCCCGGTTCATCGCCGACTCCATCCTGCAGGGCCGGTACGAAACCAGCGGCGGCGCGCTGCTGTACGAGCAGACCGAGTCGATCTACACCGCCAAGCCGCCCGAGGCGGTTAACGCGGGCGCCGAGTACCCGCGGTCGCCCGCCGCGCCCGGCCCGGCCGCGCTGGCAGCGGTCACCAAATGGGGCCAGGACGTCCCGGTGACCGACGAGCACATCCACCGGTACGGCCGCCGCGCCGTCGACGTGGCGCTGCTGAAGATCACGAACTACCTGGTCCGGCAGGTCGACACGACCGCGATGACGCTGCTCGGCGCCGCGGTGCCGGTCGGCAACCAGATCACCCAGGTCGGCGCGTGGAATACCCCCGCCACCAGCAACATCCTGCTGGACCTGATGACCGCCAAGGCGAAGGTCGAGTCCTACGACCAGGGCTACCAGGCCGACACGATCGTGACGACCGACCTGGGCAAGGCGCGCATTATCGCCGACCGGAACATCATCGCCGGGCTGGCCCGCGAGGCCGGCGGCGGGGTGGGCAACGCCACCGTCACCGCGACCGGCGACGTGGAGGAGATCGGCGGCCTGCGGATCTTCGCCACCAACAACATCCCGACCCTGTCCACGTTCTTCGCGTTCGTGCTCGACTCCACCCTGCTCGGCGGGCTGGCGTTCGAGCGGCTGGAGTCCCCCGAGTACGCGGGCGACCCCGCCAACGGCGTCGAGAGCTGGACCCGCCGCGACCCGTCGGCGAACGACCAGTGGCTCATCCGCGGCCGCCGCCCGGTCGTCCCGATCATCCAGGAGCCCAACGCGATCGCCGCGATCAGCGGCACGACCGGCCAGTAGCCCGCACACCGCCGGCCAGGCAAGGCCGCGGCAGACCACTACCAGGAGGATCCCCATGCCGATCCAGGATCAGGCCGTGTGGGCGAGCGTGAACGTCCCGCACCCCGAGAAGGGCAGCGTCAACTACAAGCGGGGCGAGCTGCTGCCCGACCCGGCCAGCGACGAGGAGGCGGCGGCCCGGTCGCTGCTGCGGCTGGGCGGCGCGCTGCGCACCGTCGAGGTCGTCTACACCCCCGAGGAACTGGCCAGCCAGGCGACCGCCCGGGCCGAGCTGGCCGCCACCGCGTCGGCCGCGTACGAGCCGGACCCGCAGGCCGGCGAGCACCCGCCGACGCTGACCTCCACGCACGGCAGCCCGGTCGTCATCGGGCCGCCGGGCGGGCGTGAAGGCGTCCGCGACGATGACACCGCCGCGCCGCCGTACGCCAACGAGCCCGGCGCGGCCGCCGCGGAGCTGGCCGGCACCCCCGTCGCGCAGCCGGTGGTGACCCCGCCCGGCGGCGAGCACGGCGACGAGCACGGCGAGCCGGCCGGCGGCCAGGCCGGCGACGAGGCCGGCGAGCAGGCCGACGGCGAGGGCGAGCCCGGGCCGGCGGTGATGGCCCCGGGCGGCGTGGCGCCGCGGCGGCCGGCGCCGAACGCGTCCAAGACCGCCTGGGTGGAGTACGCCGTGGCCAGCGGCCAGGCGGACCGGGGCGTCGCCGAGTCGATGAGCCGCGACCAGCTTGCCGCCCAGTTCGGCCGGTAGCCCGCGATGACGGCGACGCTGGCCGACCAGGCGATGATGCCGCTGACGGTCACCACCAACGGCACCCCGGCGGCCTACGGCACGTTCGACGTGCTGCCCGCCGCGACCACCGCCGCCGACCAGGCGGTCCGCGCGACGCTGCGGGCCTGCGGCGCGCTGCGGCCGGTGATGGCGGCGGGCAGCGCCGCCGACTTCACCGCCGCGGCGCTCGCCCTCGGCGGCGCCGCGTCCGCCCGCGAGGCCGAGAAGAAGGCGGGCCACCCGGCGGCGGGCAAGCCGGTCGTGCAGGGCCCGGGCGGGGACGTCCCCGTCGTGGCGAACTACTAAGGAGGTCCTGGCAATGGCCGAGGCGTGGGCGCCGGCGCTGGACGACGTGGCCCGGCACATCCCGACCCGCACCCGCGACACCAAGACCCCCGGCTCCGACGCGCTGCTCGGCACGTTCACCGCCAGCACCACCCCGGACAACGCCGCCGCCCAGGCGGTCATCGACGGCGCGGTGCAGTTCATCTTGTCGGAGACCGGGCCGCTGGATGAGACCGAGGCGGGGCTGCTGACCGCCGCCCGCGCCGCAGCGGAGTGGCGCGCGGCCGCCGACATCGAGCTCGCCTACCCCAACCGCGACGCCGACGTCGCCGTCTACGCCGAGCTGGACCAGCGGGCCAAGGACTCGATGGCCCAGCTGGTGCACCTGCTGGAGGCACTGGGCGAGGGGTTCGTCGAGCAGGTGCCGTTCTGGTCGGCGCCGAACCCGCCGGTCTACGCCGACAAGGACCCCGGCGACTACACGCTGCCGCTGGCGATCTACTTCGGCGGGATCGACCAGGGCCCGCTGTGACCTGGGCCGCCAAACCCCGCCACCGCCGCCGCCGCGCCGCCCGCCGCCGCCGCCGTCCCGCCCACCGGGCCCGGGTGCAGCACCGGCGCGCCCGGGTGCAGCACCACCGTGTCAGGCACCGCCGCCGGGTACCCGCGCACCATCGCGCTGCCCGGCACCGCGCCCGCCGCCCGGCCCGCCGCGCCGCCCGGCCCCGCCGCGCCCACGCCACGGGGGCGCAGGTCCGGGCCGCGATCGCCGCGCACCACGCCGCGGCGCTGGCCCGCGGCACCGCCCGGCCGCCGAAGGCCCGGCCGCTGCACCTGCCCCCGGTCCGCGTCAAGGCCCGCCGTCCCCGGCATCCCGCCGTCGCCCGCGTCAAGGCCCGCCGCCCGGTGCTGCGCGTCGTCCACGTCAAGGCCCGGCGCCCGAGATAGGAACCCGGCCCGGAGGAGGTTGGCATGTTCGCTGTCGTCGCGTTCATCTGCGGAGTGGTCGCTGCCGTTTTCAGGCTGACGAACACGCACGCCAGCGCCCAGATATGGCTGCTGATCATCGGGCTGATAGCGGTGGCGGTGGAGGTGGCGTGGGGCTGGCACCGGGGCGGCTACTACCGGTCGCCGCGGGTGTAGCCCGGCGGGCTACGCCCGGCCGCCGCCTGCCGCGCGGCCGTCACCGAGACAGGAGACCCACCGTGAGCATCGAGATCGTCTGGGACGACGCCGCGATCAGGCTGTCGGCGACGAGCGCGGGCGGCGCGGTCGCGCAGGGCATGGAGCTGCTGGCCGGGCAGCTGGTCAACGAGATGAAGCGCCGCTGCCCGGTCGCGCCGGCCGACCGGCCCGCGACCCGCCGCTGGCCAGCCCGCAGGTCCGGCACCCTGCGGTCCTCGATCCGCCGGCTGCGGCTGCCGGACGGCGGCTACATCGTCGGCCCGACCGACCGCACCGCCTCGGGGGAGTTCCTCGGCCCGATGATCGAGCTGGGCACCGGCCCGCACAGCATTGACGCGCTCGGCCCGTGGTCGCTGCGCAACGCGGTCACCGGCCAGTATTTCGGCCCGCACGTCGACCATCCGGGCACCGCGGCGCACCCGTTCATCGCGCCGGCCGCGGAGGCGCTGAACGGCCGCCGCATCGTCATCCGCTGACCGGGAGGGGCCGTGGCTGTCGCCGCCGAGACCGCGATCCGCGCGTGGATCAACGCCCGGGCCGACCTGACCGCCGCCGGGGGGCCGCTGGCGCTCGGCGCCTACCTCAACGGCCGCCAGCCGCGGTCCCCGGCGGCCGGCGCGTACGCGCTGCTGATCCGCGAGCCCGGCCAGTCGTCGGTCGGGGTCGTCGCCGAGGCGATCGACCCGTCGACGGCGCGGATCACCGCCCACGTGTACGCCGGGACGATCGAGGCGGCCGAGGCGGGCGCGACCGCGCTGGCCAACGCCTGGCAGACCCTGGGCGGCAGCCCGGAGCCGTGCGGCGGCACCGGCGTCACGGTGCTGGTCGCCGGCAACTTCTCCGACCCGTCCTACGTGCCGATGCCGGCGACCGGCGGCGAGCAGCACTGCTTTTCGACCAGCGCCGACTTCCTGCTGCTCAGCCAGGTGTGGTAACGGGGGACCATGAGGGCACGCCTGGCGATCGCCGCCCTGGCCGCCGCCGCCGCGGCCGGCTGCACCAGCACCGCCGGCTCCGCGCCGGCACCGTCGGAATCGCTGGTGTCCCCGGCCGCGGCGGCCCCGCCGCTGACCCGCGTGCACAACCCCGGCGACGTCACCGGCACCCTCGGCGAACCCGCCAGGGGGCACTGGTGCCACGCCAGCGCCGGCGGCGAGCTGCCCGACCCGGCCTGCACCCCCGGCTCCATCGACCCGGCCGTCACCGCCGCCGTGCTGTGCGCCAAGGGATACACCACCCGCACCTACCGGCCGTCGTCGTCGGAGACGACCCGGTTCAAGTACCAGCAGGCATATCCCGCCTACGGCCTCGCGCCGGACACCAAGACCGAGCTGGACCACCTGGTGTCCCTGCAGCTCGGCGGGTCCAACGACGCGACGAACCTGTGGCCCGAGCCGCCGCCGACGCCGAACCCCAAGGACCAGGCCGAGAATGCCCTGCACGCCTGGGTGTGCGGGTGCGTCAAAGCGGTGGCCGAGGGCGAGCTGTCCGCCGGGTGCCGGACCCCGGCCGACGCGCAGGACCGCCTCGAATCCGCGCAGCAGGCGATCGCCGCGGACTGGATCACCGCCCTGGACGTCCTCGGCATCCCGCCCGCTAAGCCGAGGCCGGCCCGGTCGTAGGGGGGCAGCCGGCGCCCGATCTAGCCTCCGCGCCCGTCACCTTCCCCGGCCTGGCGGCCGACCCCAGCTAGGCAACGCCAAGTGCGGCCGCACTTCGGCGCGCCGGGCACTTCGGCGGGCGGCCCGGCGCCCCGCCTGCTGGCCCGGGCTGCCCGTCACTCGTTATCCGCCCGCCGCCGACAGGCCCCGGCACTGGCGGACGCACCAGACCGCCGGCCCGGTGGCCGGCTACCCGGGGGCTATTCAACCACGAGGGAGCGCCATGACCGCCCTGACCCCGACGCCAGTCGCCCGGCTGGCCGGCACCGACATCAGCGCCGGCATGGTGCCCGCGACCAACGGCGACACGCTGCCCGCGTCGGTCGCCACCTACCTGCACGTCAAGAACGCCAGCGGCGCCGCGGTCACCGTCACGGTCACCCCCGCCGCCGGCAGCGGCCCGCTCGGCACCACCATCGCGCCGATCGCGCTGACCCCGCCGGTCGCCGCGACCACCGGCGACATGATCTACGGGCCGTTCCCGGCCTCCCCGTTCGGCGACCAGAACGGGCTGGTCAACCTGTCCTACAGCGCGACCGCGTCGGTCACGGTCAAGGCGCTTTCCATCGCGCAGAACTGAGGAGGACCCGATGCCGCCACGCAGCCGGCCCGCCACCGCGGCCGCCACCGAGCCGCCGCCGCCGCCGCCGGATTCCATCGAGCCGCCCTACTACGAGGCGACCGACGACCTGTACGTGTGGAACCCGGAGTCCGGCGCCGTGCCGCAGCTCGCCTACCGGGCCGGGGACCGGGTGGTGCCGGACGTGGTCGAGCCGAACGGCTGGCAGGGCAAGGTCCGCGTGCCTGACCAGTTCGCCGGCCAGCTGTCCCCGCCTGAGCCGCCCGCCCCCGATCAGCCCGATCAGGACGCGCCCGGCGGGCCCGCCCCGGCTGCACCGCCGTCCGGCCCCGCCGCGACCCCCGGCGCCGGCGGCGGCGTCGGCACCGGCGAGGGAGCCACCGGCACCGGCGAAGGAGCCGGCGGCGGCACCTGACACCACCTTCTGGGGCCACCGCGCCGGCCTCACCCCCCGCAAATGAACACCGCCGCGCCGGCCCGGCGCGCACGTGAGGAGTGAGCTATGGCACGCGGCAACCCCCAGGCACTAGCGCTGGGCCCCGGCTACCTGTACGCGGCCCCGATCGGCACCCCCGAGTTCGCCGACCTGACAACGCCCTGGCTGACCGTCTCGGCGGCCTGGCTGGCGCTGGGCTACACCGAGACCGGCAGCGAGTTCGACTACGCGCTGGCGACCGGCGACGTGACGGTCGCCGAGGAGCTCGACCCGGTGCAGATCGCCACCACCGGCCGCACGTCGTCGGTGATCTTCAACCTGTCCCAGCTGACCGCCACGAACCTGAAACTGGCGATGAACGGCGGGGTGATCACCACCGGCACCGGCACCGTCACGATCGAGCCGCCCGACCTGGGCACCGAGGTCCGCACCATGATCGGGTTCGAGTCCGAGGACCACACCGAGCGGTGGCTGTGGCGGCAGTGCTTCCAGTCCGGCACGATGAAGATCGTCCGGCAGAAGGGCAACGCCAACGCGACGATCGCGACGACGTTCAGCCTGGAGAAGCCGGCCACCGGCGCGCGGCTGTTCAAGGCCATGCTGGCGACCCCGCAGCGGTCCTGATGACGGCCTGGCAGCCGCCGCCGCGGTCGATGCTGACCGGGCACCGGGTGCCCGCCGCCGACGGGCGGGCGCCGATCCCGACCCGCGAGTTCCCGCCGTGGTGGTGGCCGCTGGAGCTGTTCGCCCGGGTCCAGGCCCGCGCGGCGGCGGCGCTGCCGCCCCGGCTGCGCGACGGCTACCGGTGACGGCCAGGCGGACGGTGTCGGCGGCGGGACTGCCGTCGGCGGCCGGGAAGAGCAGGCCGGACTGCCGGTGCGGGCACCTTCACGCCGCGCACCAGCACTACCGGGACCGGACCGACTGCTCGCACTGCCTGTGCCCGGACTACCGGCCGCCGCGGCGGATCTGGCGGTGGCAGCTGGTGCCGCCGCGCACCTGGCCGGAGCGCCCCGAGCGCACGTCCACACCGTTATCCACACCTGGGGAAAGGAACCGCGCCCATGCCCCCCAAGCGCCAATATTCCTCCGCGTCGCCGGACGACGCGCAGTCCACCGACGGCATCGAGTTCGAGCTGGACGGGGTGACGTTCACCTGCCACGGCCGGATCTCCGCGTTCGACCTGGCCGAGTTCGCCGGGCCGATCGCCGACGCCGGCACCGCGTCGGAGACGACCGATCCCAGCGTGCTGCGGATCTTGTCCGACTTCCTGCGCACCATCCTCGGCGACGCGACCTACCGGCAGCTCACCGCCCACCGGCGGGCGCACAACACCCCCGACGACGTGGTGCAGCAGATCCTGTTCGACGTCATCGAGGACTCCAGCAACCGCCCTACCACAGCGCCATCGCCTTCGCCGGCTGGGCCGCCAGCTCCCGGTACTGCGCCGGCCGGCTCGCCCTCGCCGGCTTTGGCGGCGGCGCCCGCCCCGGTCCCGGACCCGGCCCCGGCGCCGGACCAGGCGGACCAGGACCAGGCGGCGGTGCCCGACTGGCCGCCGGCCGAGGACCTGGCGCTGCTGGCACAGCTCGGCGACGTGTCGTTCGCGGCTCCGCCGCCGCCGGGAACGGAGCCGCCGCCGGATCCGCGGCCGCGGAACGTGACCCTGAGCTTCGCCCACCCGGAGCGGCCGCCGGTGATCGAGGACGCGGACCCGGCCGGCTAGCGGCCTGGCTGGACGCGGTCGAGGCGATCTGGACCGACGAGGCCCGCGCCCGGGCCGAGCTGCGGCTGCTGACGGTGATCGCGGGCCGGCTGGGCTGGGAGGGCGCCGCCGACTGGGACGACCCGGCCGACGTGCTGGAGGAGGAGACCGAGCCGGCGCGGGCCGCTGACCCGGCGGCGCGCGCCGCGCAGGTCGCCGCGTTCATCGCCGCGGCGGGCGGCGACCAAGGGTTAGGGGGCGCGCGTGGCCGGCTTCGCCGAGCTGTTCGCCACCCTGCAGCTGCGCATCGACAAGCCCGCCGCCGAGAAGGCGATGCGGGAGGCGGTGTCCGGCCGGGCCAGCGCGGACGCCGGGAAGGCCGCCGGCACGCAGTTCAGCGGCGGGTTCGCCAAGGAGGCCGAGACCCGCGCCAAGACCGTCGCCGGGAAGCTGGTATCCACCACCGAGGCCAAGGCCGAGGGCGAGAAGGCCGGCAAGGCGCTCGGCGAGGGCATCGCCGCCAAGGCCGGCGCCGAGGCCAAGGCCGCCGGGGAGAAGGGCGGCAGGGAATACTCCGAGGGGTTCCGCGACACCGCCGGCGAGGCGATCGGGTCGCTGAAGGGGATGCTGTTCGGCGCGCTGGCCGCCGGCGGCGCCGTCGAGCTGTTCAAGGGGCTGATCGAGGGCGGCGAGACCGCCGAGCGGACCGCGAAGATCGTTGAGCAGGCGATCCGGTCGACCGGCGGCGCGGCGCGGGTCAGCGCCGACGATATCGACAAGCTGGCGGCCAGCGAGTCCAGCCGCAACGCCGTCGACAAGCTGTCGATCGAGCAGGCGTCGACGATGCTGCTGCGGTTCACCGACGTGCGCAACGAGGTCGGCAAGGGCAACGACGTTTTCAACCGGGCCAGCCAGGCCGCCATCGACCTGACCGCCGCGATGCACGGCGGGGTCGTCTCGGCGGGGTCGCTGTCGCAGACCACCAAGGCGCTAGGCAAGGCCCTCGACGACCCGGCCAAGGGGATGACGGCGCTGCGCCGGTTCGGCGTCGTGCTGACCGCCCAGCAGCAGGACCAGGTCAAAGCGTTCACCAAGAGCGGTGACACGCTGAAGGCGCAGAAGGTCATCCTCGACGCGCTCGGCAAGTCCTACGGCGGCACCGCGGCCGCCGCGGCGACCCCGATGGCGCGGCTCCAGGTCACCCTGCACAGCCTGGAGGAGGAGGTCGGGCAGAAGCTGCTGCCCGCGTTCAACGGGCTGATCGGGCTGCTGGCCAAGATGGTCGGGCCGCTGGCGGCGGTGATCGGCTGGTTCACCGGCGGGAGCAAGGCCGCCGACCTGCTGCGCTGGGCGATCCTGGCGATCGGCGGCGGGCTGCTGGTGTACACCGCCTACGTCAAGGTCGCCAAGCTGGCCACCGATGCGTGGAAGTTCGCGCAGGCGGCGCTCAACCTCGAGCTGGACGCCAACCCGATCGGGCTGATCATCGCGGCGATCGCCGCGCTGGTCATCGGGCTGATCTACGCCTACCAGCACAGCAAGGCGTTCCGCGACGTGGTGCACGACATGTGGGACGTGCTGCGGGCCGCGGCGGCGTGGATCGCGTCGGCGTGGATGGCGACCTGGCACGCGCTCGACGCCGCCTACCAGGCGACCTACAACTGGCTGCGGGCCAACTGGCCGCTGGTGCTCGGCATCCTGACCGGCCCGGTCGGCCTGGCCGTGGTGCTGATCGCCAAGCACTGGGCCACCATCCGGGCCGGCGCGGCGGCGCTGCTCGGCTGGTTCCACCAGATATTCGGCACCGACCTGGCCAACTTCTTCACCAAGACCGTCCCCGCGATCTGGGACCGGTTCTGGGCGGCGACCGTGACCCGGCTGTGGAACCGGTGGCGGGCCGGGTGGCGCGCCGAGCTGGCCTGGATCCACCAGGTGTTCTACACCGACGTGCTGGGGTTCTTCACCCGCACGCTGCCGGGAGTGTGGGACCGGGCGATCGGGCTGGCCCGCTCCCGGCTGTGGCAGCCGTTCACCAGCGGGCTGCAGGGCTTGCTCAACTGGATCCACCAGGTGTTCGGCACCGACGTCGCCAACTTCTTCACCCGCACGCTGCCCGCCGTCTTCCAGACCTCGGTGGCGGCCATCGGCCGCTGGTGGAACAACCTGCAGAACACCGTCGCCTCGCCGGTGCGGTGGGTGATCAACACCGTGCTGGACGGGCTGATCGGCGCGTTCGACTGGATCACCTCCCACGTCGGGCTGGGGTCGCCGATCAAGAAGATCAGCGCCGGGTTCGCCGGCGGCGGCCGGATCACGGCCGGCACGACGCCGACGGCCGACGACGTGCTGGTGCGGGTCTCCCGCGACGAGACCATCGTGAGCGCCGACCACTCCCGGGTGCTGGCCGGCGCGTTCGCCGCGGTCGGGGTGCCCGGCTACCAGGGCGGCGGGGTGCCGCACCGCACCGGCCAGGCCCCGCCGAACCCCGGCGGCGGCGGCGGCCTGTTCAGCGGGATCACGCACCTGGCCGCCCACGCCGCCAGCAGCGTCGCCCACGCCGCGACCAGCGCGGCCGGGGCGGTCGCGCACACCGTCACCGGCGTGGTCGACAAGGCGCTGGACGTCGCCAAGCTCACCGCCGCGTTCGCCACCGGGAACCGGACGGCGTTCGTCAACGCGTTCGCCGACTTCACCCACATGGGCAGCGGCGGCGCCGAGAAGGGCAAGCTGCTCGACCAGATCCTGCTGCAGATCCCCAAGGAGCTGATCGGCAAGCTGATCGACTGGATCATGGGCCGGTCGGGGGGCAGCGGGTCGGGCGCCGACATCGCCAACTATGCCGCCACGTTCATCGGGAAAATCCCGTACACCTGGGGGGGCACGTCGCTGAGCGGCTGCGACTGCTCGGGGTTCACGCAGGCGATTTACAACCACTTCGGGATCCACGCGCCGCGCACCAGCGAGGCGCAGGGCGCGTGGGTCAAGCGCGGCGCGCCGGAGACCGGCGGGCTGGCGTTCTACCACAGCCCGGCCGGCGGCCCCGACCCCGGGCACGTGGCGATCGTCAAGAACGCGGCGATGGTCATCAGCCAGGGCGGCGGGATGGGCCCGCAGCTGATGGGCATCAACGACATGCCGCTGCTGTGGACCGGCACCCCGCCCAGCGGGTTCGGCGGCGCCGTCAGCGGCACGGTCGGGCAGTGGATCAGCACCGCACTCGCGCTGGCCGGGGAACCGGCCTCCTGGGCGAGCCTGATGGGCATCCTGGTCGGCAAGGAGTCCGGCGGCAACGCCCGCGCGGAGAACCCGATCTCGGTGCTGGGCCAGCACGCCGAGGGCGTCGCGCAGATGCTCCCCGCCACGTTCCTGCAGTACGCGCTGGCCGGGCACGGCGACATCTGGAACCCGGTCGACAACCTGGCTTCCGCGGCCCGCTACATCGCCGCGATCTACCGCAGCCCGTCGGCGATCTCCGGGCTGACCAGCGGCACCTACTACGGCTATGCCAACGGCGGGCCGGTCAGCGAGCCGGTCAGCGGGATCGGCGCGCTGAGCGGCAAGCTGTACCGGTTCGGCGAGTCCGGCACCGAGTGGGTCGTCCCGGACCGGCCCGGCAGCGGCGACGGCGGCGGGCAGGCGCCGCTGATCGGCTCCTACCACACCAACTACTACGGCACCGGCGACGCGGCCGCCGCCATGCGGGAGCTGGCGTTCACGCTGCGGAAGGCCAGGATGGGCGCGTTCTCCCGCCCGTGAGGAGGCAGGCGTGGCGACGGTGCTGGCGGACGGGCAGTACGAGCTCGACGGCGCGCTGCTGATCGGCAACGGCACCCTGATCAGGGTCCAGCAGACCGCGTTCGACCAGTCCGCCGGCATCGCCGCCCAGGACACCCCGGTCGTGCAGGGCGACGGGCTGCGGATGGGCGCTGACACCCTCGGCGCCATGACGATCAGCCTGACCGGGATCATCACCGCCGGGAACGGGCAGGCCGGCCTGGCGCTCGACACCTACGAGCAGCTGGCCGCCGCCTGGCTGAACGAGCAGGTCCGCGCGGTGCCCGGCGCCTACTCCACGCTGCGGCTCCGCTACCCCGGCAGCCCCGGCACCCGCGCCGTGTTCGGCCGCGGCCGCAAGATCGCCCCGGTCCTCGGGCAGGTCCGGCAGGGGCTGATCGGCTGGACCGCGGATTTCGACTGCGCCAGCCCGTACTTCTACGCCGACGGCGACTCGACGGTGATCCTGACCCTGGTCCCCTCCGATATCGCCGGGGTGGTGCTGCTGCGCAACCGCTGCCTCAACCAGACGTTCGACACAGGCGTTGCCAACTGGGCCCCGGTGAACTGCTCGACGGCGTGGGACGGCGCGCAGGGCCACACCGCGCCCGGGTCGATGCGGGTCACCCCGGCCGGCGGGACCGCCGGCGTGTACGTGGCGATGGGCATCGACGGCGGCGCCGCGGTCAGCACGACCCGCGCCGAGACGATGGGGCTGTGGGTGTACGCGGCCGGCACGCTGTCGGTGCCGGTGTCCTGCCAGATCGCCTGGCTGAACGCCGGCGGCGCGGTGATCTCGGCCAGCGCCGGGCCGGCGGTCGTCCCGGCGGCGGGCACCTGGACGCCGCTGACCGCGCCAGGCGTGCCGCCGGCGGGCACGATCACCGCCAGCCCCCGGCTGGTCTACTCCGGCACCCCCGCCGCCGGCGACGTGGCGTGGGTCGACGACGCCGGGTTCATCGACAACATCGGCGGTTTCGCGCCGCCCGCCACCCCGCCGACCGTGCTGGGCGGCACGTCCGACACCGCCAACGCGGCCGCCAACCCGGGCGTGCGGGCCGCCTGGCCGGTGTTCACCTTCGCCGGGCCGGTCACCAACCCGCAGGTGAGCTACCCGCTGGCCGGCAAGTGGCTGCAGCTGGCGACCACCCTGGCGGCCGGGCAGACCGCCACCGTCGACACCCGCCCGTGGCAGCGGTCGGTGCTCCGCAACGACGGCGCCAGCCTCGCCGGGGCGGTCCGCGGGAACCTGCTGCGCGACCTGGCGCTGCCCGCCGGCATCACCACGATCCGGTTCACCGGGCAGGACCCGACCGGCACCTCCCGCCTCACGGTCACCTGGCGGCCCGTCACCGGCTCGATCGGAGGGAGCACCTGATGGCGCGCTACTACACCGGCCAGGTTCCGCTGCCCGCCGGCGGCGGCGCGGTGCCGGTCTGCCGGGTCGGCCCGCACGGCTGCCTCGTCATCGACCCGAGCGGCGCCGGCGGCGGCACGTTCGTCGGCGGGCCGGACGTGACCACCGCGACCGGCTTCCCGCTGGCGGTGAACGTCCCCACGTTCATCCCCGGCGCGATGGGGTTCGGCGCGCCGGTGGCGCCCGCCGACCCGTCGCACCCGGCGCCGGTGCTGTACGCCTGCTCGGCCGCGGCCGACACGCTGACCTGGCTGTCCATGCTGCCGCCGGCCCCCGGCGACGAGGGCTGAGGGAAAGGGGCGCGATGACCTGGACGCAGGGCCTCTACGCGGTCGACGGGAACCCGCTGCCCGGGTCGCTGTGGCGGCTGCAGCTGCAGTCCGCGACCCGCTCCGGGCAGGGCGTCGTCGGCGCCGCCGACCTGTACGTCAAGCAGACCGCCACCGCCTCGGGCCAGGTGCGGGCGTCCAACGGCGCGTGCGTCATCGCCGGCGCCGAGGCCGCCTGGCAGGGGTCGTACTACGGCTACAACGTGGGCGATGACCTGGTGTCCATCGCGGCGACGGGCGGGGCGGCCCGCTCGGACCTGATCGTGGCGAAGGTCGAGGATCCCACCGTCGCCGGCGGTGGCTGGTCGCACAACCCGCTGACCGACCAGATCGTCTACACCCGCGTGATCTCCGGCGTCGTCGCCGGCACCACCGCGCCGCCCGGCGGCATGTCCGCGATCCCGCTGGCCCGCGTCGACGTGCCCGCCTCCACCTCGGTCATCACCCAGGCGATGATCACCGACGTGCGGTCGATGCTGAACGCCCGCCGCGACCGCACCCTGGTCGCGGTGAACCTGCCCGTCGGCACGTGGCGGCTGCTGAACAGCCAGGCGGCGTTCGTCACCTGGCCGCCGGCCGCGTCGTTCAGTGTCGCGGTGCCCTCCTGGGCGGTCAGCGCCCGGGTCGTCTGCATGTGGACGCAGGTCATGTCGGTGTGGGTGTCGGGGTCGACGAACGGGCCGTGGGCCAACATCCGGTTCCAGCTCGGCACGCTGCTGTCGCAGACGATGATCATGGACTCGAGCAACTACCAGTCCGCGACCAACCCCTACCGGGACACCGGCATCTGCGTCGACACGCTGTCGATCCCGCCGGCGATGCGGGGCACGACGCAGAACTTCCAGCTGCAGGGCCAGGGCAAGGGCGGCGCGGTCGGCACCGCCTACTGGCAGCTGGACGGGTCCAGCGGTTACGTCGTCGACATCGAGTGGCAAGAGGCGCTGCAGACCCAATGAGCAGCCTCGCCGCGGCGCCGCTGGCGGTGCCGGATCTGCGGCTGGTGCGGCCGTCGTCGTGGGTGTACTACGCGCAGCGGGCGGTCACCGGCGCGTGGCTGGACCGGGCCGGGCTGCCGCTGGAGAACGTGGCGATGACGTGGGACCTGACCGCCGACTCCCTGACCGCCGACATCGCCCCGGCGATCGCGCTGGCGGCCGCCGCCGACGGGCGGCCGCTGCTGGACGAGTGGTCGACCCTGATCTACGCGGTCGCCGACGGGCAGATCCGGTGGGGCGGCATCCACACGCACTCCGATTTCAACGGGCCGACCTGGGCGGTGACGGCGACCGGGTTCCGCGGCTACCCGCCCGGGCAGCCCTACACCGGCCCCGACACGCAGCGGGTCAACATGGACCCGCTCGACGGGATCCGGTTCCTGTGGGCGCACCTGCAGTCGTTCCCGTCCGGCAACCTGCACCTGGCCGTCGACGCGGCCACCCACAGCGCCGCCCGGCTCGGCACCCCCGCCGTGGCGGCGCACGGCACCGTCGCGGCGGTCGCGGCGCAGCCGTGGGAGATGGCGCCGTGGAACCTGACCGACGTGGGCCAGGAGATCACCCGCCTCGCCGGGACCATCCCGGCCGACATGACCGAGAGCCACGCCTGGGCGGCGGGCGGCGAGCAGGTCAGCCACACGCTGTCGTTCGCGGTGCCCCGCGCCGGGACCCGCCGGACCGACCTGCGGTTCGTCGAGGACGAGAACATGGCCGCGGTGGTGCCGCTGACCCGCGACGGGTCGACCTACGCCAACGGGATCGCGGGGGCGGGCGCCGGGTCGGGGTCGACGACGATCCAGGGGCAGGTCGCGGTCGACGACGGGCGGCTGCGCCGGTTCGGGGTCTACCAGGACCAGGGCATCACCGCCGCCGGGGCGCTCAAGCCGCTGCTGTCGCGGGAGCTCGCCGCCCGGCAGAACATGGGCGGCGCCGCGTCGGTCACCATCGCCAACCACCCGAACGCGCCGCTGGGGTCGGTCAGCGTGGGCGATGACATCCTGCTGCAGTTCGCGACGGGCTGGCTCGGCGGGCAGCAGATATGGCACCGGGTGACCGCGATCACCCTCAACCCGGCGACCGGTATCCAGACGCTGACCACGGCACGGTCGGACTCGTTCAGCTACGCCCCGACCTACTACTGACCGGGAGGGCGGGTTGACGCTGGACACGATCACCGCGGCGTCGGTCGCCGCGCTCGGCCGCGAGATCGCGGCGCTGCAGAAGCGGATCGTCCAGCTGGAGGCCGGGCAGCGCACCGCGCAGCTCGGCTACTCCTCGATCGACGGCGGAGCGCTGACCGTCACCGACGGGGCGGGCACCACCCGGCAGCTGATCGGCGCGCAGCCCGACGGCACCAACACCGTCGTGGACATGAACGCGCCGCCGCCGGCGGCGCCGGACACGCCGACGGTCAGCGCGGCGATCGGCGGGCTGGTCGTCGGGTGGGACGGGCAGCTCGGCGGCACGCCGCCGCTGTCCGACTTCATCTGCGTGCAGGTGCACGTGTCACCGTCGGGGGCCGGGTTCACCCCGTCGGCGGCCACGCTGCAGCGGACCATGATCGCGCCCGGCGTGGTCGTCGTGCCCGGGCTGACCGCGGGCACCCAATACTGGGCCGCGCTGGTCGCGGTCAACTCCTCCGGCGCCGTCTCCGCGCCGTCGACCGCCGCGTCGGCGACCCCGATCACCGCCGCGCAGGCGATCCCGGCCGGGTCGATCATGCAGGCGCAGCTCGGGTTCACCATCTCCGCCGGCGGCGTCGCGGTCAGCTTCGCCCCGTCGGCGCCGGCCTCGCCGAACCCCGGCGACCTGTGGTTCAACACCAGCGCGGGCAACGCGCTGTCGCAGTATCAGACCAGCAGCGGCTGGACCCCCTACACCTTCGGCACGCAGGCGATCTCCGCCAACGCGATCACCGCGGCGCTGATCGCGGCGAACACGATCACCGCGGCGCAGATCGCGGCCGCGTCGATCACCGGCGACCGGATGGTGGCCAACACGATCACGGCGACGCAGATCGCCGCGAACACGATCACCGCGGCGCAGATCCAGGCGGCCACGATCACCGCTGCGCAGATGGCCGCCGGGATCCTGTACGCCGGGATCGTCGACGGGACCACCATCCAGGGCGCGACCCTGATCGCCGGGACCGCGCCGAACGTGCAGGTGCGGATCACCACCAGCTCCGGCCAGGGCGTCTACGCGGTGAACTTCAACCAGGCCAGCGTGATCGACGGCTACCTGCAGGGCGTGTACAACAGCAGCTTCGCCCAGATGCTGCTGCAGGGGCCGCGCAAGAACACCGCCGGGCACGACGACTATGTGGGGCTGGAGCTCAACTCCTCCGACGGGACCAGCTCGGCCAGCTGCGAGATCATCTACAACCAGGCGCCCTCGGTCGGCAGCGGCTCGTACCTGATGCTGTCCGCTGACTGGAACGGCGTCAGCATCTACAACGTCGGCCAGATGTACGCCAAGGTGCCGGGCACCGGCGGGTCGGCGTCCAACCCGCCGCAGCAGGAGGGCTGGCACACCGCCACGCTGACCTCCGCCTACGTCAACCAGGCGAACTGGATCAAGGTGTCCTACCGGATGCTGTCCGAGGGCATCGTGTGGATCGTCGGCACGATCAACAAGAGCGGCGGCGGCGCGATCGTGGGCGGGACGCTGTTCACGCTGCCGGCCGGCTACCGGCCGCTGTCCCCCACCGGCATCCCGATGTCCTCGTTCGGCGCGACGGCGGTCGGCAACTGGTACGCCACGGCCAACACCAACGGGGACTTCACCATCCCGACCATCACCGGCGCGACCGCGATGATCTTCAACGGCGGCTTCCCGATCAACGTCAACTGACCCCGGAAGGGAGGGCCCGCGTGCCCGTCAACGTCCCGGTCCCGCAGACCTACCTGTCTTTCGTCGGGTCGATCCTCAGCCAGCTCCGCGACCGGTTCACCAACATCATGGACCAGCGGTCCTACATCAACTCGATGGGCGGGCTGACCTTCCTGACCGACCCGCAGCCCGACGGGCTGGGCATGGCGCAGGCCGACGCGACCGCGCTGATCGCCGCCCTCGACCAGCACTTCGACCTGTACACCGCCTACACCGGCGGCGCGGCGCCGCCGGTGCTGGACTACCGCGACAACGCGAGCAAGTTCTGGGGCGGCGCGTAGCAGGTGCCGAACGGACGCGGCGACGACGCGCCGGTCACGTGGGGCCGGTTCACCGCCACCACCGCGGCGGTCGGCGCCCGCATCGACGCGCTGGAAAGGACCGTGGCCGCATGGCTGGACCAGCAGACCACGGAGGAGACCGCGCACAAGACCCGCATCTGGCAGGCGGCGCTGGCGATCGTGACCGGCCTGGTGCTGCCGCTCGTGGTGATCGGGATCGTGGCGCTCATCCACCTGCTGCGCAAAAGCTGAGCAGGCGGCGGCTGCGCCGGATCCAGGCCGCCGTCGCCGTGCTGGCGCTGCTCGGGTTCGCCTCCATCGCGCTGATTGCCGTGGCGATCAACGACCTGTACGACCGCCAGCACCGCACCGACGTGCAGCTGTGCGTGATCGTGGCGGCGGAATGGCACGAGATCCAGCGGCTCGGCGCGCACGCCGGCGTGACCGTCGCGCCGGCGCCGCCGCCCTGCACGATCAACCCCTGACCCCCGCACGAAAGGGACCCTGATGACGATCCACTTCCCCGACGTTTCCCCGTTCCAGGGCGGCATCGGCCTGTCCGGCGCGCCCGCGGTGGCCATGAAGACCACCGAGGGCACCGGCTGGCAGGCCGGCAAGTGGTTCACCGACGCCGCCGCCCGCGCCAAGGCGGCCGGCGCGCTCGGTATCGCCTACCACTTCCTGCACGCCGGGAACCCGGCCGGGCAGGCCGCCTGGTGCAACGCCCGCGACGGCGGGCTGCCGCTGATGCTCGACTGGGAGCCCACCGGGTCCTCCCGGCCGGGCATGGGCGACGCCACCGGGTTCATCGACGCCTACCGGAAGGCCGGCGGCGTCTGCAACCTGCTCTACTTCCCGCACTGGTACTGGCAGCAGATCGGCTCCCCGTCGCTGAGCCCGATGATCAGCCGCCACATGGCGCTGTGGTCGTCGGCGTACAGCGGCTATTCCGACACCGGGCAGGGCTGGGCGCCCTACGGCGGGATGACCCCGGCGGTGTGGCAGTGGACCGACGCGCACGCCTTCAACGGCCAGCGGGTCGACTTCAGCGCGTTCAAGGGGACGATCGCGCAGTTCCGGGCGCTGGCCGGCGGCGCCGCGCCGGCCGCCCCGGCCGACGTCAAGCCGGGCACCAAGGCGCCGCCGTTCCCCTACGGCGCCGGGCACTACCTCGGCCAGCCGTCCTCCAGCGGCTACTGCCATTCGGGCTACTACGGCGGCGCGGACAACGCCAACGTGCACACCTGGCAGGTCCAGATGGTCCGCCGCGGCTGGAAGCTCGCCCAGGACGGCCGGTTCGGGCCGGACTGCGACGCCAAGGCCCGCGCGTTCCAGGCCGAGAAGGGCCTCGGCGTCGACGGCAAGGTCGGCGCGCAGACGTGGGCGGCGACCTGGACCGCGCCGGTGACCCGGTGACCGCCGTCCCGGTCGAGCCGGGCGTGATCCTGGCGGTCTGGTCGTCCAACTCGTTCTTCGGCACGGTGATCCGGATCGGCGCGGTGCTGCGCGGCCGCCCGGGCGTCGCCAACCACGTCATCGTCGTGACCCACCAGGACCAGGCCGGCCGGTGGATGGGCATCGAGGGGCGGCCCGGCGGCGTCGGCCCGGTCGACTGCACCCCGTTCCTGACCGACTCGCGGACCCGCGGCAACCACGCCCAGCCGCGGCCCAACGACGCCGGGCAGCTGGAGGTGTTCCTGGCCTCGTGCGCCGCGTCGCTCGGCATCGACTACGACTGGGTCGGCATCGGCCAGGACACCGCCCGGTCGATCGGCCTGCACAACCTGGCCAAGGCGATCGACCCGCTGTGGCGGTGGGGCGGGAACGACAAGGAGCTGCCCGGCCACGTGGTGTGCAGCTCGCTCGCGGCGATGCTGTACAAGCTGACCGGGTGGGCGTCGCCGGAGCCGGGCGCGGAGCGGCAGACCACCCCGGCGCAGTGGTGGGACTGGGCCGACCGGCAGCTGTGGGGGGCATCATGAAGGCGTGGATAGCGGTGCACCGCAAGGTGCTGGTATTCGTCGCCGGGACCGTGCTCGAGGTCGCCGTGCAGGTGTGGGGCAGCTCCAACGTCTACGTGGCGATGGGGATCCTGGTCGCCACCGGGCTCGGCATCTACCAGGTGCCCAACGCCGGCTCCGCGGCCGCGGTCGCGGCCGCCCCGGACCTGGCGCCCGTCCCCCCGCCGCCGCCGCCGTCGCCGGTGCCGCCGGCGGCGTAGGCACCCGCAAGCAGGCCGGCCCGCCACCCCCCCGGCGGGCCGGCCTTTTCTCGTGCGCCAAGGAGGCGGCCTGATGCCCGCGTGGGCGACGGGCCTGCTGGCCGGCCTGACCGCCGCCGCGCTCCTCCTGGCCGCCGTCGTCATCGCGGCGGCGATCGCGTACTGGCGGACGTAGCCCGCCAGGCTACGCGCTGCGGACCGTACGCGGCCGCCGCCGGGTAGCGGCTACCCCCCGGCCGGGCGGCCCCGCAGAATCGCTCTGCGGGCCGCCGGGCGGGCGGTGAGGTTCACCGGGGTCTGGGGTGCGCGCCGGGCAGGGTCCGGCGGGCGGGGCTGGTCGACGCTGTTGTCGTTCCCCGGCCGGCGGATTGGCCCGTTCCTGACTTGGCTCCGGTGACCTCTCCAGATCGCAAGGCCGTTCTCATTCCTTGCACCCGGCCGACACGAACGGCGGACCGTCCCCCAAACGCGGCCGGGCCCGCCCACCGTACCGCACCGCGCCCGCCCGGTCACGCACCGCAGGCACCGGGAACATGACCCGCTGCCACTCCTCCAGCCGCGCGGCGGCGTACCGGTCGCGGGCGGCCTGGTCGAGCATCATCCCGGCCAGCAGCGGGCCGGCGGCCAGGGCGCGCGGCGCGGCCGCCGCGTACAGCCCGGCGCAGGCCCGCCAGTGCGCGGGCAGCCCGTCGCTGGCGCGGCCCGCCGTGCGGGCGGGCGGCGGGCAGGTAGGGCGGCGGTCCAGCAGCGCGCGGAACGCTGCCAGGGCCCGCCGGTCGCGGCGGCTAGCCACCGTCTCCCGTCTCGGGCGGCCCCTGACGGGCCAGCCCGTACAGCGCATCCCGCCACGCGGAGTCACGCCGGGTGCGGGCCACCGCGAACGGGTAATCGGCGATGACGGGCTCCACGGACGCCACGCCCTTGACCATCCGCAGGGCGGTCAGCACGGGCTCGGCGTCATCGTCGCGGATGTCGCTGCCCAGCACCACGATGTACGCGGCGTGCCTGTCGGTCATGGCTGGCCGGCGGCGAGCGGCCCGCCGGCGAACGCCTCGGGGAACGCGCCGCGCATCGCGGCGGTGGCGGCGATCCACGCGGCCACGCTGGTCTGCGCGATCAGGATCCGCCCGTCGGGCAGGTCCAGGCGCAGCGCGACCGACGGGTCACCCGAGCGCATGCCGCGCTCGAGGACGGCCACCTTCCACGACTCGCCGAGATCGGTGAACGGGAGGCCGCCGGTGGCGATGTCCTCCCACGGCGGCGGGCTGCCGGCGCGGACGATGGACAGTGAGATATCAGGCATGGCCCCATGATGGCCGGCGGCGGCCGGGGACTGCCGTCGCGCCGCGCCGCGTCGAACACCGGGATCCTGCCGGGCACCGCCCGCATCACCGCGTAGTCGCGGCCGCCGAACAGGCCCGCCGCGGCGGCCCGCTCGATCGCGCGCTCGATCTCCCGCATGTCGGCTTGGTGCTCGGCGATGATGATGATCACCGGCGGTTCCCCTTCTCACTCCAGGGGCGGCAGGTCGGCCGCGGCGAGCCTGGTGAGCGCGGCGCTGTTGGTCAGGTGATCAAGGTAGCGCGCCGTGGTGGCGATCGACGAGTGCCCCAGGATCTTGGAGATCACGGCGATGTCCTCCCCGGCGCGCAGCAGCTCGACGGCCAGGGTGTGCCGCAGCCCGTGCGGCCGGACCGCCTTGGCGATCCCGGCGCGGCCGGCGAGGCGGGCCAGCGTCGCGCGGACCTGCTGCGGCCAGACCGGGCCGCCCGCCCGGGTGCAGAACAGCGGCCCGGGACCCATCGGCCGGCGCAGCTGCAGCCACAGCTCCAGGGCGTCGTCGGCGCCGGGGTGGTAGCCGCGCATCTGCGGCCGGCCGGATTTGGTGTGCCGAAGCCGCAGCGTCCGCGCCGCGGTGTCGAGGTCGGCCAGCCGCAGGCCGAGCAGCTCGCTGATCCGCAGCCCCGACCGGTACAGCACGGTGATCATGGCGCGGTCGCGGATCCCGCTCCAGGAGGCGCGGGACGCGGCGGCGAGCAGCGCGGCGGCCTCGGCGGGGGTCAGCGGCTCGGCGGGCCGCTCGCTGCCCGCGTGCGCGTTCCTATGGCGTTTTTGCGTCAAAGCGCCATCAGGATCAGTGCCCGGGGCAGGTGCCGGGGCGGCCGTCACAAAAACGCCATCAGTTCCCCGGTTCGGGCGGCGCGGCGGCGCGGCGCCCGGTAGCGTCCGGTGGTGCCCCCCGGCCCCACGGAAGGCCGCCGGGGTGACGTCCCAGCTGGACCCGGCCGGCGATGTGGCAGTGGCTGTCGCCGCCGGCCGGGTCCGCGCCGTCGTCACGGGCTCCCGTCGCTGCCCTGCCCGCCAGCCGGCGGCGGGACGTGCAGGCCGCGGGCGAACGCCTCGGCCGCCTCCGCGGTCGACACGACGACAGTGACCCCGGCCGGGGCCGGCGCGATCGCGGCGACCGGCGCCGGGGCGGTCAGCTCGGCCGCGGCGGCGGGCAGCACCTCGGCGGTCATCGTGGCCGGCGGGACGGGCGGCGGGACGGGCCGCTGCCAGGGCAGCCGCTCGGCGCGGTGCGCCTGCAGCAGCAGGTGCACGGCCAGGCCGAGCACCCCGGCGACGACGAGGACCAGCACGCCGGTGCCGACCCCGGCGCGGATCGCGGCGGCGTTGGAGCCGAGCCAGCGCAGCCCGGCGATCAGGATGATCACGGCGAGGGCGATCAGCAGCAGCAGCCCGCTGGTGCCGATCCGGACCCTCATGACGTCACCTCGTGCCTGGCCGTGTCCGGCACGCCGGGGATCAGCTGGTCGAGCTCGAACGGCGCCTCGTCGGCCGGGACGCCGAGCGCCGCGGCGAGCATGTCGACGTACTCGTCGGCGCCCGGGACCGGCGCGCCCATGCCCGCGTATATGCAGGCGCGGGCGATCAGCTCGGGCCACGCCTCGTCGAGGCTTTCGCCGACCGCCTGCAGGAAGGCGCGGGCCATCCGCTGCCGCCGGGCGGGGTCGGGGTCGTTACCGGGCGTGTCCGCGGATAGCCGGCGCATGTCCGCCGCCTGCCTGGCCGTGACCTGGTCACGGCGGGTAGCCGCCGCCCTGAGCGCGGCCGCCGAGTCGGGGTACGGCGCGGGGCCGCCGATGATTTCGTAGTGCGCGGGGTGGGTCATCGTCCTCTCCTTCGCTGGGTCATTCTGCGGGCGCGGCCGGGGGTCAGGATCCGGGCGCCGGTGCGGGGGTAGCGGCGGCGGTTGCCGCACACCACGCAGTCGCCGTGGTTGCGGCCGAGCCAGAACACGCCGCGGCCGCGGCATGCCCAGCAGCGGTGCCAGGGGTAGGCCAGCACGGACAGGAAGTGCAGGGCGGCGGTGAGCGCGAAGATCGCCAGGCCGTGCCGCCAGTCGCCGCGCCAGGTCAGCAGGATGCCGCCGCCGTAGCCGGCTACCAGCAGTAGCAATCTGGTCATGGCCCGTAATCATCTCACCGTCCGCCCCGGCCGCCCACCCGGCGCGGCCGGGGCGTGTGCCGGTCCCGGGTCCGGGCGAGCGCCTGGTCGCCGCTGCGGCGCATCATCGCGTCGTCGCGGTGCGGGCGGCCGGTCGCCCGGTTGATCCGGCTGCGGTAGACCGGGGTCCGCGACCCGGCGGCGGCGGTGGCCCGCTGCCAGTAGGGCACCCGGCCGCGGGCGATGGTGCGGGCGCTGCGCCAGTTGTGGACCTGGGTGGCGGCCGGGCCGTGCCGCCACCGGCCCGGCACCCGCGACGGGCGGTGCCGCGCCCAGAACAGGGACAGCCGCTCGGTCAGCTGCGTCATGACGGTCCTCCGTTTCTGGCGGCGGGCTGGCCGCGCCGCGCGGTGTTGAACTTGATCACCTGGTGGGGCAGGAACAGCTCGGCCTGCCCGTCGGTGCCGACCTGGCCGGGGAAGATCAGCCCGGGCGGCAGCGCGCCGCGGTCGTGCCGCTGCCGGTCCTGCTTGAGCGCGGCCGCCAGCTTCTTCTGGTCGTCGTCGCCGGCGTCGGGGGCCAGGAAGATCCGCACGATGGACAGCAGCGTCATGGGGATCGCCGTGTCGCCGGTCACCGGTGACGGGCCGTCGCCGTTTGTAGCGCTGACCAGCGGCGGGACGCTGTCGTCGGTGAATTGTCGTCGGTGGCTGTCACCGGCGCCGCCGGGGCCGGGGTCGGGCCGGCCGTTGAGCGCGAAGTCGCGCCAGATCCGCGAGCTGACGTCGGGGTCGGTGTCGGCGAGGATCGCCTGCGTCCACGTCTGCTGGTTGCCGATCACCAGGCAGAACCGGCCCTTGACCGCCGGCGCGGCGGGGACCGGGGTGGTGCCGACGAGGAACTTCCACTGCTGCGGCAGGTACCCGCCGAGCAGCCGCATCCCGAGGCTGTTGCGCAGCCCCTTGACGACCGAATCCTTCATGTCCTGGCCGTCGACGAGCACGTGCATGTTGAACGCGGCGCCCTGCCAGGCGACCGCCTTGACGTGCCGCCACACGCGCGGGGTCTTCTTGGCGCCCTTGGTCTTCCACAGCTCGGTGCCGCGCAGCAGCTCGCGCTCCTCGGGCTCCATGTCGTCGACGCAGGGCAGGTCCTCCCAGCAGTCGTCGGTCATCTCGCCGAACTGGTTGGCCTCCTCGATGATCAGCAGCTTGACCGGCCAGCTGGTTGCCGTCCCGGCCGCCCGTTCGGCGCGCCGCACGTTCAGCTCGCCGGCGAAGTCGGCGATCGCCTCCCACATCGCCGGGATGTCGCCGGGGTCGTTGACCAGGGTGAACCCGGGCAGTCCCTCGAGGCCCTGGAAACTGATCTCCTTGACGTCGATCGCGGTGACCGACCCGCCCTTGCGCAGGATCTGGCAGATCAGGCACTTGTTGGTCTCGCTCTTGCCGTGCCGCGACCCGGCGTTCATCACGCCGTGCGGGGTCTCGCACCCCCAGTCCCAGCAGACCAGCCGGTCGAGGTCATCCAGGCCGATCGCGGTCTTGGACGCCGGCAGCGCGTCGACCCGGTCCAGCACGTCGGCCAGGAACACGATCGGCGGCAGCGACCGGGCCCGGCTCATCACCAGCACCGGCGGCACCTGCGACGTCCGCCACGACGCCTGCAGCCCGAACCCGACCCGCGACTCGATCAGGTCCTCGACGGTGCGCCGCTCGCCGCCCGCCGCCTTGAACGCCGGCGGGATATCCCAGCTCAGCACCTCATCGCCCGGCTGTGACAGGGCGTAATCGGGGTGCCAGTGCAGCCCGCGGGCGACCGCCCGGCTGCTGACGTTGGTCGCGGTGGCCAGCGCCTCAGCCAGCGGCCCGACCCGGCCGGCGTCGTGCTCGCCGCGGACCCGCGGGATCCACGCCGCGGACAGCCACCCAGGGCGGGTGCGGGTCCTGACGTAGAACGCGAACAGCCCGAGCGCCAGCGCGGCCGCACAGGCCGCCTCCGCCCCGGCCAGGAACCACGCAGCGGCCACGGGCAGCCACCCTGAGCGGACCACCGACCGGAACAGGTAGTTCTGGTGCTGCCACCACGACGCCCGCCCCCGCTTGGTCCCGGCGCCGACGAGGGTGACCTCTCCCGGCCGCGTCAGCCACCCCGCGTTCGTCCAGTGATCGCGGCCGTGGTGCAGGTCGATCCCGGCCAGCAGCCGCCCGACCGCCGTCGCGCCGCCCTCCTTGCCGTTGGCGCGCCGCACCCGCCCCGCCACCACGTTCACGACCAGCCCGACGCACAGCGCGGCGACCGCGACGGCGATCCAGCCGTGCGTCGGGTGGAAGCCGGTCACGGGCAGCGGGGTCGTCCCGGTCATCGTCACGCTGGGTGGCCTCCCATCGTCGTCACTCGCTGTCACCGCCGGGCGAGCGGCTACGCTCCGTGTTCGTCACGCGCTGTCACCGGTCGGCTAACTCGGAAGGCGCCGCCGAAGGCGGCGAATTTGCGTGCCGGCTTCCGAGTTCCGCGGTTACGCAGCGTGCAGGCCGTTGACCTGCGGAAACGTGTCATCGGTCTGTCATCGGTTCCGCTCACCGCCTGTCACCGGTCCCCACGTCGCCACATTCCGTGACGGGCAAGCCAGCCGGTGACCTTCGCCAGGCCGCTACGCTGCGTGTCATCGTCACGGTGTGTTGCGCGGTCGGCGGCGCGGCGGTCGTCGAGGCGCTGCCGGCCGGCCCGCTGCGCGCGGCGGGCGGCGGCCGACCGGCGCTCGGCCGCGCCCGGGCTGAGGAACGCGGCCTGCCGCGCCTTGTCCAGGCCGTTGTCGAGGCCGTAGCGCAGGTTGGTCCAGTGGTTGTGGTTGGCCACGTCGTCGCCGTGGCAGGACTCGTGCTTGTCGGACGGGCGGGTGCCCTCGAAGGCCAGCAGCAGGATCTGGTGGACCGGCTTGGTGACCTGGCGGCCGCCGAAGCAGAGGTCGGTCTGCTCGTACTTGACGACGCCGTCGCCGGGCGGCCGGTTCATCGGCCGCAGGGTCAGCGTGCGGCGCCGGGACCGGACCTTGCCGTGGGAGCTGGCCAGGTGCGGCCAGCCGTCGCCGACGGCCGCCCACACCTCGGGGAAGCCGGGGTCGCACTGCAGGCAGTAGCCGACGCGGCGGGCCCGCTCGACGACCGGGCGCAGCCGGGCCAGCTGCGCGTCGTCGAGGACGATCAGGCTGCTGGTGCCGTCGTCGGGGTCAGGGCGGGCGGTGACGGCCAGGAACGCGGACAGCGCGTCGTCGCGGCTCCATGCCTCCTCGCGGGCGGCTTCTCGGGTGGTGGTCATCGGTCTCTCCTTCGGGTCGCTGACCTGCACAAATACGGTGTGTTACCGGCCGCCGCGGCCGATCAGGCGGGGCATCCGCGCCACGCGGGGACGGCGGACCCGGCGCATCCGGGGGGCGCGGCGGCCGGCGTACGAGGCGGCGCGCACGGCCTGGCCGCGGGCGGCGGTCGCGCGGGCCGGGCCGCGTGAGGACCGCCACCGGCGGCGGACCGCGCCGGGGTGCACCCGGTTGGCGTGCGCGGCGGCGCGGCGCCTGTCCATCCCGTTGGCGCGGGCGTCGGCGCGGACCTCGGCGCGGCGGATCCCGGGCTCCGCGGCGCGCTGGTAGGCGGCGCGGCGGCGGGCGCCCCAGGCGCGGACGTTGGCCTGGCGCTGGGCGGCGCCGTGCCACCCGCGGTCCCAGCCGCGCCGTGCCCAGCCCGAGCGGCCCGCCAGGCGGCGGCGGCGGGCCTGGTTCCGGCGGGTCCGCAGGGTACTGCCGCCGACGTGCTCACGGGGTCCCCCGGGGGCGCGGTGGCGGCCCGCAGCTGCCTGCTGCCGGTCCTGGCGGCCCGTGCCCTGCGGCTGCCTGGCCTGGCGGCCGCCGCCGCCCTGGTCGCGCATGGCGGCCTCGCTGGTGCGGTAGGACCGGCCGGTGTCGGCGCGGGTGTAGGGGTTGCGGCGGCGGTCCATCGCCTCGCGGGCCTTGGCGCGCAGCCGCGACCACGGGCTGCGGGCCCGCTTGAGCTCCCGCTGCAGCTCCTGCATCAGGCGGTGCAGCAGCTGCTTGTCGCGGCGGACCTTGCGGTGCCCGATCAGCTTCGCTAGCCGGCGCGCCCGCCGGGACGGTGTCCGCCCGGGAGGGCCCGCCTGCTGCTTAGTTGTGGTGGCCATGACGGTGCTCCTTGGTCGGTGACGGCGGTGCGGCCGTGGTCGGTGACGGCGGTCAGGCCGCCGCGGGCGGCGGCGACGCGGCGGCGGTTGGTGCGGGCGGCCAGCGCGGCGGGTTCCCACACCGGGTCGGACGGGAAGTCGGCCGCGGTGACCTCGCGGTACCACGGGTGGCGGCGGACGTCGGGCATGTCGGCCAGGAACGCGCGCCGCCTGCCGTACTTGACCATCGCCCGGTAGTCCTTCAGGGTGCCGAGCACCGCCGGGCTGAAGGTGGGCGCGCTGGCCAGCACCTTCGCGCCGCGCTCGCCCTTGTGCCAGGTCGGCTTGTCGGCGGCCCACGAGGACGCCAGCGCGGCCAGGTCGCCCTTGACCCCGCCGAACACGACCAGCCCGCCGAACGCGTCGAGCATCACCCGGGCGGCGTGGTCGCCCCACCGCATCGGCATCTGCGCGTCGGACTGCCAGCCGGTGATCAGGCAGACGCCGCGGCCGCCGGCCGTCGACGCCCACTTGTCGTAGGGCACCAGGCAGGAGTTGCCCGGCTCGTCGCCGACGATCATCAGCGGCGGGTCGAGCTTGCCCCGGGCCGCGCACGCCTCACGGGGGTCCTGCGCGGCCCGGTTCGCCTCGTTCCACACGTACGTGCAGAAGCACGACAGGAACGGGGTCTGCGGGTTGTGCTCGGAGTCGGCGCCGATCGCGTAGACGGTGCCCCGCTCGCGCAGGAACGCGCGGGCGTCGAACTCATATCCGGGCGGCGGGCAGGCCAGCACCGCCAGCCCCGGGTCATCGAGCCAGGCCAGGGCGGCGAGGACGCCGCCGGCGACCGCCGTGGCGGTCTTCCCGTCCATGTCGGTGCGGCACTGCGCGGCCAGGTCGTCGAGCTGCTGCGCCCAGTCCTGGGTGCCCCACCGGTCCAGCACCTCCATCGGCTCGTCGGGGTTGGCCGGGTCGGCGGCCCACTGCCGCACGATCCGGATGTCGGGCCGGTCGGGGTGCAGCGCCGCGGCGTGCATCAGGTACTGCAGGAACCTCTTGGACAGGGCGTCCCAGTGCGCGTCCTTCTTGTCGTGCGGCGCGGCGGCCATCAGCGCCCCGGCGGCCTCCATCGCCATGCCAGGCGACTCGCAGCCGGCCAGCGGGCTGTAGCCGCAGTTGGACGGGAACCCGCCGGCGCGGCCGGGGTTGACCCACCACACCGGGCCCAGGCCGCGGTCCTCGCGGATCCGGGCGGCGGCGGTGTCGCGGGCCAGCTCGTAGTTGGTCGAGAACGTGAGCAGCGCCCCGGGCGCGGTCAGCGCGGCGCGGGCCAGGAACGCGGTCTTGCCGCTGTTCGGCGGGCCGATCACCGCATACGCGCTGCGGAACGACCCGAACACGTCGACGCTGGGGCGGACGTACTGCCAGGGACGCCTCATCGCGCTGACCTCCTCGCGGTGCCCAGCGCGATGCCCGCCTGGTGCGCGGGGATCGCCGCGAGCCGCAGGGCGGCCAGGGACGGGCGCGCGGCCCGGGCGGCGCGGCGGGCGGCGCGCAGCGACAGGTGCCGGTGCAGCTCGCGCATGGTGGCGGGCCCGCCGTGGCGGCGCAGCCGCCGCAGCTCGGCCTTGCCGCCGGCCCGCTGCCAGCCCCACGCCTCGGCGGCCAGCCGGCCGCCCTCGGCGGTCAGCGCCCCGGCGAGGAAGACGAGCGGCAGCCAGGTGTGCCAGTGCCAGGCGGCCCCGCCGGCGGCCACGACGGCGAGCACGACGAGGCGGACCGCGCCGCGGTGACGGTCAGCGACGTCGCCGATCACCCGGGCCAGCGGCCGGCGCGCGGTGCGGGTCACGGGTGCACCGTCCCGTTCAGGGTCGCCAGGACCGGGGTGAGCACGGGCAGGCACGCGCGGATACGGCGGGCGCGGGGCTGCCCGCAGTTCAGGTCGGCCATCACCTCGGCGAAGGTCGGCACCGTGCCCGCCTCCGCGTGGTCGCGGTACCGCAGCAGCGCGATCACCAGGTCCTCGTTCGCGTCGACGCGGTCGCGGACACGCGGGTGCATGAGCCGCTTGGCGACGAGCAGGAACAGGGCGGTCAGGCCGGCCAGCGCGAGCGGCGCGACGGCGAAGGTGGCCATCCGCTCCAGCGGCACGTGCCAGCCGGAGCGGCCGACGTTGCCGGCCACGGACACGGCCAGCCCGGCGCCGATCGCGGCCCAGCCGGCGGCCTTGGCGGGCCAGTCCCAGCTTTCCATGATGGCCAGCAGCAGCACGGTCTCGCCGGCCAAAATGAACACGTCGACCATCGCCGGGGCGAACCAGGCGTAGACGCCGCCCAGCCCGTTGCCCTGGCACCACTCGATCAGGCCGTGGAATGACTCGAAGAACGCGGCGGGCACGGTGAGACACACCGCGACCGCCAGGCCGGCGAACACGCGGCCGCGCCACGCTGCCCACAGCAGCTCGGCGGGCGTCGCGCCGGTTGTATCTGTGGCTGACATTGTCGGGGCTCCTCCGGTGATACGGGCGATACGAGTCAGAGACGATCGTCTCACACTGTCGCGGTCGTGTCACGCGACGGCGTACGATCGCCGGGAGGACGACTACCGGAAAGGCCCCGCCATGCCCATCGACCTGCGGTCGCCCGCCGAGCAGCTGCACGACGAACTGGCCGCCGACATCACCACCGGCCGCGTCGCCGACGGGATCCGGCTGCCGTCGGTGCGCGCGCTGGCCGACGCCCACGGCGTCAGCCCGGCGACCGCCAACCGCGCCGTCGCCTGGCTGCGCACCGACGGGCTGGTCCGCACCGACCCGTCCGGCTCCTACGTGCAGGCCGGCCGGTACAAGCACGGGCCGGTGCAGCGGCTGTCCTGGACCGGGCCGCCGCCCGCCGAGCGCACCGAGGTCACCGCCGCGGACTACGTCGACGCCGCGGCCGTCTACCCGCGGCTGATCCCGCTGCTGGACCTGGAGCCCGCGCCGCGCAACGGGGTCGCGCCGGTGGTGCGCCGCGAGCAGCGCTACTTCGAGACCGACGGCGACGACGAGGACGGCGGGCGGCCGTTCGCGCTGTCGGTCGAGTGGTTCCCCGGCGAGCTGTCGGTGCCGTGCCCGGAGCTGCTGCACGCCGTGCCGCTGGCCGACCCGCGCGGCGCGCTGCCGCTGATCGAGCAGCGCACCGCCGACCCCGGCCGGTGGCCGCACAAGCCGGTCACGTTCGCCCGCGGCCGCACCGCCTACGAGGCCCGCCCGATCCTCGACGACGGCCGGGAGGGGCCGCTGCTCGGCCTGGCCCCGGGCGGCTACGTGTCGGCCACCGTGTGGATGTGGTTCGACCCCGGCGGGCGCTGCTGGTCCTACCTTGAGCAGGTCACGCTGGCCGGCCGGGTCCTCGAGGTCAGCTTCGACCTGACGGCGTAGGGTTGCCCGCGTACGGCACGGGCAGCAGGAACGGGCGGCCGCCCGGATCCCACCCCGCGTGGGAAAACCGGGCGGCCGCCCGCTTCGTGCGCGCCGGGCCGGGCACCCCGCACCCGGCCCGGCGCTTCCCTCCGAGCGGCCCGGCCGGGGTGCGAGCCCCCGGCCGGGTCCCCGTCGGGGCCTAGCCCGCCAGCGCCGGGTAGGTGGCCTGGCCGGTGTAGGACAGGCCGTCCGGGCTGACGGTGTAGGTCAGCGTCCCGGTCACCGGGTGGATGGTGACGGCGCCGAAATCGCTGTTCCAGCCGACCGACCCGGCCTGGCCGCCGACCACGCCGGTCAGCGGCGCGCCGGTGGCGGACTGGCACGCGACCGTGTCGAAGGCCGGGTGCTGGGTCTCGTTGCACCGCACCGGCCCGAAGACCGGGTCGGTGTAGCTGGCCGCCCTGCCGCCGGTCACGTGACCGGCCTGCCCGTTGCCGGCCGGGCCGGTGCTGGCGAAGGCGGTGCCGGTCGTCAGCAGCAGGCCCGCCAGGGTGGCGGGGCCGGCCGCGATCATGACGATGCGGCGGGTGGTGGTGCGTTTCATGGTTGGCTCCTTCAGGTGCCGTGGCTTGCGGGGACTGTCCCCGGGCCGGGCGCGGCACGGTCACCCCCCTCGGGCGGCCGTGCCGCGCCCGCCCCGGTCAGCGGAATCCGCAGCGTGCCGGGTGCGGGCACTCGCTCGGCGCCGAGTCAGCGGGAACGGGCGGGTTCTCGTCGACCTGCTGGCGGATCGCCGGGCTGGTCAGCGCGATCTGGGCGATCGCCGCGAACGGGCCGAACATCGTCGCCGTCGAGTGCTCGCCCTCGGCCTCGTCCAGGACGCGGGCGAGCACGTCGGCGAGGTAGGCGCGCTCGGCCGGGCCGAGGGTCAGGTCGGGCATCGCGCCGGTCACCGGCGTGGCCGGGTCGAGCATCGCCAGCCAGTTGCCGTCGGGGTCGTACAGGTCGCGGTGCCCGATCTCCTGGTCGTCGGCGTCGCTGATCCGGATCATGTCGTGCTGCCGGATCACGTACCTGCCGGGGGTCGGGTGGCCGTCGGGGTGCACGCTGTGGTCGGTCATCGGTCTCTCTCTCCTTCAGTCGGTCGGTGGGGGTGTTGCCGGGCCGGGCCCGCGCGTCCCGGCCCCTGCACGGGGCGCGCGGGCGGTCCCGGGGATCGGCTACTCGGCGGGCTGCGCGAGGGCGGCCTTGCCGGCGTTGACCAGCTTGGCGATCGGGTCGTCGGCGGCGGCGCCGGCGCCGTTGACCTTGCGGAACCGCTTGCCCCACTTGTCGGTCTCGACGCGCAGCTTGTCGGCGCCGCCCTTGGCGGCGGCCATGCCGGCCGGGATCTGGTCGTCGGGGCCGGTCAGGCGCACCGACTGCAGGATGCCGGCGAAGATCGCGCAGGTGGTCGACAGGTCGGCGTTCGCGTAGCCGGCCAGCGTGCGGGCGATGTCCTCGGGCTTCGGCGTGGTGGTGTTGGCGGTCATGGTGGTGCCTTTCGGTGTGTAGTTCGGTGACGGGCGTTGGGACCATCATCGGCGGGGTCACTGTCCCCCGGACGCCGTTTGCGCGTTTCGGTCCAGTCGGTTGCCGGTCAGCCGTCGCGCAGCGCCCTGATCGTCTCGGCGACGATCGCCCGGTTCTCCGGCGAGCGCGACCAGTTGCGGGACCGCCGGAACTCGCCGCTGCCCGACGCCCGGTAGAGCAGGTGCACGCCGTCGAGCGTGTAGCCGATGGTCGCCGTGGTGTCGGCGGGGTTGAACCCGTCGGGCAGCGCGGCGACGACCGGGGTCAGGGTCAGGCCCTTGGCCGGGCGGGACGCCTGGTCGATCGAGGCGTCGACGAGGCGGCCGGCGGTGACGGCGACGACGTGCCCGACATTGTTCTGGTCGGTGGCGCCGCTGGCGGCGTAGCCGGCCGGGGCTATGCCGATCGTCCAGGCGTCGTCCGGCCAGTCGGCCGCCGGCACGTCGCCGGCCCGGGCCGCCCAGGCGGCGGCGTTGTATATCTGCAGGTCGACCGCCCACGGGCGGGCGGTGACGCCGAAGTAGCGCAGCGCCTCGATCACGACCCTGGTGGTGGCGATGCACGAGTCGGGGCGGTAGCGGCGCAGCACCGCGGCGCGGGCCGCGTCGGCGGTCGCCTGCAGCAGCACGTCGCGGCCGGTCGCGGGCACGGTCGCGGTCACGGTGACACCAGCGCCAGCAGCCGGATCGACTCCGGGCAGGCGGTGACGGTGGGCTGCCAGCCGTCGGGGCCGTCGTAGCCGTCGCCGGGCAGGCCGCAGGCCGGGCACTCCCTGGTGTGGTCGGAGTAGGCGAACCAGCGGTCGAGGTGGTCCTGGTCGCGGAACCCCTGGGCGCGGCGCGCGGCGCTGATCTGGCGGCCGGGGTCGGGCGGGCACGTGATGCCCGGCGGCGGAACGGTCATGGTGTGTCTCTCTCCTTCAGTGGTCACCGGTACACCGGCAACTGACCACACTATATATCGGCAACGCGGGCAGGGGGTAACCGCAGGTCACGGGACGTCGGTCCCGCCAGCGACGATGGCGGCGTAGGCGGCGAACGCCTCGGTGAAGGCGTACGCCTTCTGCGCGTCGCGGACCTCGGTCACCTTGACGCCGCCGGCGCCGTCGCGGACGACGACCTGGGTGCGGTGCCGGGACCCGCCGATGACGGCGCCGACCGGCCCGGCGATCAGCTCGCCGCCGAGCGCGCCGCCGATCGACGTGCGCGACGTCTGCCCGGTGACCTCGGCGGTGCCGCCGCCGGCGGCCAGCTCGGCGAGCCGCCTGGCGATCTTGCCGGGACCGGCGCCGCGGTACAGGCCGGGCAGGTCGATGCTGGCGCCGATCGCGGCGAACTGGGCGGCGCGCAGCGCCGCCTCCTCGGGGGTGCGCTCAGTCTTCCTGAACATGGGCATGGTGGTCAGCTCTTTCCGGTGTTCCTGGCACGGTAGACCGTGCGGGTGATCAGGGCGATCAGCGCGTCGCGCTGGGCGTAGTTGAGGCCGGCGGCGAACGCCTCGACCGGCTGGAGCACCTTGGCGATCTCCGGGTCGCGGCGGGCGCGGCGCTCCAGCTGGCCGGCGGCGATCTTCTGCTGGGCGGCGTAGTCGTCGGCCTCGAGCACGGCGACCCATTCGGTGTCGGGGTGGCGCCCGGTGAACCGGGGCGTGCCGCGGCGGCTCTTGACCTGGCCGCCGGCGTCGCGGCGGACCTCGGTGTCGTAGACGCCGCCGATCACGTAGTGGCGGCCTTTGTCGGGGCTGAATACCAGCTGGTTGCGCTGCTCGTCATACCAGACGGCCACGCGGGCGACGGTCTTGCCCGCCGCGGTGCCGCCGTAGACCAGCGGCTCGGCGGCCCACGTGCCGGTGTCGGTCTTGGTCATCGGTCTCTCTCCTTCGCGGTTGCCGCGTAGCCCGGCGGGCTACGCCTTCCAGGTGTCGGGGTCGCACATGGTCCAGCCGGTGTCGCGGTGGACGAGGCGCGGGTCGGTCAGGCTGTAGGGCTCGGTGACCTGCCCGCAGGCCGGGCAGGCGGTGACCTGGTAGCCGGGCGGGGTCCAGCCGGCGGGCCAGGTGATCGTCCACTCGAACGGGTGGGCGCCGCCGGCCGGGAGCGTCACGCTGGCCCGGTAGGGCTCGGGGGCGGGCTCGCCGGCGGCGTCGGCCATCGCGTCGATGATCCGGGCGCCGTCGGCCGCGTAGCCGGGGTCGTCCCAGCTCTCGTGCAGGTCAACGGCGAAGTCGGGGTCCCCGGCGCCGGACAGCAGCCAGGCGCCGTACGCCTGGGCGGTCTCGAAACGCATCGTCGGCCCCTGGTACTGGGTGACGGTGACGCCGGTGCGCTGCTGGTCGTCCATCACTGGTCTCCGCCCATCGAGTAGTCGCAGGGCCCGGTGCACGGCATCGGGCCGCCGCACCACGGGCAGGTGTCATCATCGGCGGCGGCCTCGGGGTGGGCGTCGAGCCAGCGCTCGATCTCGGTGATGCGGGCGGCCAGGGCGTCCCGGTCGGGGCCGGGCGGCTCGGCGTCGGCGGCGGCGATCAGCCGGAACCGCTCGGCGATCAGCGGCACGCGCATGATGCCGGCGCAGGCCGGGCAGGGCGTCGCCAGGCCGCAGCCGGGGCGGCTGCAGCACACGGCGACGCGGATGAACAGCAGGTCCTTGTCGGGCAGGTCCATTGGTCAGGCCTTCCTGCGGCCGATGACCGCGGTCAGGGTGGCGGCGGCCAGGGCGGCGGCGCCGAGGTACCAGTGCGCCAGGGCCCAGCCCCACAGCACCGGGAAGATCATGATCAGGTGCGGCATCGGTCAGCCCTCCTCGGGCGCGTCGGTGATCAGGTCGTGGAAGGCGCGGACCTTGGGTCCGCCGCCGACCGGCGCCAGCAGGGCGGTCGCCGGGCTGACCCGCTCGACGATGAACCGGCGGCCGGCGTACTTGCGGCCGGACACGCCCACTATGTCGTCCTTGACGACCTTGCGGGGGGCGGCCGGGAAGGCGCGGCGGGCGCCCTTGAACCGCTTCCAGGCGGTGTGCCGGGCGGTCTTCGGGTCGTAGCCGACGGCCTCGCCGATCTCCTGCCAGGAGTAGCCGTCCTTCTCGCGGTCGTGCAGGTCGCGGGCGGCCTCGTGGGCGACGGCGTTGGCTTCCTCGGCCAGCGCGATGAGCATGTCGAGGTCGTCGAGGTTCATGTCGCCGACCCGGCGGCCGGCGCCGCGGACGAACCGGCGGGCCGCCTGGATGTACTCGGCGGTCTCGACGTAGCGGCCGGCCCGGTTGCCCGGGTTGGCGCGGACGTCGCGGCTGGCGGTCGGGGTGGTCATCGGGGCTCCTTCAGTGGCCGTGTTGCTCATATATACATAGTACCAGCCGGGGCGCCGGAACTCGCCCTGGCCGGTACCCGGCCGGTGTGCCGTCGGGCACACTCAGGCGGTCAGCGGAGTCGTGCAGATCCGGTGCTGCCGGACCCGCCGGCCGGCGCCCGCCCGGTCGCTCTGGCGCGCGCTGGTGCCCAGCGCGCAGCCGCGGCGGCAGGTCACCAGGAACCCATCGCCGTCGGGGGTGATGTCGGCGGCGTGCGGGGTCGTCTCCAGCCAGCGGTAGAACTCGTCGATGCCCAGCCCGGCCGGCGCTTCGTGGAAGGCCAGGAAGGCGGCCCAGCAGTCGGCGTGGTCGTGGTCGGCGGCCCATTGGTTGACGCAGCCGGTCGGCGGGAACCGGTGGGTCCGGCTGGTGTCGGGGGTCGTCATGTCGGTCTCTCCTTCAGGTGGTGGTGTCAGAGCGCGCGGCACAGCGCGATGCGGCCGGGGGCCTGGGCGGCGGCCAGCTTGTCGGCCTGGCCGCCGCAGCAGGCGAGCAGCTCGCCGGTGACGGTGCGGACCTCGCGGCCGGCCTCGTCGAACGTGAGGGTCCCGACGGTCCACCGGTCGGCGCCGTTGCCGTCGCAGATCCACTCGTTGCAGCAGTCGGTGTAGCCGTCGCCGTCGTCGATGGGGTCGACCTGGGCGCAGCCCGAGCAGTGCCGGGCGGTCATGGTGTCTGTCGTGTTCCTCATATATCCATAATACGGCATGGGGCCGCCCGGTGGCGCCCCGGGCGGCCGTGACCCCGGTCCCGTGGCCCGCCGGGCTACGGCCGCTCGCCTGCTACTGAGTAGCCCGTAGCGCGCCCAGGACCCGCGCGCAGGCCGGGCAGGAGATCACCAGCGGCCCGCCCGGCTTGGCGTGCTCGATCCACGTGCCGCACACCGCGGCCGGCTCGGGCCGCTCGACGCCGTGCGCCAGCCGCACCACCGCGACCGCGTGCCGGCCGGCGGGCAGCCACGGCTCCGGCCGGGCCGTCCCGGCCTGGTAGCCGGTGATCATGCGGGCCGGGCCTGGCGGGCGCGCGGGTACCGCTTGCCGGGTGCCGGGGCGCCGCTGGTGAAGGTGACGGCGGTCCCCACGGCCAGGCTCTCGCGGCCGCGCGGCAGGTCGGCGGCGGACAGGAAGTAGCTGCCGCCGTCGTCGCCGGTGATCATCCCGTAGCTGGCGCCGGGGTCCCAGCGGGTCACCGTGCCGGTCAGCCGGTCGGGTGACCCCGCGCTGCGGAACTTCGGGCGGCGCCTGCCGCTGGCATCGGTCACCAGGGCTCGCCCTTCAGCGCGGGCACCAGGATGGCCTGGTCGTAGTAGCGCACCGCGTGCGCCAGGTCGGGGGTGGCGGGCAGCACGCGGGCCGGGCCGATCTCGGCCGCCCACACCGCGACCTCCCGGTCGGCCTGCTCGCGGGTCATCAGCCGCGACCCGATCACCCGCGTGCGGGCCTGCCGGATCGCGTAGAAGCCGCTCACCGGTCTCTCTCCTTCGCGGTGTCGGCCCGGACCAGCACGTGACCGTCCGGCGCCAGGTAGGGCAGCATCGGGGGCAGCGCGAGCGACTCGCCGGCCGGCTGCTTGCAGCGGCGGCACACGATGGTGCCCTCGTCGTCGCCGTCGGCGGTGGTGGCGTCCTTGGCGCAGCAGTCGGTGACCCGGAAGTCCGTCCCGCCCGACCGGCGGACCCGCCAGCCGTCGGCGTCGTAGCCGAGGTCGGCGTCGCCCAGCGGCGGCGCGGCGCCGCACGGGTCCATCTCGGCGAGCTGGCCCAGCGACTCGCGGGCGGAGTCGGCGCGGGTCAGCATGACCCCGTGGTTGTCGAACAGGTGCGCGAGCAGGGCGCGGCGCATCCTGGGGCGGCGCATCGCCGCGGCGGTGTCGGTCATGTCTCTCTCCTTCAGGCGGCCGCCGGCCAGTGGCCGGTGACCCTGGTCCAGGCGATCGGGTAGTGGTAGCCGGCGCCGCTGATCACGTGCACCGCCTCGGCGGTGGCGAACTCGACCGTACCGGAGCCGGCCAGGCGCCCGCCCCGCGCGGTGCCCCAGGCGATCCGGTCGCCGGCGTGGACCGCGTCGGGGTCCACGCGGGTCGCCGTCGGCGTGCGCCGGTCGTGGGCCAGGTGCTGCTCGGCGCGGGTCGCCCGGCCGAACGACCAGACCAGCCGCCCGGTGGCGCGGGCGGCGAGCACCCACGCGCAGCCGTCGGGGGTGTAGACGTAGCGGCCGTTGTACCGGCGGGCGTCGGCGATCGTGGCGTCGGCGGCCAGGCCGTAGGACAGGTCGCGCTGCAGGTACCAGCGGGCCGCGTCGGCGGTGCCCGGGCGCGGCGGCGGCTCGCACTTGGTGCAGTGGTGGGAGGGGCCGGGGTGCCAGGCGCCGCCGGCGATGTGGCCGGCGGCCGGGACGCCCGGCATCGTGTCGTAGGCGCGGGTCATCGGTCTTGTCCTCTCGTGGTCGCGGCGCGCCAGCCGGCGCGGGCGAGCCAGGCGACCCCCAGCGCCAGCGCCCAGACCAGCCGGGCGGCGATGATCAGTATCGCCCCGGCCAGCCAGCAGACCGCGTAGATCAGCCAGCCGACGGGGCCCATGCTGACCCACCAGCGGCCGCTGCTCGACACGCCCGCCCTCATGGCCGGCTCGCCCAGCGCTCGGGCTCGGGCACGTCGTCGCCGACCAGGCTGTGCACGTCGTTGTAGTCGTCGCGCAGGTCGGGGCGGTCCAGCCAGCCCAGCAGCCGGTTGGCGTCGATCAGGTTCTGCCGGTGGGCGCCGCCGTCGTGCTGGTCGTCCCAGCAGTTGCCCGCGAACGTGGTGACCGCGTCGACGATGGTGACCTCGGCGCGCTCGCCGCTGGGCGGGTTGACCGCCGTCAGCCACAGGAACTCGGTGTCGACCAGGATCTCCTGCATGACCAGGCAGGCGGTCTCGTCGCTCAGCGGCGGGTAGGCGTCCCAGTCGGTGCCGGCGGGGTCGGGCGCCGGGTAGCGGTCGGCGGGCGGCCCGGGGGCCGCCGCGAACGCCGCGTCGAGCTTGGCGGCCGCGGCGAGCTGGTCGCGGGTCAGGTGCTCGTCGGCGTTCTCGGCGACGGCGAGCGCGTCGGACAGCCCGGCCGTCTCGGCGGGGGTGAACGCGGCGAGGCTGACCCCGGCGGCGGTGATCTGCCAGGTGGCGGAGCAGCCGCTGCCGTTGTCGGAGGCGTCGTCGGCGCTGCACGACATGTCGGACAGGTCGATGACCCACTCGGCGACCCCGCCGGCCGCGTCCTCGGCGGCGGGGTAGAACTCGGGGCAGCCGCCCAGCACCACGTTGTGCTGGGCGCACGTGAACCGGTACTGCATCATGACCTCCGGCCGCGTGACGGGCGGGCGCCGGCGACCGGCTTGACCTCGGCGGGCACCAGCACGTCGCCGGGGCTGACGGCCTCGACCAGCGCGCGGGGCGGGCGGGCGTAGGCGTCGCCGCGGGCGGTCTGCACGCCGCCGATCTTGGCGACGTGGACGCGGTCACCCTTGTCGATGATCACGACGCAGACCTCGCCGGGGTTGATCCCGCCGGCGGGCGGGGCGGTGGCCTTGAGGCGGACCAGCGCGCCGAGCGGCTGGTGCGGCAGGACGGTCGCGGCGGCGGCGGCGACCTTGGCGGCCGATCCGGCGGGCGCGTCCTCGACCAGCGACCGGTGCGCCTTGACCTGCAGGCCGCCGTCGGCGGGCGCGAGGATCAGCGTGGTCGGGTTGGTCTTGACGATGGTGTACAGCCTGCCGGGGGTCTTGTCGCCGAGCAGGACCACGACGTCGTCGACGGCGCGGAGGGCGGCCTCGTTGGCGGCGTAGCGGGCGTACCGGTCCTCAAGCGGGAGGGCGGCGGTGTCGATCATGGTGGTGTCTCTCCTTCAGTGGCCGTGTTGCTTATATATACATGGTACCCCCGGCGCGGGCGGGCGGGGGTAGCCCGGTGGCGGGACGCCGGTCACACGTCCTCGGGAGCGACGTCCTCGACGGTGCCCCGCCCGACGGTCGACAGCCACAGCTCGTAGTCGCCGATCCCGGCGTCGGCCATCAGCCGGCGGATCTGGCCGATCAGCGCCGTCCCCCACCCCGCCGGGCTGTCGGTCACCGCCTCCGACGGGATCCGCAGCGTGAACACGTGCAGTAGCCCGCCGGGCTCCGGCGGCCCGCCCGCCAGCAGCTCGGTGGTGCCCTCGGTCAGGTCGACGCGCCACGTGCTGGAGCCGTCGGAGACGGTGAACACGGTGGCGCGCGATCCCCGGCCGCGCTGGGCGGCCAGGGCGGCGCTGGCGGCGTGCTCCGGGCTGACCGCGGCGACCTCGATGCGCCAGCCGACGGTGTAGTCGCCGCGGGCCGGGCGGGGGGCGCCGACCCAGGCCGGCGTCGTCGAGGTGGCTTCCAGGTCGGGGCCGAGCTGGTTGGCGGCGGGCTCGTGCGGGTGGTGGGTCATCGGTCTCTCCTTCAGGCGGTCAGGCGGGCGTGTTGCCCATATATAGACGGTACCCCCGGCCAGGGACGATGGCGCCGGGACGCCCCACGTATGGTACCATGTATATATACGCAACACGGTAACTGAAGGAGAGAGACCCATGGCCACCGACACCACCGACACCGCGTGGGCAGTCACCTGGATCGCCGCCACCGGCGGCCGGCTGAACGGGCCCCCGGTGCTCGCCTACGGCAAGGACGCCAGCGGCTACCTGGTCGCCGTCCGCACCGCCGACGGCACCTTCCCGGTCGCCAACCTGGCCGCCGTCCTGGCCCACGCCGCGGAGTCGTGCCACCTGTGCAGCGGCCCGGCCGACGGCCTGTGCGTCGGCTGCGGCCGCCCGGTCTGCGACGACGACGCGCGGATGAGCGACTACGACCGGCTCTGCCGGTCCTGCGACGACGGCGCCTGACATGGCCAACCACCGGATCCCCCGCCGCCGCACCACCGACGTCGAGACGCTGACCTGCTACGCCGACGACGGCCGGATCTTCCGCCTGCGCGTCTACCGGCACGTCCGCGAGGGCCACACCCTGCCCGAGTTCTACGTCGTCCAGTACCTGCTCACCGCCGCCGGCGGCGTCGACCGGTCGACCCGCGTCACCAGCCAGTTCTCCGGCGCCCGGGCCGAGGCCCGGCTGCAGGACGCGATGACCGCCAGCCGCAAGATGGTCGCCGCGCAGATCGCCCGGCACGGCGCCCCGCCGGCCAATATCTGAAACACAGTTACAAAAATTACAAGTCGGCCCGGGCGCCTCAAACCGGGTCGCAAAACGAGAACCCTGCCGGTGACGCGGCAGGTCAGGAGGGACGCCGTGATGCTGTGCCTGCGCTGCCGGGCCCCGGTCGCCTACGTGTTCGCCATGTGCCGGCGCCAGTGCCGGTGCCGGACCTGGGTGACCGACGAGCAGATCGCCCGGGCGGTCAACTGATGTACATCGAGACCGCCGACGACGCCCTGGCCGCGCTGATCGCGCTCTGCCCCGAGCTGGCCGCCAGCTCGGCGGCGGCGCTCGGCATCCTGCGCGACCTGGAGGGCGAGAAGTACCTGCAGGGCCTCGCCGCCGGTGCCCATCCCGAGGACGTGTGATGCCCCGGACGAGGAACTGGCAGGTGCGCGTCACCTGGCCCGGCCCCGCGCCGGTCGTGGCGATCGACCGTGACGGCACGCTGATCCTGCTGGGCAGCGCGCCGCGGGTGATGACGTTCGGCGTGCACGCCTCGACCCGGCTGGCCGCCCGCCGCAAGGCGCGCAAGATCGCCGGCGACGACGGCGACCTGCGGGTCACCCGGCTGTACGGCCGGCACCACCCGCTGCGCCGCGCCGTCGGCCGCGAAGAGCCGGACGACCCCGGCGACGCCGCGTTAGCATCGCCCGGGAAAGGAGGATTGGCTATCGGCAGGGCCCCGGCGGCAGCGCCGCCCGGGCCCTTTAGCGTTTGGTGAATCGCGAATCGCGAATCGCGTCGTTGCGCTGCGGAACGATCCGGTTACCGCCTGTTAGAGTGCTGCTGCCCAGACTCCTACCGGAAGGCGGCGCACACGCCATGACCCCCGTACTGCCCGATCAGCGACTGCTCGGCCCGCCAGGGCTGCCCCTCGACGCCGGCACCAGGCCGTTCTACGACCCGGACCGCCGCAGCTGGCAGGTGTTCAGCTACGACGACGTCGACCGGCTCGCCCGGGACGCCGTGTGCTTCTCCCAGGGGTTCGCCGACCCCCGCTCGAGGGAGCCCAACGACCACGTGATGTGGGTCGCCGACGGGCCGCGGCACCACGACCTGCGGCGCCTGGTCCGCGACCCGTTCAGCCGGACCGCGCTGGCCGCCCTGGCGCCCGGGATCCGCGCCCTGGCCGACCAGCTCATGGATGACATCGAGCGGCACGGCGGCCCGTTCGAGGTCGTCGCCGAGCTGGCGGCGCCGCTGCCCGGGGCGGTGATCTGCCAGATCATGGGTCTCGACCTGGCGGCGAACAAGCAGTTCGGCGCGTGGCTGGCCGAGTTCGCGGCCGGGTCGGCCGCGGTCCACCAGACCATCGTGCAGACCGACAAGGCGGCGTTCTTCGCCGACCTGCTCGCCGAGCGCCGCCGCCGCCCGGCCGGCGGCCTCGTCGACGAGCTGATCGCCGCCCAGGCGGCCGGCTACCAGGTCGACGGGGCCGACCTGTCCGACGAGGACATCATCGGGTATCTCTGGGGGCTGGTCGCCGCCGGGATCCACACGACGCACGCGGCGATCGCCAGCACCCTGCTGCTGCTGGCCGAGTGGGGCGGCTGGGACGAGCTGCGCGCCGACCCCGGGCTGCGCGACGGCGCGATCGCCGAGTGCCTGCGGCTCGCTCCGCCGTTCCCGACGATCGGGGCGGTGACCACCCGGCCCGTCACGTTCGGCGACGTGGAGATCCCGGCCGGCCAGATGGTCACCGGGTCGCTGTGGTCAGCCGGCCGCGACCCGGCCAGGTTCCCCGACCCCGGCCTGCTCGACCCGCGCCGCCCCGGCCTGGGCCAGCAGCACCCGGCGTTCGCGTCCGGGCCGCACCGCTGCCTGGGCGAGCCGCTCGCCCTGCAGGAGCTCCGCACCGTGGTCTACGCCGCGACCGACCGGTGGTCGTCGCTGCGCTGGGACCGGGACCTGCCGTTCGGGCGGGCGCCGCTGACCATGTTCAACAACGTTGCCGTGGCCTGGATGTCCTACGTGGGGCGGCAGCCGTGACCGCCGGCACCGCCGAGCAGCAGGCGGCCGGCGCGGTCACGTTCCGCGAGGTGTTCGCGGTCTCCGAGTGGCGGGCGGTGTGGCTCGCGCAGCTCGTCTCGTTCGGCGGCGACCAGTTCGCCCGCGTCGCGGTCGCGGTGCTGGTCTACGGCCGCACCGGCTCGCCGCTGCTCGCCGCGGTGACGTTCGCGCTGACCACGCTGGCGATGTTCGCCGGCGGGCTGCTGCTCGGCTGGACCGCCGACCACTGGCCGAGGCGGCAGGTCATGATCGTCGCCGACCTGGCGTGCGCCGCGCTGGTCGCGGTCATGCTGATCCCCGGCCTGCCGCTCGCCGCGCTGATCGCGCTGCTGTTCACGGTCGGGCTGGCGATCGAGCCGTTCCTGTCGGCGCGGATGGCGACCAACGTCGCGGTGCTCGGCGAGCGGCGGTTCCAGGTCGGCAACGGCATCACCCTGGCGACCTACCAGGTGGCGCAGCTCGCCGGGTTCGCCGCCGGCGGCGCGGTCGTCGCCGCGCTCGGGGTGCGCGCCGCGATCGCCGTCGACGCCGCCTCGTTCCTGGCCTCGGCCGCCCTGATCCGGTTCGGCCTGCGGGCCCGCCCGGCGCCCGGCGGCGGCGGCCCGGCCAGGCCGCAGGTGCTCGCCGGGGTCCGGGTCGTGTTCACCCGCCCGGTCGCCGTCGCCGCGATGGGCCTGCTCTGCCTGACCGGCTTCTACGGCGTCCCGGAGGGACTGTCGGTGCCGCTCAGCCGCCAGCTGGGCGGCGGCGCGGGCACGGTCGGGGTGCTGCTAGCGGCGGGCGCGGTCGGCGCGACGATCGGGCCGATGGTCTACACCCGGTTCGTCGGCGAGGACCTGCGGATGCGGCTGGCCGCCGTGACCGCCCTGGCCGGGGTCGTGGTGCTGACCGCGTTCGCGGGCCCGCCGGTGCTGGCCGGCGCGGTCGTGATCCTGGCGGTGTCGGGCCTGTTCACCGGGTTCATCCCGGCCGCGGCCGGGGCGATGATCATGGCGGTCCCGGACGAGCACCGGGGCAAGGCGAACGGGGTCGTCGGCGCGGCGATGAGCCTGGCCCAGGCGGTCGCGGTGCTGGCGGCGGGCGCGATCGCGCAGCGGGTCAGCCCGGCGCTGGTCATCGCGTGGTTCGCCGTCGGCGGCAGCGCGGCCGGGGCGGTGCTGGCGCTGGCGTGGCGGCGGGCCCGGGCGGGGGAGGCGGCCGGTGCCTAGCGGCGTGATGCGGCTGCGCGCCCGCACGCTGGCGACGCCGGTGCGCTGGTACCGGCACGCCGACACGAAGGCGACGCTGGTCCTGGTGCTGAACAACCACATCGGCAGCCGCGGCTACTTTGCCCTGATGCGCCGCCGGATCGCCGAGCTGGAAGACCGCGGCGCCGCCGTCTACCTGGAGGGGATCTGCGCCGCGCCCGACGGGCAGTGGGCGGCCGCGACCGATGCCGAGCGCGCCGCCCGCGAGGTGCTGCGCGGGCTCTACCACGACCGGCCCGCCGCGATGGCGGCCGGGCTGGGCTGGGTGTTCCAGGGCGAGGCGATCGGCGGCAGCACGTGGACGGTCACCGACCTCACCGACCTGGAGCTGATCAGGATCGCCGGCACCGAGCCCATCGCGGCGGCCGGCGCCCGGGCCGCCCAGGCGTCGGAGCAGCTCGGCCGCCACGAGGACCGCTACATGGCGGCGGTGGCGCCGGTGACCTACCGGCGGCTGGCCCGGCGCCACTCCCGGTGGATGGCCCGGCTGACCGGCCGGCTGTCGCCGGACCTGTACGCGGTGCTGCTAGAGCAGCGGTCGCAGCTGGCGGTCGACGCGATCGACCCCGGCCGGGACGCGGTGGCGGTGTGGGGCGCCGAGCACGCCGGCACCCTCGACGCGGCGCTGGCCGCCGCCGGGTGGCGGTTCACCGGGCGGGTCCGGTGGCTCAACGTCGGGCAGCTCCCGCCGCTGTGGCGGACCGCGGCCGAGGTGGTCGCGGTGGCGTGGGCGATCGGCCGGGACCGGGCGGCCGCCCAGGCGGCGGGCTGACCGGGTCAGGCGGGCCTGATCGCCGCGGGCAGGGCAGTTTGCCCCTCCGGGATGATCACGATCACGCCGTCGCCGATCCACACGTCGTCGCCGGCCCGCATGTCCTCGGGCTTGCCGAGACTGACCTGCCACATCGGCACGAACGGGGCTGCCTGCTCGCCCTCGGTCACCGCGCAGATCAGCCCGTCGCTGTACCGGCCCGGCCGGGTCATGACGATCCGGAGCCCGGTGTAGGCCAGGCACAGCTGCCCGCCCCGCCACAGCCAGGGCATCGGCACGGGCATCGGGGCCGCGCCCATGATCCTGCCGTCGGCGTCGGTGACCGCGAACCACAGCCGGACCGGGCCGTCCAGGATCCGCGATGAAACCACCCTGCCCGGCACCGCTGGGCTGTCCATGCCGGCCAGCCTAGCGGGAAGACCGCCCGCGCCGCCCCAGGTCAGGGGCGGCGCGGGCGGCGCGATATATATCAGGGAAATATGTTCCGGGCAGGTCCTTCCTAGGTTTGGCGGGGTCAGCTGGTCTGGGTGATGTTCGCCGCGACGATCACGCCGCCGGCGACGGTGTAGGTGCCGGAGTAGGTCCGGGTGCTGCCGTCGGACTGGACCGCGGACAGGGTTGCCCAGACGGTGCCGTTGTCGAACTGGCCGTAGGTCAGCAGGGTGATGCTCGCCGTGGTGGCGTAGCCGGCCACCCACGAGGCGTAGTCCTGGCCGCCGATGTTCTTGCCGCCGAGCGCCCACGCGCCGGGATAGTCGTGGTCGGTCAGGTCCTGGTAGAACTGGGCGATCACGGCGGTCGCGCTGGTCAGCGCCGGGGCGGCGGGCGCCGCCGGGGCGGCCGGCGCGGGCGTGTACGGCCTGGCCGGTGAGGTGGCCGCCGGGGGCGGCGGCGCGGGCGTGTGCCGCGGCGCCGGGACCGTGGTCCGCGGTGCGGCGGGCCTGGCGGCGGCGGCGGGCGCGGCCTGGCCGTGGCCGGCCAGGGTGACCGCCACGGCGGCGGACGCGCCGCCGGTGATGATCAGGGCGGCCACGCCGGCGGCGATGGCCAGGGCGATCTTGCGGGGTGTCATGGTGGTCTCTCCTTCAGTGTTGGTGCGCCCGGCCGCGGGTGCGGCCGGGAGTCTGCGGGGTGGTCAGGCGGCGGCGGGCAGCGCGTCGAGCTGGCCGGCCGGGCACCACTCGGGCCGCTTGTCGTCGCGGACCCGGATCATGTGCGGGTGGCGGAGCTTGCGGCCGGTGGTCACGCCCGCCGCCATGACCTCCCAGACGGTGCCGGCCAGGCCGGGCATCTCATCGGGGGTGTAGGCGCCGAGCAGTTCCGGCTTGACCGCGCAGTGCCCGACCGGGATCCACGCCCCGTCGTCGCCGACGACCGCGATCTCCACCGACCCGACGGTGCCCCGGCGGGTGTTGTCGCCGGGGGTCCAGCCGCCGGTCAGCACCACGTCGACGGTGCCCATCGCCTTGACCTTCGCCCACGCCCTCGACCGCTGCCCGGGGCGGGCGGCGGGCTCGTACCGGCCGTCGCGGCGCTTGAGCATGACGCCCTCGCCGCCCCGGTTGATCTCGGCCTGGATCGCCCCGGCGGTCGCCGGGAGCTGCGGGACCAGCACGATCTGCGCGTCCGGGCACCGGTCAGCCAGGATCGCGACGACCTCCTCGAGCGCGGCGCGGCGCTGGTCGTAGGTCAGGCCGGTGAGGTCGGTGCCGGCCAGGTGGGGCAGGTCGAACACGTAGAAGGTCGGGGCGCCGAACTGCATCCGGTACATCCGGGCGCGGGTGACGCCGGAGCCGAACCAGCCGGCGGTGATCCCGATCGGCGCCCGGCGGCCGGGCGCGGCCGCGACCAGCTCGCCGTCGAGGACCGTCCCGGCCAGGCCCGGGAACTCGACGCCGGCGACGGTCACCGGCTCGTCGACGTGCACGGCGGCCAGGTCGGGGAACGACGCCGACCGGTTCTCGCCGAACCGGGACCGGCCCGCCAGGATCTGCAGGAAGGCGCGGCAGCCGTCGTACTTGGGCTCGGCGGCCCACTCGGGGACCAGCCAGGCGCCGATCGCGTCGAACTGCCCGGGCTGGCCCCAGGCGATCATCGCCTTGAGGTCGGTGCCCTTCATCGGGTCCGGCACGCGCAGCCCGCCCATCACTGCGCCCCCGCCCGCTCGGCTTCCCACTCGGCCAGCCGCGCCTCGGCCCGGGCGGCCAGCGCCTCGGACCGGCGCTGCAGGCCGCGGTAGAACCGGCCGCGCTCGGTGGACGAGAACGAGGACCGCAGGTACAGGTCGCCCAGCCGCGTCCACGTGCGGGCGGCGGCCTCGCTGCCGGCCGGGGTGAACTCGCCCTCCCACAGCTCGGGGCGGCCGGTCAGCCAGCGGGCCATCGTCCGGTGCTCGGCGGCCTGGCCGTAGTAGCGGGCGGCCCGCTCGGCGTCGCGCTTGCCCTGGCGGTAGTTCTTGCTGGCCTCGTTGTGGTGCCGGCTGGCCTCGGCGCGGTGGTCGATGTACATCTGGGCTCCAATCCCGTATTGCTTATATATACAGAATACCCCCGCAGGTCAGGCGGCGGCGCTCGAACAAGCGTCCGGGCGGTGTGCCGTCCGGCACACGAAAGCGACGGCCGCCCCGTCGCCGGGGGGCCGCCGCCTCGCGGGCGGGAGTCAGGCGTCCTGGCGGAACCGGGCCGGCGCGAAGCTCTTGACGCAGACCGGCCCGACCATCACGCCGGTCTCCTTGGCCCGCCGCAGGGTCTTCTCGGCCCACATCGCGTGGTCGCAGACGATGCACTTGCCGGTGGCGATCATCAGCGCGGTCACCTGCTCGTCGTCCAGCGGGACGCGCATGTCCTCGGTCAGCCGGTAGACCGCGCCGCGCACGATCTCCCAGTCGTAGCGCACCGAGTCGCCGCCCTCGGTGAACCGGGCGGCCGCGGACTCGATCATCTTCTTGGCGTACCGGCGGCGCTGCTCGACCGGCACGTCCTTCTGGCCGCGGGACTCCTTGACCAGCCAGATCGTGCCCTCGGGGTCGCGGTAGATGCCGACCGGCGCCGGCACCGGGCACTCGCCGATGTGGCGGGCGGTCCAGCTGCCGGCCACCTTGACGGCCGTGCCCTCGCCCTCGTCGACCCAGGCGCCGCAGGCGCCGCAGGTCCCGCCGTACCGGTTGGGGCGCGGCTGGTCGGCGGCGGCCCGGGCGTGCCGGTCACGCGACTGGCGCTCCAGCATGTCGCCGACCTCGGCGCTGGCCAGGACGGCCTCGGCCTGCTCGACCGCCTCGGTGTTCTCCGGGCACTGGCCGGCCGCGTGGAACGGGGTCCACCGGCCGCGGACCTTCGTGACCGTGCCCTCGCCGGCCTCGACCCGCTGGCCGCAGGTCCCGCACTGGCCGGGGTACTGGTTCGTCATTGTCGTGCTCCTTCAGTCTGCCGTGTTGCTTATATATATACAATACCAGCCCAGGTCAGGTGCCGGCTCCCGAAAACGTGTCCGGTGCTGTGCCCTCGGGCACACTGGACGCGGCGGGTCGCGCAGCGTAATCTTGCCGGCACCGCCTGTGTACTACTACGCAGGGCGACGCCACTGGCGGCCGGCCAGCCCAACGCCCGGGCCTGGCCGGCCGCCGCCGTCCCCGCCCGCTATCCTGGCCGTGTCCGGGCGTCCGGTGCCCCCGGCCGCTTCCGCAGGATGCCTGCGCACCCGGCCGCAACCTCCGGGCCGCCCGGCCGGGCCGGCCCCCACGCCTATCAGGGAGCCCAGTGCACGGTGCCCCCGGGGGCCGGCCCGCGACCCGCCTCCGCACCGTCACGCCGGTGTTACACTGCGCGCATGCGATCGCTGACCACGTTCCTCACCGGCGCCGTCGCCGCCGCGCTGCTGACCCAGGCGCTGGGCGCCTGGACCTGGCTGGCGATCGCGCTGCTGGCCGCCGCCGTCGTCGTCCTCTGGCTGTCGGCGGGCGACGTCGCCGCCCGGCTGGCCGCCGTGTTCATGCTCGGCTTCTGCGCGATCGCGCCGGCGCTGTGGCCCGAGGACTTCGACGACCCGGCCGAGCAGGCCGCGCTCGCCGACGACCGGCGGGCCGCCCGGGCGGTGCTGAGCGGCCGGGACCGGTAGCCCGGCACGACCAGGCGGCGGCACCCCGACCCCGGGGGGGTGCCGCCGCCTGCGTCTGCCCGTAGCCCGGCGGGCTACGGCCGCCGGTCACTCGTCAGGCGGCCGGGACGAGCTGACGGCGGCGCGGGCGGCGCGACGTACGCGGCGTGATGACGTCGCCGGCGCGGGTGCCGGGATGGCAGCGCGGGCACAGCAGCGCGCCGTTCTTCAGCTCCTTCAGGCCCTTCTCGTGGTGCTCGGTGGCGCTCGGCCAGATCCGCACGACGTCGAACCCGATGCCCGCCGCGCCGATCACGGCGAGGATCCGGGCGCCGACCCCGGCGCGGTGCTGGGCGATCCGGCAGGCGACCCCGGCGGCCTGCGCGGCGGTCAGGTACCGGCAGGTGATCCGCGTCTGGGGCGCGGCGCGGACCTCCGCGACGATCAGCGGGTCGGCGCGGCCGAGGTCGTCGGGGTAGGCGAATCCCAGGTAATGGCGGGCGTGCCGGAACGGCCGGTGGTAGCAGACCAGGTACAGCGCGCCGCGCCGGCGGCGGCGCCTGCTCACAGCTCGATCCGCTGGCCGGTGAGCGCGTCGACGACGGTGGCGCCCGGGCCGAACGCGGCGGCCATCTGCGCCAGTTCCTCGTCGCTGTAGCCCTGCAGCTCGCGCTCGCGGCGGTAGGCGGCGATCGCCTCGGCGGTCTGCTCGGCGTAGGCGGCGGACGCCGCCACCGCGTCGATGCCGCCGGCCAGGCCGAAGGCGATGATCAGCGCGACGGTGTCGTCGGGGGGCACGTTGCCGCTGGCGGTCCAGCGGGGCACCCCGGCGGCGTCGACGGCCAGGCCGCCGATGACGGCGATCAGGTGCTCGACCTCGGACGCGCACGCCTTGTGGGCGGTGTGGCCGGCGACCTCGGCGACTGGCCAGCTCAGGCCGCGGCCCGCCCAGAACGCGGAGTCCTTGAGCGCGGCCTGCACCGCGCAGACCAGGCACGGGGTGGTGATCTCGGCGGCGTTCACTTGGCGCCGCCCGCCCGGTGCCAGGCGAGGGCCTGCTCGACCGGGACGCCGGGCTTGGCGCCGTCGGCGCCCGCGTCGGTCTCGGCGCCGCCGGCGTACCAGCGGACCGGGAACGTGCCGCCGGCGGCGGCCTGCTTGACCCACGTGTAGACGGTCTGCGGCCGGAACGACGCCGGCTCCAGGCCCGCGTCGAGCAGGGCCTTGCGGAAGCCGTACGGGCTGACCACGCCGGCCGGGAACGGCGAGGGCGCGGCCCGCCTCGAGGACCGGCGCACGGGCGGGCCGGCCGGGGACGTGCCGGGCAGGTCGACGGTGACGACGGCGGCCGGGCGGGGCGGCATCGCCGAGGCGGCCATCCGCGGCGGGGTGCGGTTGAGCGGCGGCTGGCGGCCGAGGGTGTGCCCGGCCTGCCAGCACGGGCACTCCCACACAGCCACCTTGGCCTGCGACCCGTTGCGGATCGTCTCCTTGCACAGGTTGTGGTCGCCGGTCGCGCAGAACCCGCACGGGTGGCGCGGCTTGGGCTTGGCCTTGGCCGCGTCCTCGGCCTCGTCGTCGAGCTCGGCGGCGGCGGCGAGCGCGGCGGCGGTCAGGTCGGCGGTCACCGCGCACCGCCCGCCGTGGCGCGCAGCGCCGGGTCGGCGGGGTGGGTCGCGCCGGCGTTCCACCGGGCGGGCATGTACTTGACCACCCAGTGCCGGCGGTCGAGCGTGTAGGCGTACCGGCCGGGGTAGCGGTCGGCCTCGAGCAGCAGGTTCACGATGGCCATGCCCATCTGGCCGTGGCCGTCGGCGTAGCCCGCTTCGATCAGGTAGGTGACCGCCGGGGTGGCGGCCTCCCACCACGCCGCGGCGGCCGCGGCCCGCGCCTGGCACGTCGCCCAGCCCTGCCGGACGTCGCTGGCGGTGATTTCGGCGGGGGTCGCCGGGCGCAGCTTGCGCACGTCGACGCTGACCGAGCCGGCGCCGCGGCCGGGGTGGTCCAGGCCGCCGGCCGGCGTGACGAGGATCATCGCGTAGGTGACGGGCACCTTGCGGGTCACTTCCTCGCCGAGGGCGGTGAGGCGGGTGGTCGAGACGCGGGTCTCGCCGGTGTAGATGCCGGTGCGGTCGGGGCCGCGGCGGCTGTCGGGGAAGGTGGCGAAATCGCCGGGCTGCCAGTCGTGTCGTGCGGTCATGGTCTCTCTCCTTCAAGTGCCGGTTTGGCGGTGGTCAGGCGGTGGCGGTTGGCAGGTAGCCCCAGTCGGCGTCGCCGGCGCCGTGGGTCAGGTACAGGCCGAAGTCCTGCAGGGCGGCGGTGAAGCTGGGCCACACGTCCTCGCCCTCGGCCTCAGATTCCTCGACGTACTCGGTGGCGGCGGCGGCGACGGCGGCGGCCAGGGCGTCCCGGTCGGTGCCGGTGACGGCGGCCGCCGAGGTCATGGCCGGCTCGCGGTGCGGGACCGGCTGCCGGCCCCAGTCGGCCACGGCGGCGACGGCGGTGATGTACTCGCCGAGCGCGACGACCGCGTGGGTGAAGGTCGGCCAGCCGGTCACGCCGGCGTCGGCGGACTCGTCAAGGAACTCGTCGGCGGCGGCCGCGGCGGCGGCCAGGAACGCGGTGCGGTCCTCGCCGGCCAGGCGGGTGATGGTGTCGGTCATCGTGGTCTCCTTCAGGCGCCGAGGCCCAGGCACCGCTTGCAGGTGACCGGGGCGTCGGTGGGGGCGAGGTAGGCGAGCTGGCGGCGGCCCATGCCGCACCGCTGGGTCAGCTGGCCCTCGGGGCCGGTCGGCCGGGCGTCGTGCACCATGCCGGTCGTGTAGCTCCGGCCGGCGGTGGCGGTGGCGGTGGCTGTCGTGTTGCTCATATATACATAATACCACGTGGAGCCGCCCGTGACGCCCCTGGGCGTAGGACGGTCATCACACCGGAAAACGTGCCCTGGCCTGCCGGAACGGGCGAAGTCACGGCGGCGTTGGTGTACCTTATATATATGCAACACGAAAGCGACGCCGACACCTACGGTCCCTGGACCTACGACCACACCGACCGCGTGTGGTGGGCCCGCGTCGGCGGCGGCTTCGCCGTCGTCGAGGGCGACCTGAGCGACCCGCCCCGGTACCACCCCGCCACCGGCGCCGACCTGCACATCTGAAGGAGAGAGACCATGATCCGCAAGACCTACCACCGCGGCCGCTGGTTCGTCCGCGACGGCCGCCGCGTGTGGTCCGCCCCCGCCTACGTCAGCCCCGGGCGGCGCTCGCCCCGCGTGGGCATGCGCGGCGCGATGGTGAGCCACTGATGGCGAACCTGATGAGCGGCCCCTGCACCTGCGCGGGCTACTGGCGGGGCCTCGGGCCCCGCCCGGCCTGCGCCGAGCACAACGAGACCCCGGCGGCGCCCGCCGCCGGGCAGGAGGGCTGACCGATGACGACCACGACCGCGCCGGCGTTCCCGGCCTGCCCGGTCCGCGGCCACGACCACGGCCTGACGCTGGTCCGCGACCACGTCCAGGACGGCACCGGGCAGCGGGCCCACACGCTCGCCTGCCCGGGCGGCCGCTACCGGTTCTTCTACATCCCGGAGGTCTACGCCCGCGTCGGCTCGATGGTGCGGTGGACCCGCCCCCGGTGGGGCTGGCCGGAAGGCTGACCGCCCGCCCGTCACCCGCCCCCGCCGCGCACCGCGCCGGGGGCGGCGGCGTTCCCGGGCACGGCACATACATGCGGCGGCGCCGTGGCCCGCCGGGCTACGCGGCGCCCGCCAGCAGCGGCCGGGGGTACGGGTAGACCCACAGCCCGCGCGCGCCGTCGTCGATCGCGTTGGCCGCGCTCGCCTTCTGGTGGCCGCCGCCGTGCGCGCCCCTGGTCGTGCGGATGTGCTCGAACCCGTCGAACCGGTACATGGACCCCGGCGTGCCGGGCAGCGACTGGGTGGCGAGCGCGGCGAGCTGCGGGCGGCCGCACAGCTCCGCCGACCGGGCCGCCCACTTCGCCGAGGTGTCCAGCCACAGCGGCGCCAGGTACTCCCGCGTGATCCGCAGCACCGCCCGCAGGCACTTCTCGTCGCGGCGGTCGGGGGACCGGGCGATCCGCGCCAGGTCGACGGTGTTGTAGCGGTGCCAGCCGCGCGCCTTGCACACGCTGGCGTTGATCGTCGAGGCGAGCACCACGCACGCCGCGACCCGGCCGCGGTCCTCCATCACGAACGGCAGCCGCCCGAACGGCCGCTCGTACGGCCGGCCGCCGGGGTGCGGCTTGCCGCACGACGGGCACTCGCCGGTGGGCAGGTGCAGCGGGTGCCGCCACCTGATCAGCAGGTCCTCGGCCTCGGCCATGTCGACCTGGTAGAAGGCGACCAGCGGCGACAGCCGCAGGGCCAGCTGGTGCGTCACCGGTCCCCCTCGGCGGTCACCGCGTCGATGTAGGCGCGGGCGACGGGCCCGGTCTCGATCGGGACGGTGTCCAGCCCGGCCCGCGGCACGTAGTAGACGACCCGCCCGCGCTCGCGCAGCCTGGTCACGGCGCCGGTCTTGGCGAGCGCGTCGGCGGCCGCCGCGGCGACGGTGCGGGGCAGCCCGGTCCGGTAGGCGAGCAGGTCGCGGCTCATGGTCAGCGGCTCGTGGCCGCCGGGGTAGTCGGTGGTCTGCTCGATCAGGACCGCCAGCACCGCCGCGCGGGCGGCGGGCCGGCGGGTGTCGCCGAGGGCGGTCATGACGACGCCGCCAGCCGGCCGGCCAGGTCGCGCATCTGGCGGGCCTCGCCGCGCAGCCGGGCGCGGACGCCGGCGAAACGCTCGCCGGTCCAGCGGTGCCCGCGCGATTCCCGGTCCCGGGCGTCGGCGGTCTCGGTCAGCACGGCGGTGATCAGCTCCCGGTCGCCGGGCTGGGCGGCGGTGACGAGCCGCGCGGTCTCGGCGGCCTGCCGGCTGCCGGCTGCCCGGGTGACGGCGAGCAGCGCGGCGGCGGCGGCCGACAGCGCGACGTCGAAACCGGTCGCCTGCGGGTTGAGGTTGCTCCAGACGGCGATCGCGGCGGCGTGCAGCGCCTCGGCGTCCAGGCCGAGCCGGGCGGCGTACCGCTCGGCGTCGGCCTTGCGGGCCTCGGTCGGGGTGGTGGTGGTCATGTCTCTCCTTCAGGGATAGGTCCGGGCGCCCTTGGCGGGCGCCCGGTGGTCGGGTGTGTGTCTACTCGGCGGTGCCGGCCTGCTCGGCGTCCTCGGCGACGGGGCGGCGGGGCAGCTCGACGGGGTGGCCGACGTTGAGCTGGTCGCTGTGCGTCCAGGTGTGCCGCTTCGTCGCCTTGTCGTAGCCGGTGCGGTGGATCTTGGCGTCGCAGGTCGCGCAGCGCAGTTCGGTGGTCCACCGGATGTCGTGCACGGTGGTCAGCGCGAACCGGTTGCGCTCCTTGGCCTTGGCGTCGTCGGCGGCCGCGTCGTGCTCGGCGGGCTTGGCGCCGAAGTCGGCCGAGGGACCGGCGCCGTCGGCGTCCTTGGACTTGTAGCTGCCGGCGAACCGGACGATGGTGATGCCGCCCTGGCCCTCGGGGTAGCTGCCGACCTGGCGGCCGACGTCCTGCCACTGGCGGTAGCCGGCGACCTTCGTGGCCTCCGGGTCCTGCATGGCGATCAGCATCGCGTTGCGGTCGGAGTAGCCGTCGTCGATCGCGGCGAACATGGCGACCGCGGCGTCGATGGTGTCCTGGTCGGTCTCGTCTTCCCAGGCCTCCAGCTTGTCGAACAGCTCGGCCTTGCGCTTGGCGGCGGCCTCGACGCTGGCGCGGGTGGGTGCCTTGCGGCGGCTGCGGCTCTTGGTGGCGGTGGTCATGGTGGTCTCTCCTTCAGGTGGCGGTGGTGGTGGTCAGACGAGCCGGCCGCCGCGGCGGACGCGGGCCGGGCTGTGGTGCGGGTGGGTGCGCTGGAAGGCCGGGCAGGTGCAGCCGAGGGCCATGGATATGTCGACGATCTGGTCGAGTACCTCGTCCGGCAGCACGCCGCCGACGTGGTAGCGGCTGGCGTCGGCGCCGGCGTCGATCGCCCTGGCGATCGTGCGGGCCTGGTTCCTGGTCATCGGGTGCCTGTCCGTGTTGCTCATATATACATAGTACCACGCCCCGGCCGCGTCTGGGCTGGTCGGGGCGCGATTCCGTACGTATTCGAATGTGGCGTCGGTCCTACTACAGGAGGCAGCGATGAGCGATGACCAGGCAGCCCGGGAGACCGAGCAGCGCCCGGCAATGGAGGTGCACCTTGGCGAGATCAGCGGCACGCCGGCGGCCGCCCGGCACCGCCACTGCATCATCTGGATCAACGGCAAACGCTGGGAGGGGAACCTGGCCGAGGTGATCCCGGACAGCGAGCGCGGCTAGCAGCGCAGGCACCGGGGGTCGCGCCCGGCCGCGTGCCCGCCGCGCTCGTGCACCGCGATCCGCTCGACGGCGGCCAGCGCCGTGCCGTCGGCGGTCGCCGCGCGGGCGGCGGTCAGCGTGCCGTACCAGGGCCCGGCGATCCCGGTCGGGACGTGCCGGGCCTCCCACGGCGTGCCGCTGATCTCCAGCCGCTCGTAGGTCCACAGCCCGTCGCGGGACGCGGCCGCCCACGCCTCCGGCCGGCCCGAGCGGAACGCCCGGTAGCGGCGGGTGACGTCGGCGGGGGTCAGCGCCCGCCGGGGCGCGGCGGTCACACCGCCGCCTGCGGGCGGCGGACCTCGGCCAGGAAGCCGGCCGGCCGGTTGACCGGCTTCGCCTTCGGGTCGCGGACGATGATGACGACGGACCGGACGGGCACCTTCGGCCGCCGGTAGCCGGTGCTCTGGCGCCACGTGTTCCAGTCGTCGCTCAGCTCGGCGATGCCGGAATTGACGGTGACGCCGCGGACGCCTTCCTGCGCCGGGATGGCGATCAGGAAGTCGCCGGCGCGCAGCTCGGCGACGGTGACGGTCTCGGGCGGCCCGAATACGGGCACGACGTTGGTGGTGGTCATTTGTCTCTCCTTCAGGCGGCGGCCGGGGTGGTGTCCCAGCCGCAGACGGTGTTGACGTGACGCTGATCGCCGATCCCGGCGGTGCCCTCGTAGCAGTCCTGGGGGTAGACGCCGAGCCGCTGCAGGGCGCTCGACAGGACGTCGTAATAGGCGGCGGGGCACAGCGAGTAGACCTCGGGCGAGCGGGCCCAGCCGTCGCCGTCGGCGCGGAGGCCCAGCTGCCATGCCTGGCCGGCCAGCCGGGCGGGGGTGACCGACCCGGGGTCGCCGATCTTGCGGTCGTAGGGGGCGATCACCTGGTCGAGGGTGACCAGGCCGTGCCGGGCGCTCAGGACCAGGATCCGGGCCTCGCGGCCCTGCTGGCGGTCCCAGCGGGCCAGCGCCTCGGCGGCGGCCAGGCTGTGGGTGAACATCGCGCCGGTGTACAGGTCGCGGGCCGGGGCGGGCGCGGCGGCCTTGCGGGCCGAGCACGGGACCACGTAGGTGATCCCGGCGTAGGCGGCGCGGCTGGTCATTACGGGAGCACCACCCAGTTGCCGGCGGGCAGCGCCTTCCTGGCGTCGGTGTAGGTGCCGGTGCGGGTGACGATCTCGCCGGCCCCGCGCAGCTCGAACATCCACTGGCCGTAGCCGCGCGGGCTGCGGCCGTGCGATGCCTGGTACTGGCGGGTGCTCACGGTCTTGCTTGTCGTGTTGCTCATATATACATAATACCAGGCCGGGCGGTCAGCCGCGCCGTCCCCGGTGTGACGTCGGTCCTACAGCCCGGCCAGCAGCCCCGCGACCCAGGCGCCCGACACCCGCCCCGACCAGCCGCACCGCGCGCAGTAGAACGCGTCGAGCACCGGCACCACGTCGGCCAGTCCGCCGCACCCGCCGCAGTTCACGTACGCCCGGCCGCTGCGGACCACCAGCGCGCACTCCTCGCCGGTGACCGGGTCGGTGAACGGCCAGCCCGCCACCGGGTCAGCCACGGCCAGGCTCCCAGGGGCTCTCGGCGACCAGCAGCGCGAAGTGCGGCACGCACAGGTCCGCCCACCGCGGCGCGAACGACGCCGGCGACTCCGGGCCCGGCCGGACCACCAGCGCGGCGCCGGCCGGCTGCCCGCAGAGCACGCACAGATGACCCTGCGCGACGCGCGCCTCGATCGCCCGCGTTCCCGCCTCGGTGTGCTCGGCCAGGGCGCCGCCGGTGACCTCCTCGAGCATCGGCGCGGCCTGCCAGAGCGCGGTCGCGATCGGCCCCGACGGCGGCACCGGGTCAGTCACCGGCCGGGTCCTGCAGCTCGCCGGCGGCCACGATGAGCCGGGCGCCGTGGTCGGTCTCCATCACGTACCACGTGGTGCCGTCGATGGTGTTGCCGTCGGTCAGCAGGCGGCCGGTGACCGTGTACGAGCCGCCGTGCTCGCCCGCTATCTTGACCTGCACGCGGTCACCGCCCGATCGCGGCCCCGCCGGCGGGCCGGTCACCGGTTCCGCCACTGGCCGGCGTGCTCGCAGGTCACCCAGTGCGGCATGCCCCGGAACCGGCCCTCGCCGGGCTGCTCGCCGTCGCGCAGCATCCGGTAGCGCAGCACCGCCCCGTCCTGCCACACCTCGGCGTTGCCGGTGCCCGCCGACCCGGCGTCGATCGGCATCTTGCCCGCCGGCCTCCCGCCCCGCCCGGGCGGCGCGCCGCGCTCGGGGAACGCCCAGTAGACCGGGGCCAGGCACGACCCGCAGTGCGCCGGCGGCGGCTTGCCGCTCACCGCGGCGCCGGGAACGGCGCCGGCGCGGGCACGTGCCAGGTCGCCCACTGCCCGCCGGCGGCGGTGCCGAGGAACACGATCGTGCCGGGCCCGCCGGCGGCCAGCTGCGCCGCCGCGATCGCCCTGATGCCGGGGCCGGGCAGCGTCTCCCACGGCATCACGCGGGCGTCGACGGCGCCCGGGTCGCAGCCGGTCAGGCCGGCGAACGCCTGGCCGATGCGGGCCAGCACCAGCTCGGTCTCGTCGTCGTGGATGGCGACGAAGGTGGCGGCGCGGCCGCCGACGGGCCGGACCCGCAGCAGCGCGGCGGTCACGGCGCGCCGCCGTCGAGCACCCCGTCGCCGGCCAGGCAGTGCCGCACCGGGCACCGCGCCGGGCAGCTGCAGTCGCCCGTCCCGGTCCCGGCCAGCGCCGGGCCGCCGTAGCACCGCTCGCACGCCAGCTGCGCGCAGCGCACGTCCATCTCGGTGATCAGCCCCTCCGCCCGGGCCATCGCGGCCAGGTTGGCGGCCCGGGCCCGCGCCAGCATCACCTCGGCGAGCGCCAGCAGCGCCGGGCCCAGCAGCTCGCCGCGGTCGTCGTCGTCAGCCATCGGGGGTCTCCTTCCGCCACAGCAGCCCGCCGTCGCCGGGCTCGTCGAGCAGCACGATCCAGCCGCGCCGCGCGCACCGCACCGGCAGCGCGTAGGGGTCGCGGGCGTGCCGCGACCGCGCCCAGCCGCCGACGGCGGCCGCCAGGGTGGCCTCGCGGTGGATCCGGGCGATGTGGCAGGACCCGGCCTGGCCGTCGCCGTGCACCACGATCCCGTTGGACGGGCGGCCGTCGCCGCCGCGCGACTTGTACAGCAGGTGATGGACGTGCACCACGGCGCCGGTGACCGGCTCGCCGCACACCACGCAGCAGGGCCGGCCCATGCCGGGCGGGGTGTCGCGGGCGATGACCTCCGCCCGCACGGCCGGGCTGAACTCGGCCGGCCAGCCGGTCACTGCCCGGCCTCGTCGTCCGGCGGCGGAACCCGCCGGGCCTGCCAGTCCGCCCAGCTCATGCCGGGGTGGGCCGCCTCCCAGCGGGCCTGCCGGCGCCGCACCGCCCGGCGCAGGCCCAGGTCGAAGGCGGTCCCGGCGGCGGCGACGATCAGCAGCGTCACCGCCACCGTGATCCCCAGCGTCATCATGGCCGCCACCCCCGCGCCGCGGCGGCGGCGAACTGCTCGCGGGTGACCGGCTCCAGCACCGACACGTGACTGTAGCCGGTTTCCCCGGACGGCTCGATCACCGAGTAGCCGCGGCCGTGCCGCCAGCCGCGGGCGTGGTTCTCGGTGATGTACCCGACCGTCCGCTGGGCGGCGGCCATCGCCGCGTCGCGGGGCATCCCGGCCCGGTCGCAGGCGGCCAGCTCCGCGTCGATCACGTCGGTCAGCGTCTCCACGTAGCCGTAGCAGGTCAGCCCGGGACCGTGCCACACCCAGCAGCAGCCCCACGAGATGGCGAGCTGGACCGGGGTGGCGCGGGCCAGCGCGGCGGTGTCCCGGTCGCGCAGCGCGGCGAACTGCGCGGCCAGCTTGCGCCGCCCGGCGGGCGCGCAGATCGCCAGGTGCCCGGCGACCTCCCCGTCGGCGAAACAGTCCTGCATCGTCATCATCAGGTCGCCGCTGGCCGCGGTGTAGCTGATCCCGTGCAGCTGCTCGGGACCGATGATCGTAGGGTCGGTCACTTAACTCTCTCCTTCAGGTTGAAACTTCTGGCAGCCGCACGCGCCGGCCGCTGTCATCATGGTGCACCAGGTGCGGGCGCCCTTGGCCCGGCCGGACTCGGCGATCTCGTGGGCCGCCATCGGGTCGCCGCAGCGGCACCGGGCGGCGTACGCGGCGGCGGCGGCCAGCGCGCCCGGCCCGCCGGCGAGCGCCTGCGGGTCGGCGGGCACCGCGTGCCGCCCGGCGGCGGCGGCGGCTTCCCAGGCGGCGCGGCCCGCCGCCCCGGCCGCGTAACCCGGCATGGTCGGGGTCCGGCTGCGGCGGGGCGTCGAGCGGGCCGAACTCGAAACGGTGGTCGGGGCAGGCGACGACCTGCCACCACCGGCCGCCGGCCTGGACGTAGCGGCAGCCGCAGGGCAGCCCGCGCGACTCCTCGGCGGCGGCGCCCGCGTAGGCCTGGCGCTGGCGGATCAGGGTCGCGCGGCGCAAGATCCACCCGGCGCACAGGAACCCCGGCGACCCGTCGGCCTGGTAGGGGACGCGGCCGGCGATGGGCGGCCGGTAGTCGCCCTTCGGCGGCGACCAGGTGGCGCCGTCGCAGCCGGGCCGGCCGCACGCCGGGTGCACGTAGCCGATCAGGTAGCGGATCCCGGCGTGGCAGTAGAACGGCTCGCCGGTGGCGGCCAGCCGCTCCAGGTCCTCGCCGTCGGCGCTGACGCCGGGGTCGCCGTTCCGCTCCGGCGACCCGTGCCGGTATGCGCAGTCATGGCAGGGCTCGACCGGGTCGGGGATCTGCGGCAGGCCCTCGACGATCTCGGCCTGGCCGAGCGGGCGGTGCACCTCGATCCAGCAGGTGCAGCCGCGCGGCCCGTCGATCGCCCGCCCGGCGCAGCACGGGTCGTCGTCGCTGGACAGGTCGGGGATGCCGTCGGGCAGCAGCGGCGCGCCGCACCAGAACGCCATCAGTACCTCCTTCGGTTGGCGGCCTCGCCGTGACTGCCGGGCGGCCAGCGCCGCGGGTCGGGCGTGGCCTGCCGGGCTACGGGCGGGCCCATCGCGGCGACGCTGGCGCCGGTGGGGCCGGGCCGGGCGGCGAGCTCGTGCAGGGCGGCCAGCCCGGCGGCCAGGTGCGCGGCCCGGTACTGGTCGGCGGCAGCCCACGGGTCCGGGCGGGCCAGCGGCTCCCCTGTCTCGAGCGCGGCGGCGGCCCACGCGGTGACGGCGTCTTCCAGGGCGGGCGGCAGGTCCTCACCGGGGTCGCAGCACGGGTGCGCGGTCAGCCCCGCCGCGGCGAGGACGGGACTGACCGGCGTCACGCAGTACCAGCAGCGCATATTTAGCCGGGCCCGTCCGGCGGCGGCACGTCGTCGCCCGGGCCGTCGCCGTTGCCGTCGCCGGGCCGGGTGATGTCCGCCGCGGCGGCCGCGCCGTGCTCGGCGGCCAGCGCCTCGGTCAGCCGGTCGTAGAGGCCCTGCAGCGCCGCGGCGCGCTGGTCCTTGCCCTCGTACCTGGGCAGCAGCTTCTCGTCGATGAAGGCGATGGCGGCCTTCCCCTGGTCGTCGGTCAGCTGGGCGATCGCCGTGATCGGCAGCGGCCGGCCCTGCAGGTTGCCCAGCAGGCCGGCGACCGCGATGCGGCGGTCGCGGTACTCGTCGCCGGACCATCCGCACTGGCTGAACTTCCAGTTCAGCCGCCCGGTGGTCTGCGCGGTGATCAGCGGCGCGTCCTGGCCGCCGCCGTTGCCGGCCGGGGTGCCGGCCGCGCCCGCCGCCGCCGCCGCGCCGGCCGGCACGGTGCCGTCGCCGGCGTGCTCGCGGATCGTGACCCGCTCGCGGCCGGGCTGCCCGCCGGGCTCGTCGCGCTCGTCGCGCTCGTCGCGCAGCACCTCGCCGGTCACCGCGCCCGCGACGTCGCGGGTCCAGTCGACGCCCTCGACCACGTCCGGCATCGGCGGCACCGGCGGCAGCGGCGCGTCGCGCCACCGGCGGGAGTCGTCGCGGTCCTCCAGCATGAGCAGCTGCACCAGCTCCGGGCTCTTGGGCGCGACCTTGGCGTGCCGGCGGACCCCGGTCTTGAGCCACATGTCGGCGAAGTTGGTGTGCCAGGCCGAGTCGCGGCCGCGCTTGCCGTTGGACTCCCGCCATATCTTCTCGGCGTTCTGCCAGGACCGGGAGTGCTCGCGCATGGTGTCCTCGGCCTCCCACCGGTCGACGGTGGTGACCTCGGTCCGCGACCCGTCCCGCATCGTGACGTAGCAGTAGGCCAGGATCGGGTCGCCGCGCTTGACCGGGTTCCCGTCGGCGTCGACGAGGGCGGGCTTGTGGTAGAACCCGCCGGCGTCGCCGTAGGCCAGCTCCCAGGCGTCGCCCTTGCGGATGAGCTGGGCAGTGACCCGGGCGACCTGCCCGGTGCGGTAGAACAGCTGCACGTAGCCCTGGTACATCGGGATGAACGTCGCCTGGTCGCCGAACGGGACGATGGCGGCCTCGTCGGTGAACGGCATCAGGCCCAGCCGCGCCGACTCCAGCAGCGCGGCGAACAGCGACGGCCGGGTGCACCTGGCCAGCGCGGCGGCCTGCTTGGAGGACCGCATGCCGGTCAGCGCGACCCGCATGAACGCGTCGGGGTCGATCAGCCTGGGCAGCTGGCGGGCGACCTCGGGCTGGAAGCTGTCCATGAGCTGGCGCAGCGGGTCGCGGACGGCGACCTCGCCGCCGGGCCCGTCACCGTTGCCGGCGCCGGGCGGCAGCCCGGCCTCGGCGGTGCGGCGCCGCTCGTCGGCGGCGGCCGCGGCGCGGCCCTGTCGGGTTTTCTGGTCTGCCATGGTTCCTACTCTCCTTCAGTGGCGGTGCCCAGGCGGAATGCCCGGGACCGGTACCGGCGGTACAGGTCGGGGTCCTCGGCGGCGAGGCGGTCGGTGTCGGCGGCGGTCACGTCGTGGGAGTACCGCGCATAGGCGCCGGGCTGCTGCTCGCGGAACGCCCCGGCGCGGAACGTGCCGTTGCGCCGCCACGAGAACAGCACCCGGCCCTGCCAGTCGACGGCGGTCTCGAATTCGCCGAGCCACGCCTGCAGCCGGTGCGCGAGCGCCTTGGCGCGGTCGGACGCCTCGCCGGCCTCGGCGTTGGCGGCGCGCAGCTCGGCCAGCAGCCCGGTGATCTCGGCGGGCGCCTCCTTGACCGAGTCGGGGTCGGCGCCCCACAGCCGGTCCAGCAGCCGGCCGGTGCGCTCGGAGGCGTCGACCGGCGGGGCGACGCCCGGCAGCACGTGATGGTGCCAGAACCACCGGCCCTCGTCGAGCATCGTTTTCTGCAGGGCGGGGTCGGCGTCGATGCGGTAGTCGCGCATCTCCGACCCGCCGATCACGACGGCCAGGTGCCCGTGCCGCCAGCCGGTGACCAGCAGGCCGTGCTGCACCTGGATGGCGGGCGCGTCGGGTACCCGCTCGGGGTCGCCGCCGGGGTCCCACTGCTTCGACGTGTACGCCGACCGGGACTTGATTTCCAGCAGGCACGGGCCGTCGCCGTCGGGGCAGCGGTGCACCCGCCGGTCCAGGTTGACGCGCAGCCACGGCAGGTCGGCGCGCGCCAGCATGCCGACCCGGGCGAGTCGCACGGCCGGGTAGCGGTACCGGAACTCGTCGGCGGCGGCCAGCTCGGTGCGGTGCCCGAACCGGTACCGCTCGGCGGTCTTCTCGTCTAGTTCCTCGTCGGGCAGCGCGCCGGTCTTGTCGAGCCACACCTGCCAGCGGGTCCGGCCGAACTCGCCCATGCCGAGCACCGCGGCCATGTCGGACCCGCCGATGCCCGCCCGGCGCAGCTCCAGCCACGCGGCCCGGTCGGTGTGCTCGAGGCCGGCGGGCGCGACCTGCCTGACCCGGTGCCGCCGGCGGTCGGTTGTCGTCGTCGTCATGGTGTCCACTCTCTCCCTCAGTGCCGTCATTCCGGGGTCAGCGCGGCCGCCCTGGCCGCACGTACGGCGGGGCGCGCAGCGCCCGCGCCGCCCGGCCGGTGATGCGGCCGACGGCCGACCAGGGCGGGACGCGCAGCCCCAGGGCGCGCAGCATGTCGGACTGGTCGACCATCGTGGCGTCGCCGGCTTCCTCCATGTCGAGCACCTGGCCGGTCAGGTAGTCCAGCACGCGGCGGACGGCCGGGTCGAGCGGCCCGGCGGCGGCCATCGGCAAGGTGGCGTGGACGAGGGTGTCCTCGGGGCCGCGAGGCGGCCAGGGACGGATGCGGCGGCGGCTGCCCGCACGGCCGGGCTGACCGCCATTCACGCCACCTGAGCGCGCGGCGGCGCTTCGTCGGCGGGCGCGGCGTCGTCGGGGATGCGGACCATGACGATCGTCGCCTCGCGGTCTGCGGTCTGGAAGTACCTGGGCGACATGTGCAGCCACGCCATCACGCGCAGCGCGACGGCGGGGGATGCGTCGCCGCGGCGGCGCAGCGCCGACAGCTTCTCCGGCGGGATGCCGATCTCGTCGGCGGCCACGGTCGCGGTGATGCCCCGGTTGGCGATCACCGACCCGACGGCGACCGCGAGGACGTAGGTGTCGACCTCGGCGGGCGGGTCGGCGGCGGGCACCGCCGGCGGTGCAGCCGGTTCGGTCATTGTGTTCCTCCTAGCGATGGGTGCTACCATCGGGGATCGAGGGGTACAGGCGGCCGGGCTTCTCACCCGCGTTCCGCCTCCTCCGGCGGTCGGGTCACTTAGTGGCCCCGGTCAACGGGGATCCTCTCTCCTTCAGGGCCCGCCCCGAACCCACGTGGATCGGGGCGGGCCAGCCGGTTTTACGGGCCTTTTTCCCAGCCCTGACGGGACCATACCACGGCACGCTGACATTTATTATCGGCTTGCCTTACGTGTCCGTGCCCGGGGGTTTATGGTGGTCACCACGGGCCCCGACCCCGCGCACCTGCCGGGGCCCGTTGCCCCGCTTGCCCGGGGGCCGGCCGCTCTGGCGGCGCGCAGGTGCCCGGCGAACTGAAGGAGAGGAAGGCTGTCCCGTGTCGACTAACCGACGCCGAATGTCCGTCCGCCCGCCTGGCCTGGTTAACCCGCCCGACGCCTAACGGTCCCCGGGTGGGGGCCAGCCGCGACGACGTCACCCGCCAGCCAGTCACGGCCGGCGGGCTTTCGGCGTGCCCGGCGGGTGCGCCGTGACCGGCCCGGCCGACCCGGCGCGCGGATTCCAGCACGCCTGGGCCCGGCACTTCCGCGGCGACCTGCCGCACGCCGTCGTCCACGTGGCCTGGATGCTGTCCACCTACGCCGACGGCGACGGCCGCCACGCCTACCCCGGCGTCGCCCGGCTCGGCCGCGACACGGGGGCGGGGCGGGCGACGGTCGTCGACGCGCTGCGGACGCTGGCCAAGCTCGGGTTCATCGAGCCCGACGAGCCGGACCCCGGCCGGCCGCGTGCCAGCCGTCGCGGGCCGCGTGCCGACGAGTGGCGGCTGACGTTCCCGCACGCGCCGGGCGACGCCTGCCCGCACTGCAACCGGTTCACTGGCTTTACCGGTTCGGGGGGCTCCCGATGACCGCCCGGCTGATAACCGGTCTTGTGAGTGAACCGGTTTACCCGCCGGTAACCGGTTCACTGACGAAACCGGTTCACTCACAAAACCGGTTCACTGACTGGCGAGTAACCGGTTCACTGACTGAACACCACCAGACCAGGTCACCAGACCAGGTCAAAAACCAAAGATCAAAATCAAAGACTTGCGTCCCTGGCGGGACGCTTCACCGACGCGCGATGCGCGCCGGTGACTACGCGCGTACGCGCGACGCCCGGCTGATGAAGGAGAGAGACCGATGACCGACCCGAGCACGCCATGACCACCGACCAGCAACCCGACCGGCTGTCGGCGCAGATCGCCGCCGACCACCTGCGGGCCGTCCGCCCGCCGCTGCCCCGCGCCGAGCAGGCCCAGTGGTTCACCCTGATCGCCGAGCTGACCGACGGCCACGACCCGGCCGACGTCACCGCCGCGCTGGCCACGTGGCGGGCCCGCCGCGCCGCCGGCGACACCCGCGCCGGCCGCGGCACGCTCGCGTTCATCCTGCAGGACCTGGAGATGGCGGCCGCCGCCGTCGCCGACCGGTACGCGACGCTGTGCCGGTCCTGCCTGAACTTCCACGAGGACGGCGACGCCTGCCTGTTCTGGGAGGGCCGCTGACATGCCGATGCCCGCACCGCCCGCCGGCCCCGCCGACGACGGATCCTGGCCGCCGCCCGACCCGGGCGAGTGGGAAGAGCCGCACGACAACGACGCCGAGCAATGGCTGCTGGCCTGCCTGATGCACGGCGGCGAGCGGGCACTGGACCTGGCCGTCGACGCCGGGCTGTGCGCCGACGACTGGTACCGGCCCATCCACGGCGAGGTCGCCGCCGCCGCCGCGGCGATGGTCGCCGCCGGGGAGGCGATCGACCCGCTGACGCTGCGCGGCTGGATCGGCGAGGGCGCCCCGGCCGGGTTCACCCCGGTCTACCTGTTCGACCTGTGGCAGCTGCCGGCGAACTGGCTGCAGGCCGGCCACTACGCCGCGATCGTGCACGGCCGGGCGGTGCTGCGCCGCCAGGCCCGCGCCGGCCGGCGGCTGGCGTCCGGCGCGCTGGCCCCCGGCGCCGACCCGGTCGACGTGCAGGCCCGCGCCGAGCGGGACCTGGCCGCCACCACCGGCGCCAGCGGCCACGTCGGCGGCGAGCTGGTCACCACCGCCGAGCTCGCCGCCCGGATCGTCGACGCCCGGCACCGCTGGGTGGTCCCCGGCATGGTCGCCGAGGAGGACAAGGTGATCCTGGTCGCCCCCGAGGGGTCGGGCAAGTCGCTGATCGGCGCGCAGATCGTGCTGTGCGCCGGCGCCGGGGTGCACCCGCTGCTGACCGGCGCCGCCCGGTTCGCGCCGGTCCGCGGCCTGATCGTCGACCTGGAGCTGTCGCCGTCGATGCTGGTGCGCCGCGCCGACCTGCTGCTGCCCTACACCGTCCGCGACGGCCTCGAGCAGGACATGGTCAAGTGGTGGCACCGGCCGGAGGGGCTGGACCTGCGCACCGCCGACGGGCAGGCGCAGTTCACCGAGGCGGTCCGCCGGCAGCGGCCGCAGATCATCGCCGCCGGGCCGATGTACAAGATGGGCATCGCCCACGGGCAGGCGCAGGACGACGACACGCTGGTCGTCGCCCAGTTCCTGGACCGGATCAAGACCAAGTTCCACTGCGCGCTGTGGCTGGAGCAGCACGCGCCGATGCGGCAGGGTCCGCGGGCGCGGGACCTGCGGCCGATCGGCACCGTGCTGTGGCAGCAGTGGCCCGACTTCGGGTGGTCGCTCACCCCGGCGCCCAAGCAGGGCCTCGACCACTACCAGTGGAAGCACTACCGGCTGCCGCGCGAGCGGCGCACCTGGCCGGAGTACGTGCACTGGCGGCCGGCGTACGAGCCGGGCTGGCCGTGGGCGGCGACGTATGAGGCGGGCGCGTTCGACGAGCCGCTGGAAGACTTCGCCGACATCACCCAGCCGCGGCACGAGGCGCCGCTGCTGGCGCCGCCCGGCGCCCCGCACAACGGGCACGACGACCTGGCCGGACGACGTGGCGGCAAGACTGATAATTAGGTATCATGGGAGCGGCTGAAGGAGAGAGCACCATGACCGACCTGCGCGACCCTGACCGGCGCGGTTCGCCCGCCCACCCGACGACACCGCCCGCCCCCGGCGCCACCGGAGACCGTAGCCCGGCGGGCCACGGCGACCCCGGCAGCTTCATCGCCTGGTACGCCGAGCCGCTCGGCCACGGCCGCGCCGTCATGCGCGCCGACGTGGTAGCCGGCGGCGCGCTGGTGATGAGCTGGACCGACGGTTCCCCCGCCCCGCTGGCAACCGTGCGGGCGCACGAGCACCGGACCGCGCTGTGACCGGCGACCCGGAATGGCTGGCCGACGCCCGCCGCCGCGCCGCCGAGCTGCAGGCGCTGTTCGCCGGGCAGTCGGCGGTCGCCGAGGCCGAGCTGGCGGCCGCCGGGATCCACCCGGTGTCGATCGCGCACGGGCCGCTGGAGGACCCCGCCGAGGCGGCGCTGATATTCGAGACGGTGCCCGCGCTGGCCCGCGAGTGCGGAACGCTGTCCGGCACCCGCGGCGGCAACGAGTACAGCACCTACCTGTTCACCGGCGACGACGCCGAGGCCGCCGCGGTGGCGTTTGTCGCCGCCGTGCTGGCGATCGCCCCGCACTGGTGGCGGATCACGCCGACCGCCCACCCGCAGTACCGCTGAAGGAGACACCCATGAACGCCGCCCGGCGGCCCCGTCCCGGACCCCGCTGTCACGCTAGGAATCCGGCGGGACCGGTCTATGCGCAACGGGGCCGCCGGCGCGGTCAGCCCTACCGCTGAAGGAGAGACCATGACCGCCCCCGACGTCGCGTTCGCCACCCGCGCCCGGTACGCTCACCCCGGCTGGGGCTTCCCGCAGGACCGGGACCTCGCCGCCGGCCGCCTGGTGCCCGGCCGCGTCTACGACATCATCGACGTGCACGTCGGCCACTCCCGCACCGGGCTGTGGCTGGCCGCCGCCGACAACCCCCGCAACGGGTTCAACTCGGTGCTGTTCGACCCGGCGGGCCCCGGCGACACCGACGAGCCGCTGCCGACCGCCGCGGACGAGGCCGCCGTCGACGCCGCCCGGATCCTGTCCGGCTATGCCGCGACCGCCGTCACCCGCCAGGTCGTCGCCTACGCCGCGCAGGCCGGGATGTCGCCCACGGCCGAGCGCGACCGGCCGGGGATCCGCTACGCGGTGGTCCTCGACGGCCGCGGCCCGGGTGCCCTGTTCGGCGTCATCTACGTGTCGGCCAAGCGCGGCGTGATCCTGCGCGCGTTCCTGATCCGCGGCGGCGAGGCCGAGCGCCGCTACGACGGGGTGCCCGCCGTCCGCTCGGTGATCAAGACCTACCGCGACGCCATGGTGACCCGGTGACTGCGTCCCTGCTCGGCCGGGCTCTCGCCGACCTGCAGGCGGCCACCGCCCACGCCGGCGTGCCCGGCCCGGTGCGCGTCCCGGTGGACCGGCCCGCGCTGCGCCGGTGGCTGGCGCACGCGGAAGCGTGCCGGGCCGAGGGGCTGTGCCCGCTGTGCGGCGCCGCGCTGATCCGGGACGCTGAGTGCCCGGCGCACCGGATCAGCGGCGGCATCGAGGACCTGCCCGCGCTGGACTGGCCGGACCCGCCCGGGGGGTTCCCGTGACGGGCCGCGCGTGCCATTGCCTGTGCGGCATGATCCACCCCGGCGATCCCGGTATCTGCGAGGTGCTCCAGCCGGTCACCGCCCGGCACTACGACTCGGCGTACGGGCCCGTGGACGTGCCGCTGTGCGCGCCGTGCGCGGTCGCGCAGGGCGTCAGGACGGGCCGCGTGGTGTGGGAGGTCCGGTGGCGGCCCGGGCCCGGCGAGCCGTGGCTGTGCGGCTACTGCAGCCAGCCGGCGCCCGCCGCCCGCTGCGGCGGCTGCGGCCGCACCTTCGACTGGCGGTCCCGGTGAGGACCGTCGCACACCGCCGCCCGCCAGGGGAACGTGGGCCACTTCCCCGGTCAGCGCAGCCCCCTGGCGGGCGGCCTGGATCACCCAGCCTAGCGGCGCGGGCCCGCCGCGCCCGGCCGGCGCGCCCGGACCCGCTGGCCCGCCCGACCCCGCATGGTATATATTTATGTAACACGGCGGGACCGGCCCGCCACGGCGAAGGAGAGAGACCGCGCCCATGACCTGCACCGCATCACCGCGCGCCGCGCCCGGCTGGCCCGGCCGCCGACCGAAAGGAAACCCGCCATGACGACCGCCACCACCGACCCCGTGACCAGCCCCGCGCCGGCCGCCCAGGACGAGCGCGGCGCCAAGCTGTTCATCGAGGACGTCGCCGACGTCACCGGCCTGGCCCGCCGCACGCTGTGGAGCTACAACTCCGACGCCGCCAGCCGCCGCCGCGCCCGCAAGTCCCGCCCGTCGGACCTGCCCGCGCCCGACGGGCACTCACGGCGCCGCCACGGGCCGCCCTCGCCGTGGTGGTATCAGGCCACCATCGACGCCTGGCAGCCGCGCCGGCTGCCGCGCGGCTGGACCGCCGAGGCCGCGCAGCGCGGCCGCACCTCCCCCCGCCGCCAGGCAAAAACCTGACAACCAGACAACCAGACAAAAACCAGACAACCGGCTGAAGGAGAGACCCATGACCAGCACCGACACCGAAATCATCGGCGACCGCCACCACGACGGCGGCCTGACCGCCGACCCCGGCGGGCACCCGCTCGCCGACTGCAGCCCCGACCGCTGCGGCCTGATCGCCATGACCAGCCCGCCATCAGGCTGCCAGCACCCGCAGTGCGAGCCCGACCCGACCGTCGCCGTCGCCGTCCGCCACCCCGGCGGCGCCGTTCCGCCCTACCTGCTGTGCGGCTTCCACCAGTGGACCGACGCGCTGGAGCTCACCGGCGGCGACGACCGCGCCGCGCTGGCGCTGATCGCCACCGACACCCCGATCGCCCGCCCCGGCGGGCTGCGCGAGCGGCCGCTGCTGCTGCTGGCCGCCGACCCCTACACCGGCGAGGTCCTGACCGCCTGGATCGACGTCGCCTACAGCCCGCGCGGGCTGGTCGCCCAGGTCGCCGACCGGAACACCGACCGCGAGGACATGACCCCGTACCAGCGCGACCCGGGCCGCTGGTGGCTCGCCCGCGTCGAGCACAACGGCGACGGGATCCACGTCGACCTGGACACCGCCGCGCTGGCCGCCGTCGCCAACCCCGACGGGTTCTGGGTCGACGAGATCGGCGTCTGCCTCAACCTCACCCCGACCGCGACCGCCCCGGTGCCGCCGCCGCCGCTGAGCCAGCGGCGCCGGTCGATCACCGAACGGCAGGCCGAGCAGGTCGCCGCCGCGCTCGGCCCGCAGGCCGCCCTGATCATCGCCAACCCCGCCGTCGTGTTCAGCTCCCACCCCGGCGCCACGCCCGATGACGGCATCGTGTCGATCACCACCCCGGACGGCCGGTTCCTCGCCGAGCTGGCCAATACCGGCCTGTTCAAGTCACCCGACGGGTTCGGCTGGGGCTACCCGCCCGGGTCGGCGCCCGCCGCGCTCGCCCGGTCGCTGCTGACCGCCGCCCTCGGCCCGCTGGCCGCCTGCCTGTCCTGCCACGGCACCACGACCGTCGCCGTGCCCGACGGCGACGGCGAGGGGGCCGCCGACTACGCCTGCGGCGACTGTCAGGACGGGATCCGCGACCTGCCGTACATCGGCTACGCCCGCGACGTGCTCGCCGGGCTGCACGGTTTCTGGACGCTGACCCGCGGCGACGTGCTGGCCTGGCTCACCGCCCTGGCCGGCGACCCGACGTTCGCCGGTGTCGCGGCCTCCGCCGCCGCCGTGGCGGAGCTGCTGTCATGACCCCCGCCGGCTCTCACCCGCTGGCCGAGCAGGCCGGCCTCGGCCACCTGGCCGCGCTGCTGGTGCTCGGCGAGCAGGCGCCCGGGCTGCGTGACCTGCTCGCCCGCCGCGCCGCCCAGCTGAAGGCAGCCGGGCAGGCCGCCGACGACGCCGCCGCCGTGTACGGCGCGGTTGCCCGCGCCGCGGTGCTGGCCGCCCGGCTGACGGAGGCCGCCGCCGACTACCCCGGCGGCACGCTGCCGCCCGGCGACGCCGCCGCGCTGATCCTCGCCGCGCTGGCCGGCCCCGACGTGCCCGACGTGACCGGCGGGCTGACCGCCGGCTGCTGGCTGGAGGTGCCCGATGGTCGCTAGCCACCAGCAGCCGCCGCCCGACCGGCGCGACGTGTCCCGCCGCATCACCGCCCTGGCCGAGCGGACGGCCGCCGCCCTCGGCCGCGCCACGACCGCCAACGAGGCGCTGACCCGCTGCGCCGAGCTGGCGCACCGGCTCGCCCTCGCCGGCGACACCCGCGCCGCCCGCCTGATCCTGGCCGCGATCAACGGCGATCCGATCACCGATGCGGAGCTGACCTCCGATGAGCACTGACCAGACCGTGCCCGCGCGCATCGAGGACCTGATCGCCCGCGCCGCGCCGGTCGCCGTGCGGCTGCCCGGCCAGGCCAGCGCCTGGACCGGGACGCTGGTCGCCTACAGCGCCGGCCCGGCGGTGATGATCGAGACCGCCGACGGCCGCCGGGTGCTGCTCGCCGCCGACGCCGTCGCCATCACCGAACGGGACATCCACCGGCTGACCGCCCCGTCACCCGACGACCTGCACGCCGCCATCACCGCGTGCGCGGCGGTGATCATCGGCTCCGGTGGCGGCGCCGACGCCGCCGCCACCGACATGGCCGAGGCGTGGCTGCTGCTCAACGCGCTCATGTCGACCGGGGTGCCGCTGCCGACCCCGTGGGCCGCCAGCACCGGCGACCCCGCCGACGACGGCGACCCGCCGACCGTGGTACTGCCCCTGCCCGAGGAAGGAACACCATGACCCCGCCGCCGAAGGATCCCGCCGACGCGGCGGCCGCCGCGATCGCCGAGCTGCGCGAGACGATCCGCGACGCGCACGGCACCCGCCGCGACCTGATCGCCGCGACCCGCGAGGCCAGGGCCGAGGCCGCCGCGCAACTGGCCGGGCCGGTCGCCGACCGGATCCAGGCCGAGGTCACCGCGCGGCTGACCGTCCTGGAGGCGACGATCGCCGCGGCGGTCGACGAGGCGGTCGCCAAGGTGCTGGACGGCTTCGACCGGTTCGGTGAGGCGCTGCTGGGCACCGAGGTCTACTGGGCCACCGCCGCCGGCCGCAAGGCGACCGCGCCGCGCCCGGACGCCGCCGTGATCCCGCCGCTGGGCGGTGACTCGTGACCGTGTCCGGCGCCGACCGGATCGCCGGGTGGGCCGAGGTGCTCGGCTGGCTCCGCGACCACCCCGGCGCCACCACCCCGGCGATCGCCGCCGCCACCGGCAAGGACCGGCACCGGATCCTGCTGATCCTGCGCACCGCCGAGAAGGAGGGCCGGGCCCGCCGCTGGCGCGACCGTGACCCCGGCCCCTGGCGGTGGGCGGCGATCAGCGTGACCGCCGCCGCCGGCGCCCGCGCCCTGCGGCACGCCCTGGCCGGCGACGGGCACTGGCCCGCCGCCGTCGCCCCGCTCGACGACGATCAGCTCGCCGCGCTGGCCGCCGCAGCCGACCGGGTCGCCCTGGCCGCCCGCACTGAGCTCGGCTGGCGGCAGGCGGTACTGTGCCCCTCCGTTGACCAACCCTGAAACCTGGAGACCTGACATGGCACACACCAGACAGTTCGACACCCGCGGCAAGCACGCCGACCATCCCGGCGCGGCGGGCACCGCCGACGCCGCCGGGCGGGTCCCGCCGGACAACCCGGCGGCGTGGTCGACGCCGCTGCACGAGTACGAATACCGGGGCAACCCGCCGGGCGGGGTGACGCTGCGCGCGGCGACCGGCCGGGCGGGCGCGCCGATGGCCGTGACCGTGATCCCGTGCGACGTGACCCCGTGCCCCGGCCTGAACCCGGACGACGGCCGCGCGTGGCTGGCCGTGCCGCGCGGTTTCGCGCCGGCGGGCGCCGAGCTGCGCTACGTGTTCCTGGCGCCCGGCGACGTGCTGATCCTGCCCGGCGACCCGCGGCTGGCCGACCCCCGGCTGGCGGAGCAGCCGCCGGTACCGCCCGTGCCGGTGGTCCCGGTTGGACGCCTGCGGACCCCGCCCCCGCCGCCGCCCGCGCCGGAACCGCCCGCCGCCGAGCCGGAGACCGAACCGGCGACCGAACCGGAGACCGAGCCCGACCCGGAACCTGCCCGCGCCGCCGGGCCGCCGCCGGTGCCGGCCGTGACCAGCCCGGCGCCGCCGCCGCCGGATCCCCGGGCGGGGCAGGTGCACCGCGCCTGCGGCTACAAGTACGGCACCATCGGCCACAAGATCAACTGCGAGGAAGCTTGAGCTACAGCGCCCACTCGGCCGCCGTCAGGATCTGCGAGCGCGCCTATGACGCCTGGTTCTCCCGGCAGGGGTCGGGCGACACGTGCACGCCGATGGCGGCGCTGGCCGCGTTCATGTTCGCCGACAAGATCGACGCCGCCAAGCTGCTGGCGGGCACCGACCGGCAGATCGTCTACGACGTCACCGCCATGTGGTCGTGGTTCTACCTGCAGCGCCCCGACCTGTACAACCTGTGCGGCCCGCTGGCGAGCTGGATGAACGCCGAGCAGGTCGACGACGGCACCGCCCGGGCGGTCGCGGCGACCGTCCGCGCCGCCGCCAAGGCCGGGCTGGGGCAGCTGGTCAGCGACGGGCACCTGGCCGACGTCGACCTGCTCGGCCACGCCTACACCACGATGCGGCCGAAGGCGGCGCGCGGCGCCCGCGGCGAGTTCTACAGCCCCGAGCAGCTGTGCTACCTGATGGCGCAGATGATCCTCGGCGACTGCAAGGACCTGCCGCCGGGCGCGTCGATCGCCGAGCCGGCCGCCGGCACCGGCGGGATGGTGCGCGCCGCCGCGCAGGTGATCCGCGAGGCGGGCCGCGACCCGGCCGAGTTCGTCTGGGTCGTCAACGACATCAGCCCGCAGGTCGTCGCCGGGCTGGCGGTCAACTGCCACGTGTGGGGGCTGGGCCCCAACGTAATCATCGGCGTCGCCGACACCCTCGCCGAGCCGGACTGGCAGGCCCGCGCGTGGCAGGCGCAGACGGGCGCGATCGAGCACGCCCGGGAGCTGTGGAAGGACGCCACGATGCTGGCGCTGCTGCGGCAGGCTGACCGGATGGTGTCGGCCGCCGCCGACCCGGCCCCGCCGGCGCTGCCCGCCGCGCCGCCGCCCGTCGCCGACGTGGAACTGCCCGGCGACGGCACCCTGTTCGACCTGCCCGAACCGCTCGACGCGCGACCGCGCCGCAAGGAGTTCCTGCGCAAGGCGCTGGTGCTGCGCCCCGACCTGTCCGACCTCGGCAAAATGAGCGACGAGGCGGCCACCCTGTTCGATGATGACCAGATAACCGATCCGACCGAGTAACCAACCTGAAGGAGAGACCATGACCGCACAACCCGCCACCGCCGCCGCCCTCGTGCTGGAGGCGTTCGACCCCGACACGCTGCTGCTGGACATCAGCCGCCGCATCGACGCCGAGGCGACCGTCGGCGCCGAGTTTGTCGCGCAGCTCGCCGAGCACGCCAAGACCGCCCCGCTGGTCACGCGGCACGGGCACGACCCGGACCAGCCCGGCGGCATCGCCCGCTGCGGCAACCACACCCCGGTCGTGCTGGTGACCCGCGACGACGGGTCGCTGGCGGTGCTGCTGGGCAGCCGCCGCACGATCGGCTGCCACCGCGCCGGGGTGGCGGTGCTCGGCTACATCGCCGGCCCGGAGGGCACCACCAAGGCGGCGCTGGCCGACCAGCTCACCAGCCAGATCACCGAGAACCGGCACCGGCAGGGCTACGACGTGGCCGAGGAAGCCGCCGCCGTCGCCATGCTGTTCGACCTGAAGGTGACCCCCGCGCAGATCGTCAAGCGGACGGGCCTGTCCCGCCCGGAGGTCGACGCCGCCAAGGCGGTCGCCGGATCCAAGTTCGCGGCCGCGGCCGCCGACCGCTACGAGCTGACCCTGCCGCAGGCCGCCATCATGGCCGAGTTCGACGAGGCCAACGACGCGGAGGCCGCCGCCGCGGTGGTCGCCGTCGCCCGCGACGACCCCGCCCAGTTCGAGCACGTCGCCCAGCAGATGCGCGACTCCCGCACCGCCCGGACCCAGCGGGCGGCGCTGGTCGCCCAGCTCGAGGAAGCGGGCTACCAGGTCACCGACCGGTCGTACGCGACCGGCTGGTGGCACGTGTCGAACCTGCTCGACGGCGACGGGAACGAGATCACGCCCGAGGCGCACGCGGCGTGCCCGGGCCGCGCGGTCAGCATCAGCGCCGACTGGGGCTGGCGCGACCCGGAGGCGGAGGCCGCCTACCGGGCCGCCCACGACCTCGGCCCCGACGACGAGTGCGAGTTCAGTTCCAACGCCGAGCAGGAGGCCGCCGGCTACGGGCAGACGTGGCGCGTCGACCACCACTGGTGCACCGACCCCGGCGCCCAGGGGCACACGATGCGCAGCGGCCGCAGCACCGGCGACGCCAAGCCGGAGCCGGGCAGCGCCGCCGCGCTGGCGGCGACCGAGGAACGGCGGGCGCTGCTGCGCAAGAACCGGGACTGGCGGTCAGCCAACGAGACCCGCACCGCGTTCCTGAAGGAGCTGCTGTCCCGCAAGTCGCTGGGCAAGGCGCTGGAGGACCCGGCCGCGTGGTTCCGCGCGCAGGCGATCGCCCGCAGCGAGACCGAGCCGCAGACGATGGGCGAGGGCCACAAGATCGCCGCGCAGCTGCTCGGCCTGACCGGCGGCGACGAGGCGGGCTACGGCAGCCGCGACCAGATGCTGGCGGCGATCTACAAGGCGAGCCCGGCGCGGCGGCGGGTGATCGAGCTGGCGATGTGCCTGGGCGCCGACGAGCACGGCGCCCGCGACGTGCACACCTGGCGGCAGGCCGAGTCCGCGTCGCGGTGGTACCGGCCGGACCGCACCGGCCGCTACCTGGCGTTCCTGCACGACCACTGCGGCTACCCGCTGTCGGAGCTGGAGGCGATGGTCGCCGCGCTGGCCGTGGTGCCCCCCGAGGACGACGCCGAGGCGGCCAGCCGGGACGCGATCCGGGGCGAGGAAACCGTGCACCTGCCCGGCGACGACGACGGCGCGGGCGACGGCCAGGACGACGCCGGCGGCCAGGGCGACGACGATGCGGGCGAGCTGGGCGAGGGCGCGTGGCCGGGCGACGAGGACTACCAGGCCGACGCCTCGGCCAACTACGCCGGGGACGAGCAGTGACCGGCTACGTGGTGATCCTGGCCGGCGGGGACCAGCCGGGATCGGCGCCGCCGCCGCTGACCGAGGTCGCCCGGGCGGTGATCGCCGAGCAGGCCGGGATCGGCTGGCCGCAGGACCGGGACGCCGCCGCCCGCGTGATGGGGCACACCTGGACCGCCGCGATGAACGCCGCCCGGGAGCACTACCGGCCCCGCGCCGTCTACGTGGTCGGCGACGAGACCGAGGCCGCCCGGCTGGCCGGCATGCTGAGCGAGGAGGTGGACCCGGCCTGGTACCTGGCCGCCGCCGACCCGCTGCACGAGGCGATCAGCGCCTGGCAGGTGGCCCGCGCGACCGCCACCGGCTACGCGCAGGCCGCCGCGCTGCAGCCCGGCTACGTGGTGACCGCCCCGATCGCCGAGGACGGCGGTGAGGACCGGTGACCGCCGCCCAGTGGGCCGAGGTATTCGAGGCCGGGCACCGCGCCGCCGCCGCCGCGCCGCTGGCCCCGGTGCCCGCCGCGCTGCTCGCGATGCACGTCAAGGCCGCCGAGATCGCCAGGGGCGGTGCCCGGTGACCAGCTACGCGGACCTGACGGCGGTGGTGGCGGCGCTCGGGGTGCTCGACGACGCGGGGCTGCTGCGCAGCCCGCTGCCCGACACCCTGGCGTGCGGGCCGGACGTCGCCGCCGAGCTGGCGGAGACCCGCCCGGACGGCGCGCCGCCGCTGCCGGGCGGGCTGTCGCTGCTGACCGCGACGCTGCCGCGCGGCAGCTGGGAGCTGCGGGTCAGCGACTCGCCGGCCGCCGCCGTCGCCGGTCATGCGCTCGGCTGGCTGTCGATCCGCTGGCCGGACGGGGCACCGCCGTGACCGGCCGCGGGACGGGGCTGGAGCTGGTGTTCTCGGCCCGCTGCGAGCAGGTCGACGGCGCGGGCTGGGCGTGCATGGTGTGCACCGGCCCGGAGCTGACCCCGGCGACCGGGCACCTGGTCGCGGCCGGCGGGCCGCACCACGGGCGGATGCTGGCGGTGCTGTGCGGCCGGCACGCCAGCGAGGCGGGGCACGGCGAGGTGATGGCCCAGCTGCTGGAATGGGCCGAGGCGGGGCTGCTGTCCGCCGACCTCGGCCCGGGCCCGCTCGGCGTCCCGGGCGTGCTGCACCGCGAGCCGGGCGGGAACACCTGGCACCTGGACCCGCTGCCGACGCGGCACGTGCACGGCGGCGCGCCGTGACCGCCGTCACCATCGGGCCGCCCGGGATCGGGCGGGGTGTCGCCCGGCTGATGCTGCGCCTGACCCGGCGCGGGCCGGGCACGCGGGCGGCGCCGCCCGCGCCCTGGTACCCGCCGCCGGTGCCCGGCGGCTGGGGCGGCTTCGCGCTGCACTGGCAGCAGGGCCCGCCGCCTGACGACTTCCGGCCCTGGATGACCACGACGTCCTGCCCGGCCGGGAGGAAGGCACGGTGAGCCCGTGAGGTTCCGGCAGCGGCTGGGCGGGCTGCTGGACGCGGCGGCGGCGGTGCTGGACACCTTGGAGGGCCCCCGCCGCCGCCGCTGCCCGCCGCCGCCCGCGGCGACGGTGCTGGGCCGCTGCCACACCTGCGGCGCCCTGTTCTACTACCACCCGCAGACGGTGACATGCCGGCGGGTCGACCCGCTGACCGGGTGGACGCCGGGCCCGCTGGACGAGGCGGCGTGGGCGCGGTCGCGGCTGGCGGTGTACTGCGGCCGCTGCGTCGCGGGGATCAGGGCGATGGCGGCGGCCGAGCGGAAGGCACTGCCGGCGTCGTGGTGGAACTCGTGACGCCGTGGCTGGCCGGGGTCGCGCTCGCGGCGGTGGCGGCGGCGGCCGCGTCGCGGGACTGGCTGCCCGGTGACCGGGTGTTCGCCGCGGCGTGCGACGGCCGCGCCTGCTGCTGGGCGGCGCGCGGCCACCGGTCAGGCGATTTCCTGGCCGTCGACCTGGCCGGGCACCTGGCCGCCGCGCTGCAGCCCGGCCGGTTCCGGCTGGGCGACGTGACGATCGCGGCCGGCCGGGCGGATGAGCCGCTGACCCCGCCGGACCGGATCACCCGCGTGACCGGGGCGGGCCGCGCCGGCGCCGAGGCCGCGGGCGGCCGGCCGCCGCCGCGGCTGCTGGTCGCGGCGCAGAGCCCGCGCCGCCCGCTGATCGCGGGACGGGGCGGGTTCTACGCCCACGGCTACGGCGACGAGACCGGCATCTTCGCGGGCGGCGGGCTGGCCCGCGACCTGGCCCGCTGGATCAACGAGCTGGCCCGCCCGGGCCGCCCGCCGCTGCCGGCGGGCGAGATCGCGGGCACGTGGCTGACGGTGACCGCCCGGAACCGGCCGTAAAAAACCCGGAGCGGCCGTTTGCCGGGTGATACGAGCCGCGCCGCGTCCCGCCGCACGGTCCGGGTCCGCGGCGGCCGGAGAATCGCTGTGCGGGCCGCGGGCAACCCCGCCCGGCAGACGGGCCGCGACCTGCCGGGCGGGGAAGTCAGTCAGCCACGCCGGCAGCGCGTCCCAGCCGTTGATCGCGAGGATCGCGTCGAGCGCGGAGATGGGGGCCGGGGGCCGCTCGCCGTCGAGCATGGTTCCTGACCGTAACAGGGCAATCACTGACGGTCAAACAACGCGGCGGTAAACCTTTCCCGGTAACCCTTCAGCCGCCGCTCAGCGTCCCCTAGGGTAAGCCGGGGCGGCGCGCACACGCCCTTGACCGTCATTGCCCAACGGAGAGGGAACGCAATGCAGCTCCGATCCACGCGCCGCCGCCTGGCCGTCATCGTGACCGCCGCGGCCGTCGCGCTCGGCGCCGGCGCGGCCGCCGCCTACGCGGCTGTCAGCCCCGCGCCCAACACCAACACGATCGGGTCGGGCGGCTACGTCGCCTCGACCACCGCCGCCGCCGGGTTCACCGCCAACCAGGCGGTCATCGCCGCCGACCAGTACGGGCTGACCGTCGCCGGCGGCCGCCACGGCGTCAAGATGTGCAACTCCACCAGCGGCGAGACCGCCGCCGCCGGGCTGTTCTCCGGCAACATGTCGACCAGCTACGCCGCGCAGTACGGCGTGTCGGTCGCGCCCGGCTGCCCGTTCGGGCAGGGCACCCTGACCGACTTCCCGAACCTGTCGGCGGTGCCGTTCGGCCATCACGTGTGGGTGAGCGAGCAGCTGATCACCCGCACCCGCACCGTCCGGCTGCTGGTCTGCTTCCTCGGCGGCCCGCGCGTCAACCCGCTCGAGACACCGACCACCCCGGACACCGGCACCCCGTCGGCGTCGACCACCGCCCTCGTGGTGCGCCACGGCGTGACCCCGGTCCCGGGCGTCACCGAGCCCGGCGCGCCGCTGATCGCCGGGCAGCTGCCCGGCGACTTCTTCCGCTGCCGGATCATCACCAAGACGATCACCAGGAACCTCGTGCTGTTCCAGGCCGATGACCTGGACGCCCCGGTCGCCACCCCGGTCGCCGGCGACCTGGCCGGCGTGCAGACCGCGACCGTCCGCGTCCCGGCCGGCACCGTGTTCGACCGGGCCGGCGCGGGCATCAGCGAGAACCTGACCGCGCTGGTCGCCTGCACCGGCGGCGGCTTCCCGATCACCCTCAACGGCACCCCGGCCGGCGAAGTCGCCGACTACGCCTCGGCCGCCTGCCAGCCCGTCTCGGTGTTCGAGTACGCCGGCGCGCAGATCGGCACCGGCCCGTTCACCGACTGGCTGGCGCTGGACACCACCGAGGCGATATCGCCGTCGGCGGGCGGCGCGCTGGTCGCCCCGAACGGGTCGATCGCCGGCGGGATCAACTCCGGCCCGCACGGGCCCGCAGCGTCGGGCGCGTCGGTCACCGGCTCGCACTTCGTGATGTTCACCGGCAACGCGCCGGTCAGCTAGCTAGCTAGCTGAGCCCGCAGGCAGCTGGGGGCCGGCCGCCATGCCGGTCCCCGGCGCCGGGCCCGCGGCCGCGCCGAGCTGCGCCCGGATCACCGCGGCAGCCGTCTCCCACAGCTCGACCGCGTCATCCAGCCCGCTGCTCAGCTCGATCAGCAGTTCGATGGACGCCAGCTCATAGCGCAGCCGCGCCCGTTCCCCATTGACCATCGCCCGTCCCGTCGGTAACTCCCCCTGCCGGGATGATAACCACCCCGGCCCGCGCCGCGCAGCCAGCCCCGCACAACCGCAGGCCAGGCCCCCGCCCGCCGCCCTAAGATCAGGGGTAAGGACCGGCCCCGCCCGCGCACGGCGGCCCAACGCAGCACCGGCACGCCCCGTGCTAAAGGCAAGGAGAGCCACCCCCACCGTGACCGGCCGCCTCGACCCCCCGCCCGGCTACGACGACGAGCGCCGCACCATCTGGGCCGACGTCATCGACCGCCTGACCGCCGCCGGGCAGCTGTTCCGCGCCGACCCCGACACCGTCGACGCCTACGTGCAGGCCGTCCGCTCCCACCGCCAGGCCACCCGCCTGCTGGACGCCACGTCGGTGCTGGTCAGCCACGGCGACCGCGCGGTGGAAAACCCCGCCCTGGCCGTGCAGCGCCGCCAGGGCGAGACCATCGCCCGCCTCGCCCGCGCCCTCGGCCTGCGCCGCGGCCCCGGCACCGTGAACGTGCCGCTCCCGCCGGCCGCCCCTGTAGGTGGCGCCCGCTGGTGCGCCGCGCACGCCCGGCTGGAGTGCACCCACCACAAGCGCCGCTGCGGGCACCGCAAGGACCAGCCGCCGCCGCCGGAGGGCTGCTGCCACGAGCAGGCGGTGACGGGCACCCCGGCCTGCTACCACCATGCCGGGGTCGGGCTGGACGAGGCGAAGCGGCGCGGCGCGGCGGCGCTGCTGCGGCTGTACGCCTCGCCGCTGGAGGTCGGCCCGGCGGAGGGGCTGCTGGATGAGGTGCGCTGGTCGGCGGGGCACGTGGCGGCGCTGCGGGCGGAGGTGCAGCGGCTCGCCGCGGCCGGACCGGGACAGACGGCGGCAGACGGTGCCGCAGTGGGGCAAACGGGGGCGGGCGGGGGGCTGTTCTGGGGGGCGGCGAAGGTCACCGTCCGGGACGGGGAGCTCGCCGAGGTCGTCGAGCAGGCCGGCCCGCACGCGGTGCTGGCCGCCTACGACGCCGAGCGGGCGCACTTCGCCCGGGTGTGCAAGGCGGCCCTCGACGCGGGCGCCCAGCAGCAGGCGATCGACCTGGCCCGGGTGCTGGGCGCCGACGTGGGCCGGCTGATCGACGCGGTGATCGACCGCCTCGACCTGACCGACGGCCAGCGGGCGCTGGTGCCGGTGGTGGTGCCGGAGGTGCTGCGGTCCTGGACCCCGGCCGGGGGCGGCCCGTGACCGGCGACGACGGCGAGGCGCGCTACCGGATCGCCCGCGATGCCCGGCGGGCCGCGCTGGTGGCCGCGCACGGCGAACCGCGGATGATCGACGGCGGGGCGGCGCTGGCGCTGCTGGGGCTGCGCGGCCAGGTGCACCCCGCCGACGTGGTCGCGTTCGCCTACCGCGACCGCGCCGCCGCCGCGGCGTGGCAGGCGTCCAACGCCGCGCACAACGGGGTGCCCGCGCTCGGCGCCGCCGTCGCCGGCGATGAGGTGGTCGGGGTGCTGGACCTGCGGCCGGCGCTGGGCACCGCGATGGACCCGGCGCTGCCCGACAACGCCCCGCCACCGCGGCGCCGGCCTGGCGGCGGTCCGCCCGTAGCCCCGGGGGCTACGCCGTGACCGCCGCCGCCGCCGACCCGGTGGCCCAGGCGTGCGGCGCGCTGGCGGCCTACCTGGAGACCCTGGAGGGGCTGCTGCCCGAGCCGGCCGCCGAGGGCACCGCGCCGGGGATGACCTCGCGCGCCGCGGAGTCACCCGAACCCTGGTACAGCCCGGCCGGGCGGGCGCTGATGAACGCCCACGAGGGGGTGCGGCGGCTGGAGGCGGTGCTGCGCTACCTGGTCACCGGCCATCCCGGCGCGCGGCGCGGCGGGTCGGCGGGGAACACCGCGGCGGCGCTGACCGCGATCCCGCGGCTGGCCGCCGGGCTGGACCCGGCGTCCGCCGAGCGGGCCGCCCGCTACATCGAGGCGCGGATCGCCGAGGCCCGCACGGTGCACGGCATCGACGAGGGCCGCCGGCTGCGGCACCTGCCGCGCCGGGCGGGCGAGGCGCTGCCGCCGCGCTGCCCGCACTGCGGCTGCTTCCAGCTGGTCGCCGACCTGGACGCCCGCACCGTGCACTGCACCGTGATGGGCTGCGCCGACGGCGACGGGCACCCGCCGGTCGCGGTGATGACCACCGGCCCGGACGGGCGGCCGCGGCTGGAATGGGCCGACGGGCTGATCGAGACCGCCCCCGACCTGGCGGCCAGGCAGGAGGATGACGGTGATGGATCCTAAGCAGGAACCGGCCGGGCCGCCGCGCTGGGCCGAGGCCGCCTGGCGGCTGCGCGAGGCGGTCACCTGGCCGCTGACCGCGATCCGGCTGCGCCGCGCCGGGTTCACCCGCACCGGCTGGCGCACGTGGGCCGCCGGCCCGCCCGAGACCGGCCCGCCCGGCGACGGCGGCAGCCTGTGGGACGCCGGGTTCGCCGACCCGCCCGAGCCGGCCCCGCCCTGCTACCGGGCGGCGATCGGGATCATGATGCACGGTCCCGGCTGCACCTGCCCGCCGTGATGGCCCGGCTGGTGCCGCACCAGGCCGCCCGCGCCGAGTGGTCCGCGCCGCGCCGCCGGTGGGTGTGCGGCCGGTGCGGGCGGCGGGTCCGGTTCGCCGGCGGCACCACCCCGTTCCACCGCTGGTGGTGGCGGTAGGGTGCGCGCATGAGCTTCCCCGAGGGCCCGTTCGCGGCGGTGTCGGTCGCGCTGCGCCGCGTGCTCGGCAGCTGGCCCGGCGGCGAGCCGCCGGACGGGACGGTGCTGCGGATCCACCCGGCGCTGTGGGACGAGCTGCGCGCCGACCCCGGCGCGCCGTGGAGCCCGGAGCACCTGCCGCGCGTGGCGCGGTGGTACGGCATCCCGGTCCAGGTGACCGCCGAGGTGATCCCCGGCCACCTGGCCGAGCTGACCGTGCCGAGCCCCGGCGACCCCGGCCTGTTCGCCGCCTACTGCGTGCTGCCCGCCAACGCCGACGCGCCCGGGTACTCGGTCGCTCACGTCACCCTGCCGCTGGGCGACGTGGGCGCGGAGAACCTGGCGGCCGCGCTCGGCCCGCCTCGGCTGCTGCCCGGCGATCAGCAGTTCGGCATCCCGGCCGACACGGCGTCGGCCGGGTCCGCGCCGGCCTTCGCGCTGCCGGACGGCTGGCAGCCGCGCGAGCGGCACGAGTCCGTGGCGTTCGGCCTGTGGCAGCCGCTGGAGACCGCCCGGCAGGCCTACCACTGGCACCTGGACGCGCTCGCGGGCGAGCACCCCGTCGACCTGGAGGCGGCCATGCGCTACCTGCGGGCAACCTACAGCGCCGCCGAGGCCGACGCCTACGCCGCCATCGAGGGCGCGGTGGACCTGGCCGCCGACCCCGCCGGCCCCGGCAGCGGCGTCACCGCGGTCGGCCGCGTCTACGGCGTCGCGCTCGAGGTGGCCCGCGAGGTGCTGCGCACCCAGCTCGCCGCGGCGATCCGGATCCTGGCGCTGTACGGCGTCCCGGTCGAGCAGCTGGCGGCGGTGCTGGACGGCGCGACCGAGCTGGGCGGGGCGGTGACCGACCTGAACGCCCTGCCCGGTGACGCGGCGGTGACGGTCGCGGCCGGGCCCGGGCGGATCCCCGAGCTATGGCTGCACGCCGCGCCCGGCGTGTGGGTCGGCCCGGCCGGCGCCGACCCCGTCGCCGAGGACCTGACCGCCGAGCAGGTCACCGCCGCGCAGGCGCGCGAGCTGGCCGCCGCCGCGTGGAAGCGGGCCGGCCGTGACGTGGGCTGAGGCCATGAACGCCGACGCGCTGGCGCTCGCCGCGCCGGGCTTCCGGCTGGCGCCCGGCGACGAGATCCACCTCGACGTGCGGTCCTGCGACGGCGAGTGGATATCGTCGGTCACCTTCGAGGACCAGTTCTTCGCCATCGACGTGCAGGTGTGGCGGCCCGTCACGCTGCGGCTGGGCCAGGCCGGCCCGGACGGCGAGATCATCTTCCGGCAGGTGGCTACCGGGCAGTGCTACTTCACCCCGGTCGCCAGGACCTACCTGGGCGACGAGGCCCGCGAGTTCCTGCTTGACCTGATGAAGCGCGGCAGCCGGTGACGGGCGCCGGGTGGGTTCCGATGCCGGGCGGCGAGTGCGTGGCTGAGCAGCGATGGGTCGCTGATGATGTCCCGCCGCCGAAGCGGGGCGGCACGTTCTTCTACTGCCCGTGGACCGAGACCGGGCCGGGCTACCGGGCCGACTGCGGGAAGGGCAACCGGCGCCGCACCGGCGCCCGGTTCGCCACGCCGGCCGCGTACCGGCGGCACTGGCGGCGGGCGCACCGGTGAGCTATGAGGGGCGGCTGATGGCGCCGCGGCGGGCGCCGGGACGGCACCGGCGGGAGCGGCCGGTGCGGCCGTGGCTGGCGCTGATCCTGGCGCTGCTGGTCGCGGTGGCGGTGCTGGCGGCGGGGGCGGTCGCCGCCGCCGGGCTGGGCCTGTGAGGAGGCAGTTGTGAGCGTTCAGCTAGGTCCGGCCTGGCCCGGCCGGCTGATGGCGTCGTGCGCGCTGGCGCTGTGCGCCCGCCGCCGCGGCCGGCCGGCGGGCGGCGAGTCGGCGATCAGGCTGCGGGTGAGCGGCACGGGATGGGCGGCGTGGTGGCAGGACGGCGGGGGTTACTGGTCCGTGGTCCCCGCAGGCAACTATCCGGGCGGCACGCAGGCCGAGTTCGTTATCACGCACGTGAGCCAGGCGAAGTGACGTTGGGCCGGTGGATCGTGGTGTGCCGGCCGGGCGCCGAGGCGGTCGCGTGGCTGACGGTCGCGCTGTCCGGCGAGGAGGTCGCCGGGGTCCGCGGGTCGCCGCTATGGGACAGCGACGACTTCCTGCTGATCCCGGCCGGCACCGAAACAGAGTTCCCTGGCCCGCCATTCGACCTCGACGGGTAGCGGCCGGGCGCAGAACCACGGGTGGATCTGCTCGCCCGCCAGCGCGATCCGCTGCGGCCGGCGGCCGCCGTAGCCCAGCGTCCATATCACTGCCGAGCAGTCCAGGCCGCCGCCCCACGGCAGCACCGAGACCGGTTCGCGGCGGCCGGTCGCGGCGATCACCGCGCCCAGCGGGGTGCCCGCCGCCAGCGCGGCGACCGCCTCGGACGGCAGCTCGTCGAGCAGCACGTCGGAGGTCACGTCGGCGAACACCCGGCCGTCGAGGGCGAAGGTGCCGCGGCGGTGCGCCGCGCGGGTGCCCGGCCTGACGTCCAGGTCGGCGCACTGCGCGTCGGTCAGGGTGGCGTGCGGGCAGTCCGTCCACACGGCGAAGGTGACCGTCCCGCCGCCGGCGATCTCGGTGAACAGCATGGTGGCGGGGCTGGTGCTGGTTGCCATCAGCCGGGCGATCGCGGCCTGGCCGGTGACCGGCCCGCCGAGGCCGGGCGGGGGCGGCGGCGGCGGGGCGAGCGCGTCAAGCTCGTCGGTGATCGCGGCGATCCGCTCGTGCGGCGGCCGGCCGGAGGCCAGGACGCGGCGGAGCTGGCAGACCAGCCCGGAGAGCAGGCCGGGCAGGGCGGGCGCGACCGCCGGGTCGCCGAGCCATCCTGTCGACTCATTCATAGCCACCGATTGTAACCAGCCGGTCACCGAGAGGGAATAGGGGGATTACGCGCACATTAACGCCGCCCCGTCCGGCCACCGCCGGACACCCCGCGCCGGTAGCGTCCGGGGCGTGCTGCCGGGGAACGAGCCGCTGTGGACGGTCGACGAGGCCAGCGCCGTGTTCGCCCGCGCCGGGGTGCCCATCGACGCGGCCCGGCTGCGGCTGATCCTGCGCGCCCTGCAGTGGCAGCCGTACGCCCGGGCGCCGTCCGGCGAGGCCGGCGGCGCCGGCGCCGCCCTGTACCGGTCGTCGGACCTGCAGCGGCTGCACGCCGCGCTGGTCCCGTTCCTGCGGCTCGGCCCGTCCCCGCGGTTACGCGCCGGCGGTGCGCGCGATGCGCGTAATCGCGGGGACCTGCCCGCCGGCCCCCCGGCGTGTGGATACTGATAGCAGCAGGCACGCCGCGGCGCGCACCCGACCGGCCGCCTGGCCGCCAACCGCGCCCCCCCGAGGACCAGCGCCGTGACCGACCCGATCCCGTTCTACCTCGCCCCGCAGGAATACGACCCGGCGATCCCGCTCGCCGAGCTGTCGGAGCATCCCAAGAACTACAACCAGGGCGCCGACGAAGAGCTGGCCGCCTCCCTCGACGCGCACGGCTTCTACGGCGCGGTGATGGTGCAGAAGTCGACCGGGCTGATCATCGCCGGGAACTCCCGCTACCGCGGCGCCCGCGCCAAGGGGGCCGCCACGATCCCCGGCTTCCGGCTCGACGTCACCGACGACGAGGCCGAGGCGATCCTCGCCAACGACAACCTGTTCGGCAAGCTGGCCGTGTTCGACGAGGGCGCGCTGGTCGCGCTGCTGTCCGGCTACAAGGACCGCACCGGGTCGCTGGCCGGCACCGGCTACGCCGAGGACCAGCTGGCCGACATGATCGCGCTGCTGCGCCCGCCCGGCCTCGACGACCTGCCCGGCGACGACGAGCCCGGCGACGGCTGGCCGTCGGTGACGATCCGCGCCCCGCACACCGTCATCGCCGCGTGGAACGACCGGGTGAAAAACAGCTACGACGGCAACGCCGCGGTCGCGTTCGCGGCCATGCTCGGCGTCGAGATCCAGGCGGCCGCCCCGTGACCGGCCTGACCTACCCCGTCGACGCGCTGGTCTCATACCACTACTACCAGTCCGACACGCTGATGACCGCGGTCACCGGCCCCGGCCACCTGCGGCTGATCGGCGACTCCGGCGCGTTCTCCGCCTACGCGCAGGGCAAGACCGTCAAGCTGGCCGACTACGCCGCGTGGTGCACCCGGTGGGCGGGCGCGCTGACCTGGGTCGCCGCGCTCGACGTGATCGGCGACCCCGACGCCACCTTCGCCAACTGGGCGGCGTTCCGCGACCGGTGGGGCATCGACTCGGTGCCCACCATCCACGCCGGCGCCGACCCTGCCCTGCTCGACCGGTACGCCGAGTGCGGCGTCGACTTCGTCGGGCTGGGCGGGCTGGTCGGCGTCGCCAAGCGGGCGTTCCCGTGGATGGTGCGGGTCATGCGCTACGGCCGCGACCGCCACCCCGGCATGCGGTTCCACGCCTGGGGCGTCACCAACCGCAAGATCCTCGACGTGCTGCCGGTCTACTCCGCCGACTCCAGCGGCATCATGGGGCAGGGCTACCGGTACGGCCGGATCCGGCTGTTCGACCCCGACACCCACCGCGACATCACCGTGCACCTGGACGGCGGTCCCGACGCCTACCGGCACGGCCGGCTGCTGCGCCGCGTCTACGGCACCGACCCGGCGGCGATCGCCAAGGCGCAGCCGTCCAACCGGGCGGCCCTCGGCCGGCTGGCCGTCGCCGCCACCCAGCAGTACGCCGCCTGGCTGCAGGCCCGCCACGGCGTCACCCCGCCGTCGTGGGGGATCGCCGAGGCCGCCGGCGACGGCACCCGCGTGCACGTCGTGTCCAGCCACAAGGACGCCTACGACCCGCTGGCGCCCAAGCCGGGCCCGACGCTGCACTGCGCCGAGCAGTACGCCGACCTGACCGTCCTCGCCCCGCCCGACGGGACCCGGCTGCACGTCACCACCACCAGCACCGGCGCGCTGGACACCGACCTGCTGCCGCCCGGCGGCCGCGGCCCGCGGCTGCACGTCGTCGACACCGACCCCGGCCAGCTGAAAGGAATCGCCCCGCCATGATGATCCTGCTGTCCGGCGGCCTGGACTCGACCGTCCTGGCCGCCCACGCCCTGACGATCAGCGCCGACCCGGTGGAGACGCTGTCGGTGCACTACGGGCAGCGGCACGCCCGCGAGATCACCGCCGCCGCCGCCGTCGCCAGCCACTACGGCATCGCCCACGACGTCGCCGACCTGTCCGCGCTGCGCGGCCTGCTGGCCGGCTCGGCGCTGACCGGCGGCGCGCCGGTGCCGGAAGGGCACTACTCGGCGCCGTCGATGGCCGTCACCGTCGTCCCGAACCGGAACATGATCATGCTCGCGGTCGCCGTCGGCGCCGCCGCCGGCCGCGGCCACCGGCAGGTCGCCTACGCGGTGCACGCCGGCGACCACCCCATCTACCCCGACTGCCGGCCCGAGTTCGTCGCCGCCGCGAACCTGGCGTCGCTGCTGGGCACCGCCGGGTACGGCGACGTGGAGATCGCCGCCCCGTTCGTGCACATGTCCAAGGCCGACATCGCCGCCCTCGGCGCCCGCCTCGGCGCCCCCATGCACCTGTCCTGGTCCTGCTACCAGGGCGGCGAGCAGCACTGCGGCCGCTGCGGCACGTGCGTCGAGCGGGCCGAGGCGTTCACCCTGGCCGGGGTGCCCGACCCGACCCGCTACGCCGACCCCGGCTACTGGCGCACCGCGGCGGCCCGCCCGTGACCGGCGAGGCGGCCCCGCCGCCCACCGCCACCATCACCAAGACGTTCCGGTTCGCCGCCTCCCACCGGCTGACCGGGCTGCCCGACGGGCACAAGTGCGCCCGGCTGCACGGCCACAACTACCAGGTCACCGTGCTGCTGACCGGCGACCTCGACGCGACCGGGATGGTGCTGGACTACGGCGAGCTGTCCCCGCTGCGCGACTGGCTCGACCGGCAGCTCGACCACCGGCACCTGGGCGCCGGGCACGTGTGCGACGAGGGCGGGACGGTCACCGACCCGGCCGCGCTCGACTTCAACCCGACCGCCGAGAACCTGGCCGCCCACCTGCTGACCGTCGCCGTCGGCCTGTTCGGCGACCTGGTCCTCGGCGTGGAAGTGTGCGAGAACGACTCGACCAGCGCGTCGGCGGTGCGGGGGTGAGCAGCCTCGTCGTCAACGGCGCGCCCTACTCCTGCTGGCAGGGCGAGGGCCCGTCGGCGGGAGTCCGCGCGGCGGTGGTCCGGCTGATGGGCTGCAACCTGTCCTGCGCCTGGGTCACCCCCGACGGCGTGTCGCCGTGCGACGAAGCCCAGACGTGGGACGCCCGCCGGTTCAACCTGGCCGAGCAGGGCACCCGCGCCGAGGCCGCCGACATCGCCAAGGCGGCGCTCGCGTCCCGGCCCCGGCTGGTCATCATCACCGGCGGGGAGCCGCTGCTGCACCAGCACCAGGACGGGTTCGCCGAGCTGGTCTGGACGCTGGCGACGGCCGGGGTCCGCATCGAGGTGGAGACCAACGGCACCCAGCTGCCCGACGCGCCCGCGTGCGTGTCGGTCGACCAGTTCAACGTGTCGCCCAAGCTGGCGAGCTCCGGCATGACCCGCGAGAAGGCCGCCAACGGGCGGGCGCTGGCCTGGTTCACGGCCAGCCGCCGGGCGGTGTTCAAGTTCGTCGTCACCGGCCGCGGCGACCTGGCCGAGATCGAGGACGGCTGGATCCGCCCCTACGGGCTGCACCGCGACCAGGTGTGGGTGATGCCCGCCGGCACCACCCCCGACGCGATCCTGGAGACCGCCCGGGCGGTCGCGCCGGCGGCGCTGGCCCGCGGCTTCAACCTGACGCTGCGCCAGCACGTGCTGATCTACGACCAGGAAGGCGAGCCGCGATGACGCTGTACAGCACGGAGCCGGGCGAGGTCGACAGCGTGGTCCTGGCGTCGGCGTTCCTGGCGTCGATCGGCGTCGACGTGACCAGCCCGGACATGGAGCGGACGCCGCTGCGGTTCACCGCGGCGCTGCGCGAGCTGACCGCCGGGCTGCGCGACCCGGTCGACGCCGGGCAGCTCCTCGGCCGCACCTTCGCGCCGCCGCCGGGCGTGCCGGTGATGATCTTCCTCAAGAAGGTCCCGTTCCGGTCGGTGTGCGAGCATCACCTGCTGCCGTTCACCGGGCACGCCACCGTCGCCTACCTGCCCGCCGAGGGCGCGCGGGTCGCCGGGATCTCCAAGCTGGCCCGGCTGGTCGACGGGTACGCGGCGGCCCCGCAGATGCAGGAACGCCTCGGCCAGCAGGTCGTCGACGCGCTGGCCAAGCACCTGGACATCCAGGGCGCCGGCTGCCTGATCGAGGCGGTGCACACCTGCCTGACGCTGCGCGGCCCGTGCGCCGAGGGCGCCACGATGCTGACCTCCCACCTGACCGGCAAGTTCTTCGACGGGCAGGTGCGCGCCGAGTTCCTGGCGCTGGCCGCCGGCTGAAAGGTTAATTTCCGGTGTATTGCGCGTAATGCCCGGCGCCCCGGCGACACGCCGGCGGGCAATGCCAGCGAACCGCTTGACGCGGCGGGTTAGGTGCGCTGAACTGGGCAGCTAGGAGCAGTCTGCCCGGACCCGCTGACGCTCGTCCGGGCCTGCCGTTCCCGGTTGGTAACCGCATTTAGCCGGCCCGGGCAGTCAGCGGCCCTCGTGCCCCCGTCGGGGACCCGCCCGCAGGCCAGGCCAGAGCAGGGCCCGCGTTGTGCCCCCGTCAGCGCGGGCCCTCGCCATTCCCGGGCCCCCCGGCCGCGGCGTTGCTAGGCGCGGCCGGGCAGCTGCCGCTCGGCGGCCAGGCCCGCCGCCGCGGCCAGCGCCCGCGCCCGGTCCGGGTCGGTGATCAGCACCCCGTTGAGCCAGGTCTGCGCGGTGGTCAGGATGAACCCGTCGGGCGGCTCCCCCATCGCCGGCTCCTCGACCCAGATCGCGTGGTAGCCGTACTCGACGCGCAGGTCGCCGTCCGGCCCTGAGCAGTGGCCGGTGCGCCGCAGCCCGGCGCCGGTGACCTGCTCGCCGGTAGTGGGCCGCTGCCAGGTCCGCGGCGGCATCGGCGGGCGCGGCAGCGCCGCGAGGATCGCCTGCGCCTCGTCGGCGAGCACCTGCCGGGCCCGGTCGGCGGTGATCGGCTCGCCGTTCAAAGTGACCTCGCTGTAGTCGTCGGCGAGCACCGCGGCGACCGCGTCCAGGCCGGTGAACACGGTCAGCGACCCGAACGCGCGCAGCGTCCCGGCGCGGGTGCCCAGCTCCACGTGCCGCTGCCCGGCCGGCGGCCACCGCTCGTCCATGACCATGACCGCCACCCTAGACCGGAGGCGCCGGTGCCCGCCGCTGCTGCTGACACGTGGACCGCCGCGCGGGTCGCCGCGCTCGAGGACGCCTGGCGGCCGTCGGAGCGCCCCGACGTCGGCCCGCCGCCCGGCCTGTGGGGCGCGGAGCCGTACCCGGCCGGCGCGTTCGGCTGGCTGCTGCGGCACGCCATGGCAGCGGTGCCCGAGCGGCCGGTGTTCGGCGACGCCGGGGCGGGGGTCGGCGGCAAGGTGCTGCTGGCGGCCGCGGCGGGCTGCCGGGCGTGGGGCGTCGAGCTGGTGCCCGCCTACGCGGCGGCGGCCCGGGCGGCGGGCGCCGACGTGCGGACCGGGCGGGTGCTGGACGCCGACTGGTCCGGCACCGACATCGTGTTCGCCAACCAGCTGCTGCGCGACGCGCGGCTGGAGGCGGCCTACGAGGGGCGGCTGCGCGGGCTGCTCGCGCCGGGCACGGCGCTGATCAGCGTCAACCACGCGGCGCCGCCCGGGCCGGGCTGGACCGCGCTTCTCGTCGACGACGCCGCCGCCCGCGGCGTGTGGCTGAAGGCGGCCCGGTGATCGGCCCCGGCGCGGTGCTGCTGGACGCCTGGACCGACTGGCGCTGCCCGGCGTGCGGGACCACCGACCGGACCCGGCCGCTGCCGGCCAACGCCGCCCGGTTCCACACCTGCCCCCGGCTGCACATGCTGACCGCGCCGCTGGTGCGGGCCGGCACCGACTGCACGCTGATCGCGGTGCTGCGCGAGGACTACCTGAACGGGGAGATCCAGGCGACGGGCGACGACGGCCGCCCCTACATGGCGGTCGCCACCGTCCGCGCCGACGGGTCGAATGACCTGCTGGTCAACGCGCCCGTCGCCCGGGCCGTCATCACCTGCTAGCGAAAGGGGGGCCCGGCCATGCCCGACCCGGCAGGCGCCGCCGCAGGCGCTCCCGACCCGACCGTCGCCGCCGTGCCCGGCTGGGCGCAGGAACTGCTCGACGGCGGCATCGACCCCGACATGGTGGACGCCGCGGTCGCCCGGGCCGCCGCCGACGAGGCCGCCGCCGGCCAGCCGGCGCCCGCCGACGTGCGGGCCGCCGCCGCGGCCGCCCGCCGCGAGAGCGCCCAGGACGACTACGACGCGGCGATGGGCGCGGCCGCCGCCGCCCGCGAGCACGCCGGCCGGCTGACCGACGAGGCCGACCAGATCGAGGCGCAGGCAGCCGCCGACCGGGACGCCGCCCTCGCCGACGCCGAGGCGATCGAGGCAGGGGAAGACTGATGCCGTTCGGGACCGCGTCGGCGATCTTCCGCGCCTGGCTGTCCGACCAGCTGTCGGGCACCATCACCGCCGGGAAGATGAACAATGCCGACGTGTTCAAGGCGGCGCTGTTCGGCAACACCGGCACCCCCGACAAGACCGCCGCCGCCGCGGCGACCGCCTACGGGACCGGCGCGTGGGTGACCGGCAACGAGATCACCGACCCGAACTGGCCGGCCGGCGGGCAGACCATCGCCGGCACCGGATCGGCCGGCGGCTTCACCTCCGCGACCAACCTGATCACGTGGACCGGATCCAACACCGCCGGGGCGGGCAACGTGACCCTGGCCAACGTCTACGGCGACGAGGTCTACGACTTCACGCTGGCCGCCCCGGTCGCCAAGCAGGGGTGCGCCTTCCATTACTTCGGCGGCGCCCAGTCGGTCACGGCCGGGACCTTCACCGTGCAGTGGAACGCCGCCGGGATCATGCAGGTGAGCGTGTAGCCATGGCGCTGTTCCCGATCACCGGCCCGGGGTAGGCGCGCGATGGCCTACCAGGACTGGGTAAGCCTGATCAACGACTCCCTGCCGGGAGCCGGCGCCGGGGCGGCGCTCAACACCGCGGCGACCGCCACGCTGTCGCCGGTGGCGGGCAACACCGCCGACGTCGCCCAGGTCAACCCGGCTAACGCGGGCGGCTGGTACCCCGGCATGCTGGTCCGGGTCACCGCCCGCGGCTTCCTGACCACCACCGCCACCAGCACCACCGCGGCGTTCCTGCTCGCCGCCCGGGCCGGCAACACCGGATCGACCTACGTCACGCTGGCCGCCCACGCGAAGGTGCTCAACACCGGCACCGGCGCGATCACCGGGATCCCGTGGAAGCTGGAGGGGCTGATCCGCTGCACGCAGGTCGCCCCGTCCGGGAACACGCTGGCCAGCCAGGCGGAGCTGTACATCGGGGACAACCCGGCCACCGCGCAGACGGTCGGCACCGCCACCGCCGGGATCAACCTGTACCTGCCCAGCGCGTCCGGTGAGCAGGTCGCGGCCGTCGACACCACCCAGCTGCAGGGCATCAGCCTGCGCGGCACCCTGGCCGCCGCCGCCGCGACCCTGCAGCTGACCCAGTGGCTCGTGGAGGGCCTGAACTAGCGGCACGGGGCCGGTGAGCCGTGAGCCTGACTGAAACTCAGCTCGCGCCGTGGGCCGGGTCGAGCACCACCAGCCGCACCAACACGGTCACCTCCGTGTCGTTCACGCCGGCCGCCAATTCGCTGCTGGTCGTCGTCACCGGCTGCGGCAACGAGACCGGCGCGGCGCAGACCGGCGTCACGGTCAGCGACAGTGTGCTCGGCACGTGGACGCTGCTGAAGCGCCAGTCGGTCACCAGCTCCGGCGACGCCTCGATCTGGGTCAAGGACGCCGGCCCGTCGCCGGCCGCGCAGACCGTCACGGTCACGATGGCGCCGTCGACCGTGGTCAACGTGGGCTGCGGCGTGCGGCAGTTCGCCGGCGCCGCCCCGGCCGCGCAGCAGAACGGCGCCACCGCCGGCAACAGCGCCGCCAACACCCTGCCGATCACGCCCGCCGTGACCGGCTCGCAGGTCGTCGGCGCGTTCGGCACCGCGGCGACCGCCGCCGTCACCGCCAACGCCGCCACCGCCTTCTACGGGCAGACCGTCGACACGGCGGGCGGCAGCGAGGGCGGCCTGGAAGCGGCCGCCCTGTCCACCGGCGGCACGCAGATCAGCCTGGGATGGACCGCCGCGGTCAGCGGCGAGGTCATCGCCGCCGCGGAGATCCTGCCCGCGCTCGCGCCGGCGCCCCCGACGCCGCCGCAGCCGGTCCCGCCGGGCCGCCTGTCGCCGGCGGGGTGGCGCCAGCCGGGCCCGCGGCAGCAGCCGGTCATCGCCGGGCTGCCGAAAATGGAGACGCTGGCCGACACGTTCCCCGGCAACGTCCCCAACACGAACCTGTGGGGCGCGTTCGGCACTATCTCGGTCGGCGGCGGCCAGCTGTCGATAACCACCACGGCGAACAGCACCGCGTACTCCGGGCTGTCCAGCAACGGCCGCTACGACCTGACCGGCTCCTACCTGCTCGCCCAGCTCGCCAGCGCCGGGGTGCAGCGCACCAACACGCAGGCGCTGCTGGTCATCCAGCTGGACGCCAGCAACACCGCCGAGCTGATCGTGCAGAACGGCAGCCTGGTCGCCCAGACGGTCATCGCCGGCAGCTACGTGCAGCGGGGCACGATCGCCTACAGCGCGACCGCGATGGCCTGGCTGCGGATCCGCGAGTCCGGCGGGACGATGTTCTTCGACTACTCCGCCGACTCGCAGACCTGGACGAACCTGGCGTCGGTGGCGGACCCGTGGGACGTCCGGTCGCTGCAGGCGTCGGTGCAGGCCGGCGCGACCGCGGCCACCGACGCGGCGTCGACGTCGGTCTGGGACAACGTGGGCACCCCCGCCGCGGGGACCGGGCCGGTCACCGTCCTGGCGGGCCTGGCCGCCGCGACCGGGACCGCGCCGGCGCCCACGGTGCCCGTCGCCGCGCCGAAGATGGCGACGCTCGCCGACACGTTCCCGGGCAGCGCGCTCAACACGACGCTGTGGGCCAGCTACGGCACCGTGACGGTCGGCGGCGGCCAGCTGTCGCTGACCGACGTGGCGAACAGCACCCTGTACTCCGGCATCCAGTCCAACGGCTCCTACGACCTGACCGGCTCGGCCCTGCTAGTGCAGCTCGCGTCGGCCGGCGGGCAGTACACCAGCACGCAGGCGGGGCTGCAGGTCGAGAAGGACACCTCCAACGCCGCCGCGGTGCTGGTCAGCAACGGCAGCCTGCTGGCCCAGCATCAGGTCGCCGGCACGTGGTCGGTGCTGGCCACCGCCGCCTACAGCGCGCCGGCGATGAAGTGGCTGCGGCTGCGGGAGTCCGGCGGCACGCTGTACTACGAGTATTCCGCCGACTCGGTGACCTGGACCGCGCTGTGGTCGGAGGCGGACCCGTTCGCGCTCACCGCGCTGATCGCGGTGGTCCAGGAAGGCGCGTACGCCACCGGCGACGCGGCGGCGACGTCGGCGTGGGCGAACCTGAACACCCCGGCGGTCACCGCCCCGGCAGGCCTGGCGGCCGCCGCCGGCACCGCGCCGGCCCCGGTGACCGCCTGCGCGGTCACGCCGCCCGCCGCGACCGCGACCGGGACCGCCGCCCAGCCCGCCGCCGTGACCGCCGTCACGGTGAGCGCCGGCCTGGCGGCCGGGACCGCCTCGGCGCCCGCGCCGGCCGCTTCACTCGCGGTGCCGGCCGGCGCGGGTCTCGCGGCCGGGACCGCGCCCGCGCCGGGTCACGCGGCGGCCACGGGCGCCGGGCTCGCCCAGGCCACGGGCACCGCGCCCGGCCCGGCTCCCGCTCTAGCGCTCGCGCCCGCGGCGGGCCTGGCCGCGGCCACGGGCACCGCGCCCGCCCCGGCGGTCTCGACCGTCTCAGCCGTCACCGCACCCGCCGGGCTGGCCGCCGCCGCCGCCGCTGCGCCCGCCCCGTCGACGGCGCTCGCGCTGACGGTCACGGCCGGGCCGGCCGCCGCCGCCGCGACCGCGCCCGCCCCTGGCCACGCCGCGACCGCACCCGCCGGGCTGGCCGCCGCACCGGGGTCCGCGACCGCCGGGCTGGCCGCCATCACGGCCGCCCCGCCCGTCTCGGCCGCCGTCGGCCTGGCGGCCGGGACGCTGCCCGCCCTGGCTGTCACGCCGCCCGCCGCCGCATCGGCCGGGCCCGCGCCCGCGCCCCTGCCGGCCGCAGGGACCGGCCCGCCCGCCGCCGCCTCGCTGGGCGCCGGGCCGCTGCCGGCGGTCGCGGTCACCGTCTCGGCTGGGCAGGCTGCGGCGGCCGCGACCGCCCCGGCCCCGTCGGCCGCGACCAGCTCGGCCGCGACCGCGCCCGCCGGGCTGGCTGTAGCCGCCGGACAGGCGCCGGCTCCGTCACCCGCCTCGTCCGCCCAGGCCGGCGCCGCGCCGGGCGGCGCCGTAGCCCCGCCGGCTACGCCCGCCGTCACCGTAACGCCCGCCCCGGCTGCCGGGTCCGGGACCGCGCCGCAACCCGCCACGGCCACCCTCGCGGCGGGCGGCGGCGCGGCCGGCCTGGCAGCCGGGTCAGGGTCCGCGCCCGCCCCGGTCGTCGCGGTCACGGCCGCGCCGGGCACGGGACCGGCCGCCGGGTCAGCGCCCGGCCCGGTGCCCGCCCTGGCCGCCCACGCGCCCGCCCCGCCGGCTACCGGCCTGGCCGGCGCGGCGGCAGCCCAGCTCACCGTGACCGCCGCCGCGGCTGCCGGGTCCGCGGCGGCGGTCACGGTGAGCTGGG